TGTGTGTGTAGTCGTGTTGTAGTGTGAGTGGATGTGTGTGTTGTTGTGCTGGTCTGTCCCTCCCGGAGCCCCGCGCCCTGCCGGGCTCATCGCCACGGCAGATCCAGGATCTGGCAGGCCAGATCCGGACGGATGCGTTTATTGCATCCGACCTTTATTGCTTAATTGCAATTTAGATGTTCCTACTACAATAATTAAAAGGAATACTTAGTATGACAGGTACAGTATTTGGGAAAGAATTATTTCCTAAGACATTATTTTTGGACCGGAGCCAGGGTGCTACGGTCCAGCGTTTTGATAATCCGAGATATAAAAATATCTTGGATTTGTTTACTATGCAGCTTGAAAAGATTTGGCGTCCTGAAGAAATCGATATGACCAATGACAGAGCTAATTTTCCGTTGCTTACTAAAGCGGAAGAGCATATTGTTATTTCGAATATTAAGCGTCAGATTTTGTTGGACTCTATTATGGGGCGTGCTCCTACTGCTGTGTTTAATCCGGCGGTTGCGGATCCTAGTCTTGAATGTGTGATTCAGACTTGGTCTTTGTTTGAATGTTTTGCTGAGGGAACTGAGGTTCTTACTGATAAAGGTTGGATTGATATCAAAGATGTAACTATGGAAACTATGGTTGCTCAATATCGTCCTACCAATAGGGGATTATATTGGGCCCGTCCCGAGAAGATTCATGTCTACGATAAAGACGAAGAGCTGATTCGCTTTAAATCTAAAGACGGGAGCTATGAGCAGTTCGTTACTAAGAATCACCGTATGCCTTTTGTAGAGACTGATGACCATAGTGATTTTGGTTTTGTTGAAGCTGGTGATTTTGAGCCTGATGCAAGTGTTGAGCTGCCTTTGACTGGCTCTGTCTTTGACGAAGATGATTTTGATTTTGTCTTTGATAATATGACGGAAGCTAAAATCATTGCAACGGTTTTGGGTTATAAACTTAAAACCGATGAAGGTATTCCTGATGAATTGCATTTCTATGGTCGTAACAAATATGCCGCGGCGATGCTGAGCAAAGTAGCAAAACCAAGCTATACCTTTGACGACCGTATTGAATTCCAATTGGAAGGAGCGATTGAAAATGTCTATTGTGATCGCCTTACTGATATACTTCCTCTTTCTTCGATGAATTACTTCAAGGGATTCCAACTCCAAAATCTTATTATGGAAATGGGAATGGTATCTCATGATGACTCAGACTATGTTTGGGTTGAAAGAAAAGAGATTGCTGATGATATTCAGGCCTTGTTAACATTGGCTGGTATTCATGTTGTAATTGAGCCTTCTGAGAATGGTTATCTTGTTAAGTTTGTAGGTGACGATGTTGTTCGTGGCGATAATGTTGTTAAGACTTATGAGCAATACAAGGGTAAGGTTTACTGTTTGACCGTTCCTACCGGCGCGTTTGTTATTCGGTACAACAACATTCCTTCTATTACTGGAAACTGTCTGCATTCCTTCTCTTACACTCACATTATCCAACAGTCTTTTGTGAACCCGAAAGAAACCTTGGATACTGTTATGGACATTCAAGAGATTGTCCAATGTAAAGATAGTATCTGCAAATATTATGATGATGCTATTCAAAAAGTTCAAGATTACTATGAAGGCAGATGTGAGCGTATTGATGCTGTAAGGGCTCTATGGCTTGCATTGCACACTGCGAATGCTTTGGAGTCTATTCGATTCCAGGTTTCTTTTGCATGTAGCTTCATCTTTGGACAAATGGGTAAATTACCCGGACTTGCGCGTATTATTAAACTCATTAACCGTTAACACATGGCGGCTTCTAGGGGCGACCCTAGTCGAACAATCTGGTTAATTCAGGGAACATCTCTAGTAGACAATCCTGACCTATTGAAAAGTAGGGCAACGACTAGCCGAAAGGCGTAGGGTGCAAGCTATTGGCACTCGAAAAGCCAGATATCTCCACTACGGAGATAATGATATAGTCTGAGCTGCATAGCGATATGCAGAAGCTTAATAAGCTGGTAGGGAAGTAGCGAACCCTATTGAACATTACTGGATGAGAATATTCACGTCGCAATTACAAATAACCTGCTAAGTATTCTTCCTGTCGATGATATCGACTTCCTTATGGTGTCTGAAGAGGAAGATGTCAAACGTGCAATTGAAGAAATATGGCGAGATGCCATTATGGAGGAACTTGACTGGTGTAAATACCTGTTCAAAGAAGGTGAAATTTTTGCCTTTAACCAAGCAATCCTTGAAGAGTATCTACGTTATCTGGCAACTGCTAGATTGAAACGATACAACCTTCCACCATTGGAAGAGTTGTGTGGTCTGCAATCTGTAACCAAGAATCCTATTCCTTGGGTAACTGCCTGGAATGGCGAGGAGAAAGAGCAAGTTGCACCACAAGAGGCAGAGAAAACAGATTACGAGCGCGGCATTATTGATAAGTCTCAAACGAATTACGATGAGCTTCTCACTGCGTTTAACAAATTTAAATCGGAGAAAAATCAATGAAGGTTTTGATTTATTCCAAATCCAATTGCCCGCAATGTGTTCAGGCTACTACAATTTTGGAGAGCCTGGGTACTAAATATATCGACAAGCATAAACGCTTCTATTTTGAAAAGACTTATGTTGATGCCGATAAAGCAGAAATGGAAGAACTAAAGAAACGATTCGAAGAGATGGGAAAACCTGAGCCTCGTTCTGTTCCTCAAATCTTCATTGATCGTGACGACACGGGCTCTTATGAGTATGTAGAATTTAAAGACCTCCGTGCTAAAGTTGTAGAGCTTGTTAAGGCACTTAACTTGGAAGAGGCTTAATATGGGATTCAACGTTACCAAACGTAACGGTGACGTTGTTCCTTATAACCCTGAGCGTATTAATTCTTTTCTTGGTTTTGTATGTGCAGGGTTAGACAACGTTTCTGTTTCTGAAATTGCTGTCAATAGCAACATTATGTTTTATGATGGGATTACTACTGAAGAAATCAATGGGGCATTGTTAACGAGTGCTAATAATCTGATTGATGAAGAACATCCTGATTATGCTATTGTTGCCGGCCGCATCTTGCTTTGTAATATGCGCAAATATGTTTATGGTGATTTTGAGCCTAAGCATTTGTATGAAATCATTAAGCGCAATACAGAGCTTGGTATTTATGACAAGATTATTCTTGAGAAGTATTCTGAAGAAGAAATTGAATGGCTGAACAAACAAATCGATCACAATAGAGATATGATGTATTCTATCTCCGGCGCGGTCGAATGGGAAGGTAAATATCTAGCTAAGAATGCTAAGACCAAAGAATATTACGAGACCCCACAAGTTTCGTATATGGTTGCAGCCATGATGTACTTTATCAATGACGAAGGTGATGCTTATACAGATCGTCTAAGCTTTGTTAAAGAGCATTATGACAATATGTCTCTTGGCCGGGTAAATGTTCCCACTCCTCATATTGCAAATTTGAGGAAACCTACTCGTAGTTTTAGTTCATGTGTTTTGATTGAGTCTGGAGATTCAATTGATTCAATAGGCGAATCTGCTACTGCTGCTCGTAAATATGCAACACTGGGCGCCGGACTTGGTATTGGTTCATCCAAACTAAGAGAGCGCAATGCTGCAATTCGTAATGGTGCTGCTATTAATAGTGGAGCACTATATCATGCTAAATCTATTGAGTATAGCGCACTTTCCTGCTCACAAGGCGGGATTCGGAAGGGCTCACTGACATTTAACTGGTGGGGCCTACATCCAGATGTTGAAGAAATACTTCTTTATAAAAACAATATGAAGAAAGATTCTGAGTCTATGAAGCACTCTGATCACTCTGTATTCTTGAACGGCTTTATGCTTAAGGCCGCGGCAGAAAATAGAGATATTGGTCTGTTCTCACCACACATCTCCAAAGAGGTTTATGATGCTTTTTATTCTAGCTGTTCTGATTCTCATTTTTGTGATGCTTACACCAGAGCAATGAATAAAGGTGAGGCTGTTGGTACTACTAATGCCCGACACCTTATGGACCTATTGGTGGAAGAAAGATTCGGCACTGGTCGAGTGTATGTAGGATTTGCGGATAATATCAACCGTCATTCTATGTACAATACGGATAAATATCCGATTAAACAATCTAATTTGTGTAAATTTGTGCACCATTAAGTAGTAATGCTTAATGCAAATGCGTCTAAAAACGGTGAAACTCTTTGGCTTAAAGACAATACCGTGCTAACCCGTTATGGGCTGTGTAGAGACTATGAATAAAAGAAGACTTATAAAATTAATTTCAATGTTTAGCTTTGTAGACGGAGGCTTGTATAAACGCGGCCCAAATCATAACGCCTACTTTGCTATGAATATGCTAACCGAGCATGAGGACTATATAGACTGGGTAAAAGAAACGATTGAACATGTTACATCTGTAAACAAGACAAAAGTCAAGAACCCATGTAAAAATCCTCAAACAAATCTGATAAGCAGGAGTCACCCATTATTTACAAAGCTACATTCGCGGCTATATATTGATGGATATAAAGGCATTTATCCTCATTTATTAAAAATGATAGATTGGGAATGCTTGGCAATTATGCATATGTGTGACGGATGTTTTAGAGTTGTCGACAGAAATTCTCCAAATGCAATTAGGAGAGGCTCAAAATCAGATGAATATAGTGTCACTTTAAATATGAAGCGCTTGTCTTATGGGGATCAGTTTCTTCTCAAGAAGCTTTTCAAAGAAAAATTTGACCTAGAGTTCAATATTAATAAGCAAACCTATAAGGGTAAAACTTATTATCATCTAAGATTGCGGACCAAAGACATTGAAAAATTTATGTATGGCATTAGAGATTATGTCTTGCCGTCATTTAATTATAAGGTAGCTTCATTCGCACGACGCACTCCTACCGAAAAGTAGGATGATGATATAGTCCGAACCCTGCAGTGATGCAGGGAGTATGGCAGAAATGACCATACCACAGATTTAATCTGTGTAACAATAATTGGCTGAGATTGTTTTACCAACTGAAAGCCTGAATCGAGTATATGACTCCGAAACTAAGACGTACAGACAAGAAGGCTTAATTGCTCTGTGCAATCTTAGCGGCATTAACTTTGGGGCTTTTGATAACCCTGAAGATTTGAAACGTGTAGCTTATGTGACTATGCGTGCTGTTGACAATTTGTTAGATTTCCAAGAGCATCCTTTCCCGGCGGCCGAGGAACATAACAGATTGTTCAGGCCTATTGGCATTGGCATTACAGGTCTTGCATATTGGTTAGCTAAGAATGATAAGAAATATTCCAATTGCTATGAACTGTTAGATGAATGGATGCAGCATTTCTCTTATGGAATTATTAGTACTTCTGTTAGTCTTGCTGAAGAGCGTGGTGCTTGTGATGCATACGCTGATACTCGATGGGCGGAAGGTAAGCTTCCCAAAGATATGACTACTCCCATGTATGACTCTTTGTTTAATTATGAAGAGAAATTAGATTGGACTAGTCTCCGTGCTAGAATTGCTAAGCATGGTGTTAGAAATGCCTCTATGATTGCTATGTTCCCTGCTGAAACAAGTGCTAAGATCTCTGGTTCTGGTACTACTAATGGTATTGAACCAATACGGGAATTGATTATTTCCAAGGGCGGCAAGAATAGACAGGCTAAATTTGTAGTGCCTGAATTGGCGCGGCTTAAAGATAAGTATGACCGCGTTTGGGATCATACGTCTAATGAGGCGCTGATTAAAACTTATGCTGTTATTCAGAGATATACCGACCAGGCTATTTCTGTTAACACATATTATAACAAACAGAATTATCCGAACAACAAGGTGCCTGCATCTGTTGTATCGTGGGACATTTATCTCCATTACCTATTGGGCGGTAAGACCATGTATTATAATAATAATTATGATGGTCAATCATCTGATATTATGGACGGTAAAATTATCGAAGTCCCTGATGATTCAAACACAGACGATGAAGACGATTGTGTAGCGTGTAAACTTTAATGATTCATAATGTATCCGCTGGTGATATCACCAAAATTTTAGCAGCCCATCGTGCTGCAGAACGAAGCAATGCCGTAGATGGTTTGGGCTATTTGCGTAAAGCAGAAAAAGAAAATCCAGTCAAAGTTGTTCCAACAGAAGACCTGTTTGAAGACTTGCTGGAAGAAGTTGACGACAAAGAGCAAAAAGACTTTGAAGAGTTTTTGAAAGTTATCGGCGCAATTACGCTTGCTGGTATGCTGGATAAACTGGAGCAAGAGAAAGAGGAAGAAGTCTCTCCCCTTGAAGAGTTGCTTCGTCATCAAGCTGCTTTGGATCAACGTGCCAGTAAGCGCAAAGCTGCCGGTCTTATTGCTGTTTTAAACGGACTATTAGGTTAATTTTTACAGCTACATATTGCTAAGGTTTAACATGCTAGTAAGATGCAAATTTAAAATGGAAGAAGGACAAATTCCTTCTTTGGACCATTGTGCTGTTATGTTTAATGAAGAGCAGCAAGATGCAATACGGTCTGCCTTTTCTACTATTAACGTGGATATTGAGGTAGATGACACATGGGGCTTCTGCAAGATTGTAGCTGTAGAAGGACATCCTGTTCAATAAGGATTTAAAAAATGTCAAAAGAAACATTGCTAAAAGAACTAAAGGCAGCTATTGCTAATGATCCCAAATTTCACCTAGATGCCGTTCGTGCAATTTCTGAGGGATACTCTGTTCCGGCTCGAACCGCAGAAGAGACATTGAAATGCCTCATTAGGTCGAATGGTATTCATTATGCGAATTTTGATATCCTGAACGACCCTCGAAAGATGATTAGAGAGTATAACCGACATGTTGCCGAAAGAATAGGCTTTGCATATCTTTGGCGTCCAGAACAGGCAGATGCCAGAATCACTGATGCCATTTCTGAGTTTTGCAAGCAGGTAACAAAAGAGGATTTCCAAAATCTTCAGGTTTATGCAGAACTGTATTGCCGTGTAGGCATTTTGGACATTTTTGATTTGGAAGAAAAAATTCTTTCTAAATCTAAATAAGGTAATAATAATAATGAAGAAACCGTTTCTATTGGGCTTCGCTGGAAAGGCCCACAGTGGTAAAGACTTTTCAGCCGACCATATTATTCAAGAATATCCTAACCTAAAAATTGCAAAGGTTGCTTTTGCTGATGCAGTTAGAGATATGGTTAGACCTATTTTTGATGTTGATGATATTTATCGTCGTGGAAGCAAGGAAGACCCGATAGACGGTTTTGGAGTTTCTTTAAGAGAGATTCTCCAAAGCCTTGGGACTGACTGGGGCAGACATATGATATCTGAGGATATCTGGGTTAAGATCTTAGACAAAAGAATTTCAGAACGATATGGAGACTACGATGTAGTTATTGTGTCTGATATTCGTTTTGATAATGAGCGTGATTATGTGATCAATAGCGGCGGGAGAGTTATCCGTATTGTTGATCCTAAAGAGAAGCGCGAAGTGTCTAAGTTCTCTGAACACATGTCTGAATGGGGAATCGGAGAAGGTGTAGAAGGTGTCGTGAATATTGAAAACGACTCCTCTAACCATTATCTTGTTTCTCTTAAAGAAGCTTTTGAAAGTATGGTATCTGTATGACTCCTGTTTATATAGATGCTGAAGATGGTGCTATATTCGATACAATAGAAGAAGCACTTATGAGTTGTTGCCATATTTGTGGCACTCCTCTTGAATGGGATTTGAAGCTGGCCTGGAATCCCGTAGCAGAAATCAATTTTATAACCGGTTATGATAGATGCTGCGGATATGAATTCCGAATTGAGCCTGTCTTCTCGGCCCGAACTGATTTAGAAGGTTATAGGATTCGCCTTTCAAAATTAGCATAGAAAGATACAAGCAAAGCAATCCTTGGTATTATTTATGTTGTCACTCTCTAAGTTTCTTGGAATCTTAGCATTCCAAAGTATGCTTATTCTGGCTAAAAGAATTGTCAACTTTGCATTGGATTTGCTAACTCGTAAAGAGAAAACCTTTCAGCGCAATTATGGCAAGAACCCTATGGCTTCATTGACTAAATTTATGCAGTTATGAGCAAAACAGCTATTGTCGGTAAATACGATGGACAAGTTCCATATGTAACAGACTGGTCTGCATATTATCGAGCCCAGCGTAAGTTTAAAGCACGACGTAAGCGGCGCGAGAAAATCAATAAGTGCAGAATCCAAAAGGGGCTAGATAAGCCTATTGGAGATGAGCTGGTTTTTAAATCTTCGTATGTTAACGAGCTGGCCAATTTTACTAAAAAAGAATTGAACGCTGGCCTTAAGAATACGGCGAAGATGAACCATATCATGTCAAGGTTAACAAGGTCTTACCTGACTTTTGACAGAGTATTCAAGAAGGAATGGAAGGGCTCGTATGACTTAATACGGGATGATATTCTATATAGACTTGAATTGAAGATACATTTCAAAATGAACGCCCGTTATTGGTCCATCCTCGAGGATAACTGGCCGACACTTTGGAATAACGCTTTGAACAAGTTTATGACTTGGTCTCTGCCGAAGTATAACCATGACGCAAAATTTAAATTCGGAACATTCTTCATCAATCAATTCCCGGACTGCTTGGAGTACGAATTTAGAGACTTCCTTAGAAGAGGGCCTGTTTACGACTCTCTGATATGGAGGAGGGAAACCATAGGGTTCGATGATGTCCCAGATGTGTTATCATATGAAATAGAAGACTGCATGTATAATCCGGCACTGCCGCTTGCAGCAGAATTCCTTAGTAAATTTCAAACCTGGGATTAAAAAGAAAGCCTATGAACATATTTGATCTTATTGGTGGGCTGTTAAATCAGCCTAACCAGAACAAAAAAGAAGTGAAGGTTCCATACAAACTGGAAGAAGATAGCTACGAGGAAGTGGAAGAAGTGAACGCAGAGGCGCCAAAAACGGCCGTAGAGAGCGTTTCTACTGCAGTTAATACAAATCCCCTTCCAACTATTCAAAAGCCATCTACGAGCAATTATGACCCATTACCGGGCGGATTTAAATTTCAGCCTTTGAAACATGGGTTCAATGTTCTTCGAACTGCTAAATTAGCATCTGTTCGTTCTGCCGGTTTTGGTATGGTTCGTAATGGTGGGACTCGAGCGCATCAAGGCGTTGACCTTGCTGTTCCGAATAACTACCGATGCTATGCTGTTGATGACGGCGTAGTTACTTTTGTCAAAACAACTGACGACAATGGGTATGGTCGTATGCTTATCATTAAGCTTGACCGCGGTTTGTACGTTGCATATGCACACCTTAAAGACATCCTTGTTAAAGAGGGACAGAGAGTTAAGGCTGGCGATCCTGTTGCCCTTACCGGCTCTTCTGGTAATGCTCGTACTATGCGAAATATGGCAGAGGGTTCTCATTTGCACTTTGAAGTGAGAACTTCCCAACATCCAGGCAAAGGCCTTACTGGACGATTGGACCCTCTGAAATTTTTCACGCCGGATACATATAACAAAGCGTTGTATGTTTAACCCATAAAAATATCCCCGACACCTTAATTGGTGCCGGGGCTTTGTTTTGCCTATCCGTTTAGAAGGTCTTCGACTTTCTTCATTACGGTAGGAGATAAATCAAATGTTGCGGCTGTTTCGGTTTTGGTTGCTTTACCTTTACCTTTGGCCGTTTCTTTTGTTTGCTGACGCAACTTGATGTCTTCTACGATTAGGCTTAGAGACTCTTTAATTGGATGAACAGCTGCATCTAGTTCGGAGTATCCTACTTTGTCGTATAAGAGTTTTTCTAAGTTGTTTTGTCTTTCTATGATATTGGTTAAGACAACGATGATGTCTTTTAGGGAAGAAGCTTTTAGCTGTTCTCCAAAGACTGCTCGTTCTACTCTTTGTAGTGCTTCTGTATCTGGAACTTCGTATTCTAGTTCTAGTTTAAAGCCTACTGGTAGCTCTGGTGTTGCCAATACAAGGACGGTGCCCGAATTTGTGTCCAGGCTCCCGTCTACTTCTTGTACTTGATAAACTTCGTTTTTAGACTTAACCGTCCCGCGTTTTGCTTTTGCAGGAACTTCATAGACAGATTCGCCAGTACCAGTTATGGTAATGGTTTCTATCATTTGATTATTGTCCTTCTTGTTCCAGTTCTTCTACTCGTGCCTTTTTAAGGTCGATTAAAAACTCTGCATCTTGAAGTTCATCGATTAGAGCCATCCCGCCGCCCTGGTTGTCGTTTTCGAACATCTCTTTGATGTTGTCCTGGAGATGACGACAGTGCTGCTTAAGCTCTTCGATTTGGGAAAGAAGTAATTCTTTTTCCATCTTTAGTCCTTATTGGGCTACGCCGTATTGAGTCATAAGTGCTGTTGCTTTTTCATCAGCCTTAGAAGTGTTACCTTCAATAAACTCGATACCTGAACCTACTGCTACGAATCTGACAGAGTTAGCATGTTGGTTTGCACCGAATCTAACTTTGTTGAAGTCTACGCCAGCTTTAATTACAATAGTGACGACATACCATTTATCATACTCGTAAAGTTTGTTCGGGTCAATATCCTTACCGTTGATTTTAACACCAGCGTAATGACGCAGTTTGAAGCCAGCTTCTTCATTGGTAGAGATAAGTGCCGGAGCAAGAACTGAAGTATCTTTCAATACAGAGAGTGAGAATGCAGAACCTGTTGAGCCGCCTCTTGATTGTCTGAATGGAAGAACGATAGCTCTGTCTTCACCAGCTTTAGCTGTAAAGCCTTCTGTTTCTAAGAAGCGGAAGCCCTTGCCGTCTGAGTGTGAAGTGATCATAGCTTTATGGCCATCAAATTCTTTTACCGGACCGGCCCAGTTTTCTGGTTCGCCGCCTCTAGGAGAAGAGTTGATGCTTTTCAGCTTGATGTGTCCAGACTCTGCTGTTTCTGCAGTTGCTGCTAATTCAGAGAAATCTAGGGCTGTTGCTTCACCTGGTGTTACTTCTGCTGGTTGAGGACTCTCTACCGCCGGAGCAGGTGCTACTGGTGTAGCTGGTTGATTTTGAGTAGCTTCTCCTGATGCTGGAGGATTCTGAGTCGTTTCAGTTCCCGCAGGTTGAGCAGGTGTTGCTGCTGGCTGGTTTTCAGATGTTGCTGGTGCTGGAGCTGCCGGAGGTTGAGTAGGAGCAGGAGTGGCTGGAGCCGCTGCAAGTTTCTTCTCAAGTTCGAAAATCTTGGCCGCAAGTTTAGCAATCTCTGCTACGTTTGCTGCAGCCTGGTAGTTGGTAGGCATGTAGTTTTTATGAGAGTCACTATTAACGTTTTTGCCAGTCCATGCGTTTAGGCTTTGAGTCAGCTGGTTGTATTCATAGTTACCGAAGACTTCGCAGCTATCCAGGGAACCGCCGTAGAAACCCATACTTTGCAAGCCATCTCGATACTTCATAGAGACGGAGATGTATGGATCACCGAATGGAAGTTTACCTTTTTCTACACTTGAGAATGGAGTTACGTCAGTGTAGTTGGAGATGAAGCTTGAACCTCTTAGTCGACCAATAACGATTTGACGCGCGAAGTTGCCTTCTGGAGAGTTTTGTACCCAGTTCTTAGCGATAACACATCCGAGCATTTCGCCGTATTGTGGTTCAGCACCTACAAGCATACCATAGGTTGCAGTGTTAATAGATGCAGTTGCTGTTGCACCTTCACCGCCGCCGCCTTCAATACGAATAGTAGGAACTTCTGAATAACGGCTACCCATACGGTCTAGTTTGAGCTCAATAACTTTGCCATCTTTGATCTTGGCTGAGGCTTTAGCACCAAACGCCTCTGGACCGCCACCCTCGATAATGACGTTAGGAGGAGTAGTATAACCAGAGCCTTGGTTTGTAATAGTCAAACCGGAGATAGAACGCATACCCCAGAACTCGCCAAATGGAAGAGCAAAGGTAAATTGGTTGTTCTCAATCAGGAAGTGGTTATGACCGAAGTTACATTGGATACCACGAGGAGCGTATACGACGTTATCTGCCCAGACCTGATGACAACGTAACCACCATTTCTTACCGTCACGACGGAATTTAACACCTTTTGCGCCGTTGATAGGATGCAAACCAAACTGACCAGAAAGAATAGTGTTGCCGCGAACCTCGATGTTGCTATCTTGATAGTAGAACGAATGAGGATCTGCAATGTCTTTACTGTTGCGGTCTTTGTTGTCGATAAGTTTACCAGCGAAGAGTTCTTCGATTACGGTCGATACGCCGTAGTATTGGGCCTCGCCTTTATTGTTGATGATTCGAACGTTGTTACCGGTGTGAATGTCCATGACTTTACGCATACCGCGGCCGAATACGTTACCGTGGATAAAGATGTTATCCATTGGCAAGTAACGAGAAGTACATTGTTGGTAGCCTGGGTCTAGGGAAGTACCGCCGCCAATACCACGAGCATGTTCAAGGTGAGCATCAGGGTGTCCGACTACAGAGTCAGGAGCATAGATGCCTGTCAATTCAAAGCCAGATGCACGGATACATTCTACGCCGCAAGTGTAGTTGTGTGTAAAGTAACCGCCAGTGATTTTGGTATTAACTGCTACGATACCAGCTTTAAATGCAGCTTCTGAGTCACGAGCATCAACTGCTTCACCCATTGGAGTGCCATATAGACCACAGTTAATTGCACCACCAGTCAAACCGCGAACGTCGAAGTAACGGACTACAGTATTACGAGTACCGAATAGGCGCCAGCCATATGCACGGCTACCATGTTGACCACCACGCCAAGTTCCCCATTTAGGAGAGGTAGTACCATCTGCTTGTGGGAATTCTGATTTGCCTTGAGCGTTGAAGTATCCACCTGCACTACGGAAGCGTAGAGATGAACCAGCTCGGAGCAATTCCATGATTTTAGCTTCGTCGAAATCGTCCGGTTGTTGGATATCTTGCGCTTCATAGCCGTTGTTCATATAACCGGCAATGTCGTGGCGTTGGGTAGTAGTGTTGAAACCTGCTTCTGCTGTGCCTTTATCGCCGCAACCAGTGCCGATGTGAGGAGCTTCTTTAGTCCACCCATCGATAGGAGGGAAGAGCATTTTGTCTCGGTCTGCACCTTTTTTGTAGCCGAATTCCATATAGGCACGACTGGTAATTGTACCGCCGTGGATGATTTCGTTATCTACTGAATCGCCGCAAAGGTGGAATGCGTCTTGGCCCATTTCTTCGATAATAAACTTGGCTAGTTTAAAATCAAATTTATTGCCGATAGATTTGTAGAAAGAGATACATGGTTGTTGACCGTGAACTACCATTGTTTGTGGGTCGTTACCATTGCGTTTAATAGAACGGTTATCTGCACCGTAGTATTCTGGTCTGTAACCCTTGTTTTTGGTAAATGGGAATACGCCGCCGCGAGAAGAGATGTATGAGTGAGAAGGGAGTTTGTCATACCAGGCTTGGATCAGGCGAACAATTTCTTTCGCATCTCGTTTGCCTTCTTCTTTCTTATCCAGAGGTTCGTAGTAACGAGACATAACTTTGTTGCGTAGCTCTTCTGTCAGTGCGTCCTCGATGTAGAAGATGCTTGATTCGAGTGCAACTTTAAGTTGTGGTTTTAGGGTTTGTTCTGATGCAGTTGCCTCAATTTGTTTTTTGAGGATTTTAGAACTTGCATCTTCAGAGCCTAGTGCTTTACCTACTTCATTACCAACAGTTTCTGGGGTAACGACTTTTACACCAGTGTCTTTATTGTTGACTTTGATATCGCCTTCTTGTCCGACAGTGATATCAACAGTAGGAGTAACAATAGAAGATTTAGCCTCTTTAGCTGCATCTAGTGCTTCTTGTGCTTTAGTCTGGGCTTGTTCGGCTTTTGTTTTAGCCTCTTCTGCCGCGGCTTTATGTTGCGCTACTTCTTGTTTGGCCGATTCTGCAGACTGTTTAGCAGCCTCGACCTGCTCTTTGGCCTCTGTCGATTGTTGTTTAGCTGCCTCTGCTTGTAGCTTAACTTGCTCTACAGATTGTTCTGTTGTAGCAATTTTGCCCTCGACTGTTTTAGCCTTTTCAAGAGCTTCGGCTGTTCTTTTGTCGTATTCAGCCTGAGATGTTTTAACCTTTTCAACGTCTCCTTTAATTGCTGCTGCTTCTGCTTTATTTGCAGCAATACGTTGAGCCATTAATAGAGTTACTGAGTCTAGATTAGGAGTTGTCATACTTTCTTTCTTAGGCTAAAAGTTCTTCGATTTTACTCTTAGTATCGTCTCTAATGTCGACGATTTGTTTGACAGTTACCTTTTCTATGATCTTTTCTTTACCATCTGGAGTTATTTCTGTTTTAACTTCGGTGGTTGTAGAAGAATCAATAGTAGGGCCGGTGAGGTCTTGGTTTCCAGCATTGCCTGTGTTTCCTGGATTGGCAGGATTAACTTGATTGCCAGAATTACCAGACGCGCCCGGGATGCCCGGGCCGTTAAAAGGATTGTGACTGTCTGTAGTTTCGCCAGAAAGGACTTCTATCCGATCTTCGTTTCTAAGTCGATTAATTGTATTATTAACCGACCGGATTGTGCTCGGATTGTCCGGAACAGTGATCTCAGTCGGTTCATCTTTAATCGTCTTTCCCTCGAAGGTGATGTAGTCATGTTTTCTGAGCTTTCTAACTAACCATTTCATTTTATTGATTAACCATTTCATTTAACGATTTTCTTACTCTAGTTATAGTTAGGTCTGCTAACTTATCAGTTGTTGGAAAGAACGGTATTCTTTGGTTACTCTTGGCTAGTTTCTTCTGCAGCCGCTACGCCTTCAGCTTGCGCTTCTGGTTTTGCTGCTTTAGGCTTTACCGGTTTAGCTGGAGGAACTTGTTCTGTTACTACTGCACGCTCTGTTGGAGCCGGTTCTGCTTTAGCTTGCTTTTCCTTCTTAGCATAAACAGTCGCAGCTTTCTCTGGAATATCCCCAGATAGAACTTCAATACGTTTTTCACGTTTCAGTCGTGACAGTGTATTTTTAACTGCGCGAATAGCTGATTTATCTTTATCTGCAACTTCGATTTCGGTTGCATCAGTTCCGATGGTTACACCTTCAAGTGTAATGTACTCGTTCTTAAATAATTTCTTTACTGACCATTTCATTTTGCTGCTTCCTTATTGTATCCGTCAATCAGGTCTACTAAGTATTTTTTCTCAAGTCTGCACTCATGAACTTTTTCAACTAGCGCCAATGAATGCTCAATTAAAGCTCTTGATGTAGTACCCTGGAGCTCTTGGATTTCCTCTTCGCAATGTCCGAGTCTTACTTCTTCTGCTATCTGTATTTGTTGTGCTTTTTTAGGTTGTTGTGCAAAGGTAGAACAAGCACTCAAGGATAGTGCAGCTAGAGCTACTAATAGGTATTTCATTTTTTCAGCCTTTTGTTGTATTCGTTCTTAAAGTCATCTGAAACACATTCTTTGTCGACAATGAGTGCTCGGAGTTCAGCATTACTGTCATGGAACAGGTCCTGGATTCCTTTTCGACCTTCTCTGAATTGTGTAAGAACTGTACCTTCTACGCCTCGGATTCTATCTGATAGTTCTGAGGATGTTTTGAGATACATTGCTTCTGCATCAATACGCCCGCGCTGGTATTGGTTTTGTCCATATTGATAGATAGCAATCCAGCCAAGACCAAAGACAAAGATTACAGGAAGCGCTTTAACCCAGAATGGTGAAAAGCCTTTAACGTAATCTACGATGCTTTCTTTGTTGATTTTCATTTTCTCTCCGTATCTAATGCTGAAGGGTGGCCGTGCTTTATTGCGCGACCACCCTTTTCTTTTTCTTATTTGACCGTAGAATAGTCGAATACCAATTCCCAGGTGGAGTTGCTTTCTTCAAAGCTGTAAAGTTTGCCGTCTTCTTTTTTAGTGCCGGCAGGTACAACTAACAACATATCTCCATCTTTAAAGTCGGAAGTTTCTCCAGCTTCAGTTAGGTCAGTGACTTCTGCAACGAACAGATTTGCGGGATCACCTTTATCGCCTTTAGGACCAGCTTGGCCGTTTTCGCCTTTTTCACCTTGAATACCTTGAGGGCCTGCTGGGCCTGCTGGGCCGTCTTGACCAGCTGGGCCTTGAACACCTTTAACGCCTGACAGGTCAAGGATGTAAGACCAGCCATCTGTAGTTCGAACATAGAGGCGACCGTTATCTTCGTCTGTATCAGGATTGGCGGAGGCCACAACAGCGAACTTGCCTTCTTCGACAGTTCGGTCTGCTTCCAATTCGGCTTTGGTTTCGAATGTTTTGGCGATTGAGAAGGGGCTACCCATTTCACCTTTGAGACCTTGAGGGCCTTGTGGACCGATTGGACCTTGAGGACCTGCTTCGCCTTTGAGGGTTTTGAGCCATTCTTCTTGTGTGCCGGTGTAGCCGCCTTCTTTTGCAAGCTCGTAGGCGGATTTACCATCTTCGCCTTTTTCACCTTTAGCGCCGCCGGTAACTTCCAGGGAGGTTACTTTTTTCTCCAGCTCTTCATTTTTAGCAGTTACTGAGGCTAGACCGGCTGCCAGCTTTTTAAATTGCAACGAAATTAATTGTACAATATTCATTTAATTACCTTGTGTTACTTTGACATTTTCTTGAACAGTGCTGGGTCAGTTCCAGTCTCCTGAACATGGAGGATTGCTCTATAGCTGTTACCAATTTGGTCTGGTCTTACACCTGGACCGTAGCGTAGGAAGCATTGGTCTTCGGATAAGGAATACACCTGGATTGTAGTAGCAGTAGTGGTATTAGCAATTGTTTTATGATTGATATATACCTGTGCTACTGGGGAGGTGTATTTGTTTGTGAACTTAATTGGTTTTTCTGTGAAGGGGTATCCATTGCTATTGAACATATCTTTGGTCAATACGATGAATTCTTCTTTTTGCCCGGCGCCGGTGTATGCCGGACTGCCCTCGATGGTTTCGACTTTTTTCTTCAGTGTAGCAAGATCGGCCGTGATCGATGTAAATTTATCGACAAGCTTCTTGAACTGAAGAGAGATGATTGTTATTGCGTTCATTACCCTTCCTTAGATGTCTGCAAAGCTTACAACTTCTTCTAGACGACCGTTGACTTTTCTGTAGACTGTAGAATCTTCTTTATTACCATTAGGGCCGAGCACACCTACAAAAGTTCCCTCTTTAATGCTGAAGTCTTTTTGCATATCAAGAGCTGAGTTATAGAACTTTTCGATGTCAAACAAACCGCTTGAAGATGATCCGTTTTCGCCCGGGTCTCCTTTTGGTCCAGGGTCGCCTTTATCCCCTTTTGGCCCCGGAGGTCCTGGAGGTCCGGGAGGTCCCATAGGGCCTGTTAAACCGGTTGGTCCTTGTGGTCCGGCTGGGCCTGCCGGCCCTGTTTCTCCTCTAGCGCCTTGAGGTCCCTGCCTACCAGGAGCACCGCCTCCTCCGCCTCCAGACGGGGTTACGATTGCCCGAATGGATTCAGCAGAGATAGACGATTCAATCCTGTTTCCCTCAATTCCTCTAACTACGGAAATTAGAGCGGTAGTGTCACCGTTGTCAATGTCGAATGTTGAAAATTCTCTTCTGACAGATATTCCATTAACAAAGAAGAATGCGGCTTGTTTCAGTTTTAAATCTAACTGCATTAGGCCACCTTGATTAGGATTCTGGATACGTTTGGTTTTGTGTATCCGTCTAATGTTTTCATCTTTATCTTGATTCTGGCTGTGTTAATAATAGCGTCTTTTTGCCTAGCAGCAACGTAGAGAGATTTTACATTCTCTGGCGTTGTTAACTGATAGCCGTTTTCTGACTTGCTAGTCTTAACGTCTTTGCCATACCCTAATTCTTTACCAAGGATATATTTAAGCGACAGAACAATAGAAGTGAATGGGTTTTTCTCCCAGTCCTCGTCTATGATTGTATGTTCTACGCCGGCCGCGTCTGCAATCCTAAACTCCCCGGATTTAAAAGAAACTAGAGTGTATTTAGTTACGTCATAGATTTCGACATAATTGTCGGCAGGGAATGACAAACTATTGAACCCTGTGTAGATAGTAGACTCACCAGAAAATGGAACGCCATTAACGAAGTAGGTATCTTTGAAGTTGATAACCTTTTCTGATATAGCTATACCGGTTGCAGATACTACGTTTCCATCTACAGAGATAGGATTGGTGGCATCGTAATACTTGAAGATGTTTGTTTCAAGCAGCGCCGGGTCTATTTCAGTTGTGAAAGTGTTCCCTTCAGGATGTCTAGTATGGGTGTGTAGCGTAACAATGTTATTATCAGAATAGTCATTTATTGGCAAAATGCTCCTAATTGACCTGCCAGTTTTTGATAGCTTCCGTAGAGGCTTAATGTCTTTATACGCGCCACCGTTAATTGAAATCTGGTAGTGCATATCGACATTTTTAGACTGGTAGTTATCGCAAGTATCTATGGCTACAAATTCGCCCGTAGCCCTGATAGGAATGTCGCCAGTGACATATTCTGTCGGAGTTGAGTATCTTTTTACAGCTATATGGAAGGAGTTTATTTCAACCGTGTAGATGTATTTGCCTGACACATAGTCCGAGTTTTTGTCAAGCTCGATAACTATACGGACATAACGGTCATTTGTTTCGCCGATTGATTCGTTTAAGCTATTAGTAAGAACCCTATCTGTAATTCTATTATAGTTAATTGAATCGTTACTGGTATAGATGGTGTAGACGTAAGCTCGTTTTGTTTTTAACTGGATATTGTTAAAGACTCCGTATTCTTTTCTGTCTATATCCAATACAAAACTCTTAGTGCCGCCTGTGAGAGAAGAATAGGAGATTGTTGATTTGACATTTGAATTGAGGACATTCAACGACTGGGCCGCGCCGGAGTCTGTTGTCCATACTAAATCAACCTTCTTATTTCCCTCAAAGATATAACAAGAAATACCAGAGCTTGTCCTATTGGAGATTACTGAACCTTCACTTCCTGAGAATGTGTCAGATTCCTTAACCCCAATAATTTTTCCACCATCCACATAGGCGGTAGTTTCATCCTCGATATAAGAAATCGAAGACGGAGAATAGTAAACCGCCTTTGTGTATTTGGTTATAGACCTGTCCGCAACATTGGCGGCCTTAGCGTCCGAAGACGCTTTAGCCAGCCTAGTTTTGATGTCCCTAACATAGTTAGAAGACTTAGTTTCGAACTGCTCTATCCGCGGTAGAATCTCGTCTATCTTGTCCTGATTGCAGAACAGTAAATCGTACCACTCTTTCAGAATCTTATTAAGCCCGGCCTCAGTATATTCTGAACTAAGGTCCGGGACTTCAGCTCCGGTAGATGAAGCCTGAAATAGATTCAAATTGTAAATTGCTTCTTCTACTTTATTCATCTTATACCGTCACTGTATTTAATGCTAAATTCTTCAAGGTTGGAGAACGCAAGATTTCTGCGCTCTTATCTGTTTTGCTTTCTGAAAGGACAATATATTCGTTATCCATTGTTGCATCTTTTAGTTCGATTTGCCGGTCGGTTACCGTGTAAGACTTCTTGTCCAGAACCTCAATTGGGAAACCAGAAATAAAGATGTTTGAATAGATATATTCGACCTCGGATTCGCCGCTAATTGTAGATTGAGAATACAACATACCATTGGTGTAGTCAATAGAGTATAACCCACTTGAGCTGTTGGAATCTGCTACAGATACGGTGATAAAGGTGTGGATAATATCGTCAGTTTTAACTCCTTCTGGCAATTGAATAAATGTTTCATTGCCTACATCTTCTAGCATATAGTCGCCGCGATAGATGAGTTCATCCTTACTGAAAACTTTTGAGCTTAACTGTTCAACGCCACCGGTAATCTCAATGTCGTCAAAATGGTTAACGAGCCTACCAAGACTAAATCTATTTGCAGATTTAGGGATAAGGATATTAGCCTTGCCAGAGGTTTTAAACTCATCGATACCGTTGATGTATGGAACCTCTTTGACAAACGACAATAGAGACGATGCCTTGTTAGTAAATCTCAGGCCGCCTTTTAGTAGTCCAGAATGAGCAAGTTTAGCAGATGTTTGACCGTCAAACTTAGATAGTTTCTCTCTACTCTTAGAGAACTTGGCCTCTTCTGTATACAGGTCGATACCATTGATATTGGAACGCATAACCAAAGGAATCTCTTCGTAGGAGATATACATTCCATTCACTACTGCAGAATGAGAGGCTGAGTAGTATTTGCCGTCAATAAGGGTAAACTCTCCCTCGTTTAAAGGAGTTTCTGGATATCGGCTATTGAACGTTACATTGATAGATGATCGTTCTGAGCTTGTTGGGATAGACACAGTAAAATAGTCAAGCAGGTTAATATGTTTTCCTGTCTCGTATTCTGCTACCTTTTTACCGAACGGATCAATAAGAGATACGGGTCTTTCTGATGGTTTAAATACCCATTGGTAACAAGATGTGAAAGCTCCTAGTGTAAGGTTTAGCTTTCTGCTATTTTCTCCATCTGTCAAAGAGTATATGCCCGCCGGCTGATCAAATGGTAGTACCATATTTGAACTGTCAGAGATTCTTACTTCTCTTTTTACTGGCAAAGATGCTTTGTATGCCTTGGCTGATTTTGGGTCGATAGAATATGGAGGGACAATTCTATAAATTTCCCCGCCCTCGATTGCGCATTTAATCTTATCTGCCCTGATTGTTGCTCTGGTTATATTTTTCATAGGAGCGACTGTTTTAAGAACATAATCAGATTCAGATTTAATAGAGCTTATAGAGTCAACTAAATCAACGTTGTCGTTATATAGGAAGTACGAACCTCTTTCCCCGAATTGGTAGCCAAGCCTTTCTGATACGATGTATTTATCAGATAGTGCAAACGGCACTTGTATTACTGGAGACTGTTGACTTACCTGCTGAATATGTCTATCAATGCTTGAAGCCATCAATGGGAGAGAATGCTTATTACCAGTCATTCTGATTCTAAAGAACAGTGTAGTGACCGGCGTTTTGGTATTAATCGACGTGTCTGATTTTGTATTAAAATCAAGATGTTTCGGATTCTCGCTTACAGAGAACGGAGTAGACACCTGATACCATGTAGTAGAGTCGGTACTAATTTCAAATGAAATATTTTGAAATGAGTATTTGTCAGTAGGGATAGATGCGGCAATAGAGGCTTTAAGGACTTCCTCTTTCTGAGTAATAGGGCCGAATACAATTTCTCCGCTCTCAATAGATGTCGCAATGCCGATTGACAAATTACGAATACCAATTGCGTATCTTGTTTGTCCATTCTTGGCAGTATATGGATTATTTTGAAGCAGGGAGATTTTTACAGAAGTGGCATTAACACCAGGGAAGCTTATTTGGGTTACGCCGTTTATCTCTTGAACAGAGAAGTCTGAACGATAGAACCGTTTCCCGTCTGGAGACACCTCAAGATACATAACGTCAGGCTTATGAATACCATACTCAGAATGCAGCATAGAAATTCTGTTTACCTGATTTACATCTCTTAGGTCAATGCCGATAACTGCAGTAATAGCAGAATCGAATTTCTCTACCTCATATTGGGTTTCAGAGATGATTGTATCTTTGTTGTTATATCTTGGAATATCAAAGTCAGCAGAGTTGCCTTCTTGTCCATTTGTGTTGATTTTTACACCAACAATAGGAACGGGCGAGTAGGTCTTAGTTTCCAGAGCAAGAGAGCTACCGCTTACTACTATGCCCTTGTTTTTTAGGATCGGCATATTATTAATACCGAACTGCCTGTTTGTATTGCCGCTAACTGTCGATACGGTTAGATACAGGTCAGATACATCTGACATCTGCTCCCTGATATCCGATACGCCCTCTGCAAACTTACCAATTGCCATAGCGATCCTATTGTTGGAATCATCCACAGATGTTGCAAGTTTATCTGCCCGCATCTTAATGTCGGATAGGAGTTGTTCTCTCCATCCCGGCAGTCTTTTTGAATAGACCGAAGCAGAACTGAAAAAGTCTTTAATCATTTTGATATAATCCCAACGTATTTGATACTAGGCTCAGACTTATCTGGGTCAATAACAATTGCATCAAGATAACAGGAAACCTTATATACATGAGGATTTAAAATTCTAATCGAATTGTTTTCATCGATAGCTATATTCTCATTTTTGTAAAGGCCGCCGACATAGTCTGGAGAGGCGATATAGAGACAGGATTCATCTCTGTCTCCTATTTTACCGTCCTTAATAACTACCTCATCTTTGCTTGTCATGCCGTCTCTGTATTTGTATGCGCCAGATAGTTTGTATTTCGAAGGTTCCTTACCCAGGACAACCTCTCTCGTCTTTCCAAGCCCAAGAGTAACCTTCTCGTCCATAAGCTCAACACCAGAACGAGAATAACCAGTAATGCTGATATTGCCAGAGATAATAGCAGTCTCTAAGTCTTCACCTTTGATTACGACGTTAACGGAGCCAGAGTTTAAAATCTCTGTTTTCTTGGTTCTAAGACTTGCTACGTCGTTTGTTGAAATACGGTTGGCGTCGATATCGACGAACTTAGAAAGACTGTCTCCATCCTCGATGTGCTCATGAATAATAGCAACTTCGATAGCCATTGAGTTTCGATGCTTGTTCTTAATAACGATAGGCTCGTCTAGTTCCAATGGGAAGGATATAACCGGACTTGCTCTACCTGTTGAATCAATAGCAGTAATGGATGAGATTACAACGTCTCTTACGTTTGGACGGATAACGATTCTATTGAAAAACGATACGCCCGGCCGGAGTGTTTCTCTTAATTCTTTCATGCAAAATATCTTTCGTCGTATGGAGGCATAACATATGCTTCATCCGATGCAGAATAAATCATACTTCCATTTGCAGATGTATCTATCTCCATTATTGCATAGTGTCCTGCATCCTCAGAAGAAAGATTACTTCCCTGAATAAAGTCTGACCCGCTCTTTATAATGCCGAGCTTTTCTATATAGCCGTTATGCCACTTTTCAAGATCGGCCTCAATTCTATCCATAGCCTCAACAAGAAAGTCAGAAGAAGATGTTGCAGTTTCACCGAACCTTGTTATTTCTTTGGTTGCATAAGCAAGCCCATATCCGTCTAGGTTGATACCTTTGACACGAAGCTCATCGTTAACATAGTTAAACTGATGATTTTGAATAAACTCTTTCATGTCTTAGCCTTTCGGAATCTTAGACAGATGAACGTATTCCGCGGTAAGTCTGCCTATTGGGTAGTCAGATTTCTTGGCCTGAATATACGTCTTGCCATCAAGCCGTTTTACTGCCAGCTCTTTTAGAATTTCTCTGTGGGAATTATAGGTATTAACTATGCAGACCTTAGAATTGTTACCAAGGAATACAGGAGGATTACGTCTATGGAAACGGCCATCATCATCGTTGACAAAATCAACATCTGTTTCTTCTTTTTTATCTTCTATTTCTACGAGAATATCGGTGTCCGTTTCTCTGATAAGAATCGGATATCCAACAGATAGATTTGCATCTATCACTGTTACGTTAGAATTAATAGATTGTGGTTTTACGTCTGTAAGAACTATTCTGGAGTAGGATAGTTTTGGAAGTTTTAAATCTCTAATGCCTGCGCTACCTGAAGAAGGGATAGCTCTTCTGCCTGAGATTGCATAGTCTAGGTTAATGTCTTTTACCCTGATTTCTGCTACTTCCAATACGGTATCTCTCTCTAATTCTGGGGAAGATACGAATATTGTTCTAGGGGCTTTAGAGCTTTTTACGCCTTTACCTGCATTATATTTAAGGGCCGCCGCGCCCGCCTGTGTTACTGATACCGCAGCAGGAACAGATGTGTTTACATCAGACATTGTAGAATAGATACAAACACCGGTCTTATCGAATGCAGAGAAAAGAAGCTCTGTGTTCAGGAAATCTTCTGCATCACCCTTGGTTACCGAGTACGGTGTTGCGTAAACCCTTACGACAGAAGAAGCCCTGATGATGTCCAGAGGAATAGATGCGAAATTGTTTACCGGCTCGATATATTCATACTCCACTTCTAGTGAGTGAATATCGCCGTCTACGATAACAAGACCTTGATTATATACAACCTTTTTATGGTCGTAACCTTTTGCAAGGTTAATGTATCTGTGTGGAAGTTTAGCTACACCAGAATTAACCGGCACTTTTACTTTGTTCGTTTTGATGATTGATGCTACAAACTCTGGAGACTGAAAGCGGTATTTTGCTTTTACTTCTCCTACTGAAGCGATTCTATCGCTGGAGTATTCGTTTGCAAAGATGCCTACTGTTGGGCTACTTGGATTAGTATATTCGGAGACTGTTGCTATCTCTCCTTGTATACTTGAGAATGAGACGTTTTGGTTTTTACATCTGATAATGTATTCCCCGGAAGAATCCTGAGACACCGAATACGTTCTGTTGTCGATTGCTTTTATAGCATTGAAAAAATGATTTGATTCTTTTACGAAGACAGGAATACCGACTTCTCGAATTTTGATATTGCCATATTGGATATTTAGATATGGAGAGCTGCTATATATCCAGTTCTCGTCTTTTGTCCACTTGGCCTTTTGTTCAATAGAGGGTTCTCCTCTTAGTTGGTATTTAAACCACATTGGAGAGCCTTCGTGAATCACGTCTGTGATTAGGATATCAGGACTGCTAGAACGAATAGCAATCCCGGAAATAGATTTTGATTCCAGTCTGACAAAGCGTAGTCTGTCGCCCTGGCTCTTGTGTTCGATCTCAATTAGGGAGCCGTTCAATGGAGAAGTATCAACAGCCACGACAGCATTTCTGCTGTCTGTGGCTTGTTGAAATTCTGCTGAATGTCTCTTCCCTACAATTGAGATATTGTAGGTTATTGTCGTCATGGAGCGTATTTTGCCCTTCTTGCAACTACGTTAAGAACAGATTTGTTATTCAGCTCGTTTTTGGCTTTATCGTTTTCAACGACCTCAATGGCGCTAACGAAGAGTGTACCCAAACAGAAGAGGTTACCATTTGCCACAAGAGAATCTTCAACGTATGCGTTGTTGATTACTGTGAATTTCTTACGGCTAAGGTTACTTGCCTCTCTGGACATTGCAGCGTTAGACGAAGTGATTGGGACAGTTTTTGTCGCATCACCGCGGATACTGTTAACTGCCATAGAGTCTGCTTTAATTAACGAAGCATCGCCGGTCATTTGGATTGTGTTATTTTCAATGATAACACCAGACCGTTCACTACCTGTCATTATAGCACCAGATACCGACATCTTACCAGACACGCTAACTGTGGAGTTGAATCTGGTTTCGCCTGCAAAGCTGTTAATCTCTGCAGAGCCGATTTGTGTCAGCCCGCGAGAAACGTTAATCTGACCAAGCGTAGCAGTTGAACCTGGAACAGCAGTAATATCGCCTTGAAGACTCATGCCTCCAGAAAGCACAACGTCTTTCTCGATGATGGCCTTATCTTTGATATAAACAGAATTGAATTCTGCTTGTCTATCTACGATTAAACCGCCCTTGAATTCTGACTGGGCTTCTGCACGAATGGTTTTAACGTTTGCAATGCCTTCGATCTCAAGGTTTCCCTTGGCTTTAATTGAACCCTCTACGTTGACTTTTGAGTTAAGTGTAGCCTCGCCGGAGATTGTAACCTTATCGGTCATCAGCACTTCGCCGGAGAACGTAGATTTATCGTTACCAAAGATTACATCACCACCGAAGGTAATGTTGTCGCCTTGTTGACCAAATGTAGAGTTGCCTAAAACGACTGCGCCTTTATTGGCACGAATCTGACCTTCTGCTGAGATATCGCTTTGAGAGGAAATGTTGCCTGCAACACTGATATTCTCTTTGATATCCAATGCGGTAAATTCTGCGCTAGACTTAGAGTTAATCGGTCCTTCTACATCCAGACCTGCTTTTGCCTGAATTGCAGATTGGAATTTAGACTGGCCTACTACTTCCAACTCAGATTTGATTGATGTCGGGGCAGAAATCTCTACATCGCCAAGGAAGATGTTGCGGTTGTTGTTGAATGTAGAGTTGGCTAGGATGTTTAACTTGTCGTTTTCATCTGAGCCAATATAGGTGTCGCCATTAAGCTGAACTTTGCCGCCGACATACATATCGCCCTTGACAGAGGCGTCTTTTGATACGTCCAGCAGGGTTGAAGTTACAGTGCCTGTGTATCGTGCATTTGTAGCAGTTACATCGCCATCTGCAGTCAGATTGCCAGTAGTGATGAAGTCACCAGAGCCTTTAATACCTGCCCGTGCATCCAGTTGGTTTACAACATGGAGCTGACCGATATTGGCGCTATTGAATTTACCGGTATCGCCTGATACAGAGCCTGTGGTAGCAATTGAACCTGCGCCACTAAATCCCGCCCGAGAGAAGATATCGCCCTCGATATTGATTTGCTTGGAGAAGCTTACTGGACCAGAGAAGATTGCGCTTGATTGAACTGCAAGCTCGTTTGACTCTAATCGGTTTTTAGTTGTAATAGAGCCGCCAACAGCAAGACCTGAAGTGATTTCTACATTCTCTGTGAAGTCAACCTTACCTGTGAATCTGGAGTTACCCGAAACTTCGATTTCTTTCGTAGAAACCTTGGTTTTAAATTCACCGCTCTCTGCGCTTACATAGCCACCAGCATCGATATTGCCGTTAAGACCTAGGTTCTTATCAATAGAAGCAGAGCCGAATACTTTGAGTGCACCTGTCGTAACCTCTGAGTAGGATAGGTTAGAACAGTTCATCTCGCCCGCGCGGGTCTCTGCAAACACAACGCCATTGCGAGACTCTACAACCAACCATCCAGGAGGACAGTCTGCATCTGCACCAGTTGCATAGATGTTTGCATCTGGACCGATATGTAGGCCTTGACGTTGTTTCAGGGAAGACTCTTTAACCTTGATATTATAGTAATCGCCTGTACCAGCAAAGATATTTGCACGAGGCATCAGAGTCAGGTTATCAACTCGGGTAGCACCATCTTTGGCAAGTTCGCCGAAGCCGTATTTAGTTCCTAGAACACTATTGACTTTTGTAGTGTCTTTAAGGAAGTATAAGTCACCAGCGCCGGTCTCGAAGTAGGTGTCATGGTCAGTTTGAGTTGCCTGTCCACCATTCTCTGCTGCGACATAGACATTCGCAAATGGTAAACCTTCTTGACGCTGATAACGAATGCCTGTGTTTTTACCGGACTCTTCGATTGTCAGAGGTTTCTTACCTGTGATTGTGGCAGTGCCCTCTACACTCTTGATAGAGTTTGCGTTTTCGTCGCCAAACTTGATTGCGCCATCACCAGAGATGCCAATAGCAGTAGGATTAAATGATTTAGCCGCCAGCTTTTCAAATGACGTAGGAACCTTGAATTCAACTGAGGCCTCTGTATCTTCTGACGTTACCTCTACTTTATTACCGTCATTACTGCGGAAGTCTACTTTGGCTACTTTAATACCGCCAGTACCTTTTGTAGCAAGAGTACCAGAGACCGTTCCGTCTTGGACGTTAATAGCCTTAGCTTCAATAGATGCTAATTCTTCGTCTGTTTTGGAGACTTTTACCAGGCCGTCTTTTGCACGGATATGGAGAGTGTTTTTAGCGTCACCCTTATCGCCGGTAGAGTAGAGCTTATTCCCGTCGAATTCGATTGCCGTTGCGTAAAGATTTTTCTCTTCACTTGGCAGACCGTGTGTATTGATTTTAAGACCAGAGTTTGTACCAAATAATTTGATACCCTGGAAGTCTTTATCATACATCAAAGAGGCGCCGGTAGATACAGAACCAAAGAACAGCTTATGGGAATTATCCAGGACGTTGTTATATAGGTCACCGGGGTTAGTAGAACCAATAAGAACGTCGCCTAGAATTGCGTTATTGAAGTTGCCAGGATTGTCAGGAGTGTAACCATCCCTGTGGAAGTAGTGAGGATGGTCATCGCCTTTGTGTTTAGATACGCCGAATCCTGGTTGGCCTTGTACATACCGGTCAGCAATCAGATCAACGAGTTTGGAATGACTCAACAGTGCTGACGGGTCTTCACCATTATGCGCATGAGAACTAAACAGCTTGTACAGAAGACCGATGCCGTCACTAATCGTCCAGCCATTAACATACAGAACTACCTCTGGATTGGCCGGAAGAGACATCTGGGTTTTAAACTTGAATGTAGAGTCACTAAGAAGATATACAACAGCGTCTGCTACACGTTGATATCTGTCATCCGATTTAACCCATACCGATACGTCAGAAGGGTTAGCTTCTTTTGCACCGTTAGGGTCAACATATTGTCGAACTTTATCCGGCAGTGAGGGTTGAAGACCATTAGGAATGTTTACATCGCCAACCTTGGTAGTGGGTTTGATAGTTACAGAGTAGGTAGTGTTATCCAGCTTCTGAACTTCTGACTTGGGCTGTTTGCCTTCTGCTACACTTGAGATGTTTGGATATGTGTTGGTAGTGTATTTCTCATATCCGGGGAAGCTTGGAAACTTACCTTTGTAAGTTACAGAGAACTGGCCTTCTGGATTTTTGTAGAAGTTTAATCTACGACCCTCGATAGAGTAATGCGAATCGTTGGTCATTGTAGATTTGTCTACCTTCTCATATGACTTGCCGCCCTGGGCTGTGATTGTCACATCGGTCAGCGGTGTTAGGGTCAATACAAAGTCGTGAGAAGACGAGCCGCTAAAGCTCTCTGTGAAGTCTGTGATTGTTTCGCCAAATGGAATTTGAGGAGCAAGCTTTTCGCCATTACCTATAGTGCCGGCCAGGGTTCCGTTTAGAGATTCTGACTTACCGCTATAATTATTGACATCTCCAATATCCCGATTGGTATTATTGCCCGATTCAACCAATTTGTTGATTGCACCGATTGTTCCCTGTTGGGTTATTGTACTGCCTGAAAGCAGAGTTAGTTTATCCATTGTTGCTACCTATAATAATAGGGTTGTCTATATTTAAATACTCTACGGACCCGTTTTCTTCTGTTCCGTAATAAACCTTGATTTCAGATTGTGTGGCGCTTAGTTCAGATATCGCCGAAGCTATAATGGCCGAATTTGAATCATCCCACTCTGTTTCTTTTACAGGGAAGTATTTTATGATGTATCTACCCTTTGTTGGAAGCTTCAATACAGCAAGGTTGTCTTTTTCAAGGTTCTGGACTTCTGTTCTTGAATTTCTGTGGCCCACCTTTACTGCCGTTACCGAAGATGGTGATCCAAGATGAGGAAGAATAACACTTCTGTCTTCATTATCTACTACAACCTCAAGGGTATTTGAGCCTGAGTTCTTATCCTCTTTTACCTTGTAGACATCTCCATTCGCAACACTTTCTGAAGAGATTGGGTTTGCGCCGTTTAAGGAATATCTTCTTAGAATCCTATCCTTGATATCTTGGACAACAGAAATGTCTTTGGCCGCAACCTTTTGATTTGCTGCTGTAGCCCACTCTGAACTTGGTGCAGATAGCTCGTAATCACCTGGTGGAAGAATATGTTTTCTGCTTTGGGTATAAACCTGTCCGTTTAGCTCGACCCTTCCTGTTGGCTCTATGAAGAAGCTAACACTAGATGAGATTCGGTTTTGACTAGACGTTACCCTATTTGGATTCGGATTCTTAATCTCTAATAGGTTTAGAGAAACTGATGGGTCTACTGACTTGGTATATACTGCTGGGCCATTATGAACAATAACAAGTGGCGCGGGGTTGTATTTTATGGTCAGCTCTGCACCAGAGTTATTTCTTACAATACCAGAGTATGTATCTACTGTGTATTGGTCTGAACCCTCAACTCTTACATTTGAAACAGGATAGAAATCTAAGGCTATAACTTTTTCAGAGGAGCGTTTTGTTTTTTCTTCCGGAATTGATACATGAGACAATTCAATTGCAAGTGACCCAACCTCGTCTAGGTTGATACCGTGGTTATGAGAATCTTCCTCGATATGGTCTAGTTCGCCAACTCTGGAAGTGTAGATAAAATACTTGTCGCTTTTCTGTTCTCCGAATTTGATATAGATAGAGTCAAATTCGCCACGCTTATAAACAACAGCAGAAGCGCTTACAAATGTCTTGAGTTTTATCTTCTTCTCTGTTGGTACAAATGCGTATCCAGATACAGCAGAAACAGAACCTTTGCTCCCTATAAATGAAAGAGGCCCAGATGTCAGCTTGCCAAAGTCGTCGAAGGAAATAAGTTCAGATTCCCATCCGAATTTAGAGACACTGCCCGGAACCGTGTACGTTTCCAGAAACCTTGTTCTATTTGGGTCAATCTCTGATAGTCTTAGACTTGGATTCTTATAGGCCTGCGACACACCGGCAGTAGAGCCGACCTTTACACTATACGTTAATGTAGGCATTATCTCTCCCGTATGTACGAAGGTTAAAATCCAGAATTGCATCATGGACTTGTTGAATGTCTTTGATTCTGGCAGTATCTCTAATTACGTTTGCATCTGCTGCCATTAGTACGAATGTTTTAGCTTTATGAAGGCTATGAATTTCAACAGGATTATCTTCGCTCTCTGTAAAGTATTTTCTTCGTCCCTGAATTACATTGTCACTAAGAATTCTAATTTCAACGTTTTCGCTATAACTGCCGATTAATCCTTTTGCAATGTATTCTGATACAAGAGAAGCTTTGTATATAGGGGAACGTTTTACTTCTGTTGAAACCAGGTCAGTGTTTGAATAGTTTACAATAGAAAGAGCCGGTAAGGTTTCCATACCTTTGAAGACCTTTACGTTAAGACCCTTAGCTTTTAGCGCTTTGAACAGTCCGCTGATCGTTAGCCCCAGAAGGTCGATAGTCTCTCCATCAATCTTAATTACTCCGTCGTAAACAGAAATTACTTTGTCTGTTTCGTAGATAGCGATTGCCGGATAAGTTTCTCCGATTGATTTGATATAAGACGGAGAAAGCCCTGTCCTGGTAAATGGACTGATATCAATTGTTTCAACTTTAATCATGATACCTTAATCTTTCCGTAGTCAGAATCTAGCGCAATCCTGGAGCTGTTATATCTGGAGTAAATGTGTCTTAACGGCCTTACTTTGAACACAGAGCCTTTTCTAACAACGTATAGTTCTTTGTTGTAGACATACATTGCAGTGCAGCTATCAATAATGTCTGAATACTGTGAAAGCAATTGTGCCATCATTGTCGAATATGTGTTGCCGTCCTCATCTTCTGCCTTAAAGAGGTAAGGGTCTTTGTTGTCACACATAATAGCGACGTTGATTGTATCTGCTGCAAGTCTGGCATCGATCCATGTATTCTCATCGCTGATGAGATTGCCGAACCTGTCTATGTAGTATAAGGTATCGCCATTCTTAATTGAGATACGGATATTGTTTCCACTAGACCTAGATGCAATATCATGGGCCTTGATTCTTGCCCTGATAACAGAACCAACTCTGTGCTCGTAGTCTTCGAGGTAGACGTATTCATTGTTGTTGGCTGAGCCGTCTGCGATTGTGTCTGCAGAAAGATTAAATGTGGGTTTCGCTACACCCAACCATCCGGCTTCGTCGATTGTATATACGTCCAATAGGGAAGAGATGAATCCAAATCTAGCCGGGATTTCCATATCGTATTGGCCGATAGGAGATTCTAATTCTTTCTCTTTGTCAACCAAGAACACAGTCTCTTCATCAAAGATAAGACTTCCATCTATAAACGAGCCGTCAAGGTCGGTTACTCTTGTAGGAACAGTTTCCTTTGATACTACAGAGTGCTGCTCTTGGCAGTCTACATAGTTTGCAACATCGATTTTAATTGGAGTTTGAACAGAACAAATTTCAGAGAATTCATTGAAAGACTCGAAGCATCCGCTATGTGTAACAGTTATTGATTCTGTTACATACTGGTAGTCTTTTGTATAGCCGCTGAGGATCACAGGGATTTCTCCCGCGCCGCCAGCAGATATTAGATACACCCTATTGGGAGAAACAAATCGAAGATTTAAGTGAGTCTCCCCCGGCTCCAGGCTAACAGAGAATGAATCTTCAAGCCAGTTGGATTCGTCTTCAAGAAGCTCTACTCCGTTTGCAGGATATAGACCGAAGAACTCTTCTCCGTATTGTCCTACATTCTGCAAATTAGATTTGCCGATACATTCGAGATCTCCGCTTGCCATAATGATTCTTGAAGATTCTGCCTCTATGTTTTTATATTCGCCGTAAGAGGGAATGGTATAGAGCTTTGAATATGTATCCAGTCCAGAATTTCTGTACCGGATATTTACCAGATTGGATGCGTATTCGAGGTTTGAATTGATGATATCAGAAACAGGGGAGAGGACCCTCCCCACGTCTGAGTATTGAGACAAATAAGGAGTTGACCATTTAGCAAAGTATTTGGTCAAGAGATTAAGGGATAGATTTTGTTTCACTCTGGCGCCCCTTGTGCTTCAGAATCTGAGAATACAGCAACGTATGGTCCATCGATAGAAAGGATGCCGCTAGACTGAGAACCGATGATCCCCAACGTTTTGTGGGAAGTTATAAATCTGTCAACTGTAACACCAACACCGGATTCGACGATACGTTTATTCAACTCATCAACATCGATCGTTTTGGAGAACGGAACATAAACACCATTAAAAGCATCGGCCATTGCTGCCATAGCCATTTCTTCTGTGATGTTTTTGTATGTGTACAATGGGGATAATCTAATTACTTCTGCCTCGTGAACTTCTACTCTTTGTTCTGCAGATAGTTTGTAGTCAGCTCTTGAACGAATTGCAGATACGATCGCTTCAAAGTTCTGCTCGGCTTCATTTAAAAGCGTTTTGTCCGTTGCTACATAGACCCTGGTAACGCCTAGAGCTTTGTCTTCCTCGATGTCGTAGTATTTTATTAGAGGAATGGAAGAGATAATTCCGGCCAATGCAGAATTGCTAGAGCCGTGGGTTTTGCTCTTAGCTAAGAATACCCTGTTTCTTAACTGCAGGTCGGTCTCTTCGTACAGCCTGTTATGGATTGGCTTTTTGAATCTGAGAATTGCGCCGGTTGTATGTACGTTGTCTTTGCTGAAGATGTCGATGTATGTGTTTGTTTTTATATCGGTTTGTGAGTTTGAGATAACTCTGGCCGCGACCGGGATTGCAACTTCTCCAGCGGAGATATGCACATCTCTTAGGATTTCGATTGTAGATGAACCGATTTTGTATTGCTTACCGGCACTGATTGCAAGCTTACCATCTGAGAATCTGGGAAATGAAATCCCGTTTTCAGGCTCAAGGACGATAGCTGCATCCTGTTCATCAACATAAATGTCGGAATAAATATCACGAACAACGCCAAACTCTAAGGCGTTATTAGTAAGAGTGTCGCCTACTGCAAGTTCGGTATATGTACTATTAACAATTCCGTTAGCGTATTTAATAGAGTCTGATACAACTCCGCCAACAGATTCAGCGATGCCTGACATAATAGAAGAACGGCTATCATTATTGACGCCTGTAACTTCTGCCATCTTTTGCAGAATTCTTCGTTTTGTCAGCGTAGGGTTTGTAACCTCACTAAACATATCTTATTCCTCCAGAGGGGCTAAATATAATATTGAGCTCGTTTTCCCTATTGGTGAGGAAGTCTCCTGTTGTTCCTACTGAGATTTTGAAAAAGACTTTATCTCTATCTGGAATAGGAATAACAGAAATCTGAGCTGCATTTAAAAAGTTGTCAGATGTTAATGAGTCTACAATAGCCCGCTGCATTTCTTTTACTAGGCCGTCGTTAATCTTACGACCGATAAAGGACTGAAGATTAGCCCCATATAATCTATGGAGATACAGGTCTCTGTGAGATGTCATTATTCTATGGGCGGCGTTTTGAATTACGATATCGTTCTCGTTTCTTGTTGACTTGATATCATAGCCGCTAAATGAGATGTCCCCGTATTTATCCATACGAAGTTCTCTTTGTATATTTTTGGAGTACATTAGAAAATCCCCGTGATGGTGCTTACTACGATGGAGTTTAATACTTGTTGAGTCCCGATGTTTTTAGTAGGAACTGTAACTTCAAATGTAGGAACCGGGGTAATGATTGTAGACGGCATGCCTGATAAGGCCACCGGATTGAATTTGTAGAACCCGCCAAAGGTCATTGATGTTGGAGATGCAGATACAGAAAACGGGCCGTTAACAAACGTCCCGTAATCCTTGTGAACCGATACAGACATAGAGCCTGCAGATACGGCAGCTACATCCTCTCTAACATCTAAGACCGTAGAGCTAGTTGGAGATGGTCTTAGTATAAGAGACATTAACTGCGTCCTGTAAATACTGTTGCGGGCATATAGCAGTCTTTACTTCTGGTTTCTTTTTGTACATCTAGTATTGTGTATTTCTTATCAATACGAGTAGAGAAATCAGCATATTGAGACTGGTGCATCGGGGCGGCTACAAACATACTTTGCTCGCTACCATAAACACCCACGGCGCCCTTGTGAAATCTGGGGTCATAGACCTCACCTTGAATTACTTCAAGATTTTTTGAAGCCTCTTTGCTTACGGCTTGGACTTCTTTCTTTGTCAATTGGTCTATTATACCATCCTTATTCCTTGACCGCAAATCAAACAACTCTCGTCTGCTCATAACTCTGGCATCTGGCTGATTGATAATGGTTGCGCCTTCAGGGAAGCCATTTGCAGAGAAGAAGACCATTGCCCGGCAGTTAATAAGCGTCTTTGGGTCTACAGCCTGGATAGAGCTATTGATATTTATCGGTATCAACAACTCCGCCATTGTTGCTGTACTTTCTGGAGCATATCTTGGCAATCCAACTAAATGCCGGCCGCAGTTAACGGTGTTGCCCATCATGTCTTGCATGGGTTCACCCTCTAACCTGATTACGGCAAATAGCTGTGTACCTTGAATAGAAACAGATTGAATAGAGCCGACCCTTGTGAAGTCGGCTCCGGATTTGTTTATCAGAGCCGATGACATATTTTATTCCGTAGCTAGTTTAAAGTATAAGGCGTATCTAGAGCCATCATACCCAGCTTGTGAACTTGCTTCGCTGATGTCGCCTAAAGCCCTAATAGATTCTTTTACTGTTTCAATTTGGAGTTCTAGAGGAGTCTCTGTGTCATTCCAGCCTAACAGCCCGGCAGTGTATTCTTGGCCATAAACCTTGACTGGGAATTTCATCAATGCACGGTGTCTCATCTCTAGCTTAAGGGCGTATGCTTCAATTAGGTTTTGAACCATAGCTAATGCGCCGTAAACAAGAACTGCAACAAGTGCTGATACTGCCGCTGTTGCAATGAAGCCGCCGGCCAATGTTCCCATTGCCACCGTCGTTAATCCTCTTGCTCCAGTTGCCACTGCTCTTACAGCTGAGATAATTTTAGCTGCTCTTGGTAAAACCTGAAGCGCCTTTGAACCAACTGAAGAGCCGAAAGACATCGCTGTATGTGCAAGTGAACGTACCCAACCTGCGCCCGCTACTGCTTTACCCGCCCTAGCTGCCAATGATAGGCCTTTTGAAGCTTGTCCAATTAGCGAGCCTCCTAGAACTCTGCTTGCTGCACCGTATGTCAGCGCTGCTGACCCTATACCCACTGCAACGTTTCCTGCACCCAGAAGATAAACCGAAGCGCCGAGGTCAGTAGGCTGGAAGGCCGTTTGTTCGTAGATAAGTCCAGGGATAGTTTCTGCACTGGAAACCTGAGCGTATTCAGAAGCCGCTGTTGAAACGAAGTTCATGAAGATACCTAGTTTCATATACAGATTTGAATACATATGAGTAGACGGTTCTACAAACATACCTGGAGTAATGATTGTTACATAGCCATCATAGTCGGTAAATACGTGTTGCACTTCACGACATTTAATAACGCCAGACATATTTCTCAGGTCGTCTTGAACGAAGGCATAGTCGCCTGGCTGTACATCAGGATTGCCTGTAATGATAATTGCGCCATCATACATCTTCTCTAATTCTTCTAACAGATAGCCTTGGGCGGTTTTAATTGCCATACCAACGGAGCTAATTGAGTTGTCATTGATATAGCCGAATTTGGTTAATGAACCTTTAAGTCCGCCATTGGCTTTCATGTCGAAGATATTTTCGCCGTAACCAAAATCCTCTGGGTCGCTATTATATTCTACCTTAGCGCCAGTGATACAGTTCTGGTCTAATTTCATTTGGTTTGAAATCAGATTATAGGAACTGTTAATCATATGGAAGTTAGTTGCAGGAACGTAAGCAGAGATGTCTGTATATTTGTTAGAGTTTGCAGCATCAAGAAGGTCGATAACATCTGAGCCATTGTTTTTGAGAGATTGTTCTCCAATGACTTTTGTTTTCTCTTTTAGCTGGTTTTCTGCAACAAATTGACCAATGCCGGTGGTGTCGCCTGCGAGTGCTGAGTCTGCCTCTTTCTTGAACTCTTGTTTCTTCTGAATCTTGGCAAGTAGCTCTGCGGCCAGAGAAGTTGGCTTCTCTTTACCTATCATCATTTGCTCTTTAATTCCTGAGAATGTTGTAGAACGTCCTTCTATGTTTTTAACTAATAGGACAGATGACGGGAACATGCGGCGGCCCGTTGTTAATACATCCCAGACCGTTTTGTTCACTACGTTGAAGTTTGAGAAGAACTCGTTCAGAGAGAATGGGAATAGGTCTTTTAATGAGGTCACAAAGAACCGGTCAGCCATATCCACATTCATAAGCCAGAAGTTCTCAAGGCTTTCTGTTGCACCCTTAGCAGAGTAGAAGAAGTATTCGTCTAGCTGTGAATTCCAGAGAGAATTGCCAAAGCCTATACCGCTATCACCGACTGTTTGAGATGCTAAGGTTTCTGTCGAAGTTCCTCTTACATCCCTAAAATCTGCATTGTCTGCAAACCATCTTGGGTTTCGACCGAAATGATCTAGGTTAGCTGACTTCAACACCTTAGCAACGGCAGCAGAAACATAGAGGTTGTCCATATCAGAGAGGAATGAGAACGTTGGGACTACATCACCAATAAATAATTGTTCGTTTTGTAGCTCTCGTCCATAGCCCTCTGCTACGATTGTAAGAACTTCACCTCCGTCGGACTCTGTTACAATACCGTTAAACACAACAGTGAGTTTATTTGGATCGTTACCATAGCCCATTCTGATTTGAATTTTATTGCCTGCTTTTAACCTGATTTGGTCCATAGCAACAATACGGGCGGCGTCAGAGTTTAGAGAGCGGATATCTATTCTGTCCTGTTTATTGCTTCTGATTTCTTTAGGATCAGATGCAGTATTGAGTGCGTTTAGGACTTCGAACGTAGCAACAGCAACAGGGTTGTCCTGGTTCGCCATTTCTACGCGGATATTTCTAACCGCCGGGACTTCATAGTATGCGGCGGACTGGCGATAGTTGATTAGGTTAATAAGGTTGTTTTCATCATTGCCTAGAACCATGTAAACCTTGTATGTAGGAATCAATTTTTGAATTCCTCGGTTAAGGTCTTTGACAAAGTTTTCCAGACGAGATTTAGCCTGAATTTCCTCTGTCCATGGAACTGGGTCTACTACTGCCTCGATTGGGTCTTTTTCTCTGCCAGTATAAAGCTCGTTGATATAATCTTCGGCAACTTTTGATACGTCTTCACCGGCAGCAACCCTTGCAAGTGCGGTTGATGCAACTGCTTCTTCCTGGGCCGCTTCTTTGCTCTTACCACTAGAAAGAGATTTGACATAGGCTGCACGAGCAGCTAGTAATGCTTGTCTTACTTTTTCTGGAGTGTAGCCTGCATGAACCTTGTCTCCGCTTGCGCTTGCTGAACGTCCGTTTGGCATTGGAATAGATCGCCACTCTAAGGCAAATTCCCTGTGTGCTTTATCTAGGTCGTTACTTTCGCCTCTGATATAGGCACCAAGTGCAGGACGCTTATTGAAGATTAACCATGTTCCGATCTTTTCTTGAACAGATGGAGACATAGGCGTGCTTCCAGGCAGCCGTAGACCCTGTACAGCGGCTCTGAGGGTTACAGGTATTGTTTGGTATTTACCTACTGCATAAACCTGTCCTGCGCTCTGCATAGCCATTACTTGGGCTACTGTTTTATTAGAGATACCTCTATTGCCTGAGTTTAACCTTTTACCGATGTACCAGTTGGCGATATCATAACTGCCCCCACTTTCACCAGCAGAGATAAACTCTTTTAAAGTCATAATGCTTGACCTTGCTCTAGAGCCGCCTCTTGCATATGCAGCAGCAGAGTATGATGCGCTTCTGGTTTCTTTACCAATAGAAGCAGGGCCGTTAGTTGATTTGCCGTAGTATGCTTTAGGGCTAATTACCTTGCCATTAATACGGATTTCATAATGTAAGTGTGGGCCGGTAGAACCACCAGTATTGCCTGAAAGTCCGATGATTTGACCTCTACCTACTCTTGCCCCTTCTCTTACCAAAATCTTGCTAAGGTGAGCATATCTCGTCTCAACACCATTAGCGTGCTTAACGTAGATTACATTTCCGTATCCGCGCTTACCATTTTTGTTCATCTGGAAGCGGGCCATGGCTACGACACCATCATCAGCAACCCTTACAGGGCTTCCGACTGGAACCGGCATATCAAGACCCATGTGTCGACCGCCAAAGTTTTGAAGGTCTCGACCAAGTCTTGTATAGGCCACGATATTTTCAAGTGGAAGCAATCGACCGTTTGACCTTGTGCTGACTTTGTAATCTCTCTCGTACTGGTCTCTGGTGTAGACTAGCTCTACATCTGCTTTTCGTTTTGGAGCAGTTCCGCCTGTTGGCTGTTGAACCATAACAGATGCGCCGGTCGTAGAGTTGCCACCAGCATCATTCATAGCCGGAGCGGTCGTGTAGATATTTAAATCAGTTTTGATTAATGCACCAGTAGCTTCTAGTAACTTATTGATTTCAGGAAGTTTTTCATCCCAGTATGCAACTACTTTATCTGGAGACAGAATACCTTGGTCATAGATAAACGGAAAAGATGAAAGCTCTCTCCAGGATTTATATTCTGGAGTCGCTGGCAAAGATTCAAAAATCTCTTTTATCTTCAGGTCGGGGACACCTTCACCGCTGAAAGATGTATAGCTGCCGTCAAGTTTTTCTATCCACGCTTTTTCTTTTTGCAGGTCCTCTTTTAGGCCTTTAATAGTAACTGGAGTTAGAGTAGTCAGTACGTCAAAATAGATTGACTCAATCTCAGAATCAAGAACCCTTACACGCTCTAGGGTGATACGCTCCTCGGAACCAGATGCCGTATTTGCAGATACAAGCTGCATATATAGCTGGATAATATAGACCGATTTCTGAGTATCGTCTGCTTTTTTATAATGCTCCGAATCTCTTAGCTTCGTCGCTTCTGTTAGTTCGCCATCGATAGATTTCTTCAGGGCATTTGCCAGTCTGACATTGATTGTTGAAATCATGTCATTGTATTCTGATGTACTTGCTCCCTCTTTTTTAAGGGCTTTGTACTGACTGATTACAGCAAGGATACGTTGAGCTTTGTTTGCAGAATCGTTCCAGCCTTCCGTTGATGAGGCTAAAACATATCGACTAGATTCGATAGCTCCGTAGGAATCAGATTCAATAAAGGTAAAGTTGTTAATTAGGAGATTGTTTAAAGAACCAGAAGTGGTAGCATGAGATGAATCTAGGATTGCGTATTTAATACCTAGACCATTTACTAGAGGGTTTTCAATAGCGAGAATATCTAAACCTTTTAGCGCCGGCGTTGAGACTCTGACATAGTTTGTCATTTCGTCTGCTTTCTTAACTGCCTGCATTGCGGTTGTAGATGCCATACCTTTGGTATGATTTACTGCTGTTGTGATTAGGATTTCAGATGGAGAACGTCCAAGATACTGGGCGTATGGGTAAACAAAACCCTGGACAGTTTGATTGGCAAATCTGTTTCTGCGTCGAACCGTAATTGACTGTAAAGCAACATCGCCGTCTTTGACATTAGTGCCAGCAAGTCGCTCTCTTACATATCCGACCCAGATTCTACCGGTTTCATCATAACGTTCTGCATTCTCTGATGTAACCTCGGAGATGTTTGCTTGTGAGGTCTTTTTATTGTCTAGAGCTAATGTGCCTTGTAGGTCAATTGTCTTCAGGGTTCTGAACTGTCTTACCTGATTCCAGCAGAAGTCGGATTTAGCACGATCCTCGAACTGAAGGTCAGTCATGACCAAAGGCCAACCAAGGTTAAATTCAAATGAACGAGATAGGCCGGAGTTTAAAATAGCCTCAATATTATCACTCATATATTTCTCAACCATAAGGCTAAGAACGTTTGATTCGTCTGGGTTGTCAACATATTTCACATAGTTGCCAGACGAAACAACTTGATCCCCCTCTTCGCCATTGTATTCGGAGATATTGCGAAGCTTCCCGGATCTTGTTTTGACCTGAGAAGCTTCTTCAATGGAAATGAATTTAATACTTTTGGCCAGCGGTTTCCAGTTGACCATTTGCAATCTTAGAGAAACCGTAACAACGCCTTGGTCTGCATCTGTTGACGACATCTCGGCCTGGAATTCATGTAGTGCATACATGTAATACCCAGAGCCGATTGCCAGATTTAGAGGCATTAAATGGTTTTCGACAATAGAGTCTGACCGGATAAAAATGTAAGGGAAGGCATTACAGATAGCGATAAGCGTTTGTAGCTTCTCTACGTCTTTAGGGTCGGCTACATTAAATGCGAATGTGGCAAGATGAAGCATCTCGCTATATCTGGATTTAGAAGTCAGAACCGAGGTGTCTCGTAGAAATTCGTGTTGGGTTGTATAAAATTTATCAACCTTGTCGAATGAGATCGGTTCTAAATCTAGCATTCCGTTGATAGAAAAAGTAAATCTTGCCATATTCTTCTCTTAGTAAGTTCTATTATCAAATGTTACTGTGGACCGTTGGTTAGTGTCGCCTTGAATCAGTCCTCTTAGTCCTTGCTTGATTCTTGCGTCTGAGAATCCCCCGATAACCTGACCATTGATAGTGACTGAATTAGGGTCACTGCCATAGTCTTTGATGTAGCTTGTTTCTGAACTTCTACCTTCCAATACAGGATTAGTTCTAGCTACTGGGGAGTTATACATTGGGGAGCTTGGATTTGGAGTTTCTGACCTGCTAATCATAGCTAGTCCGGCCAAACCTGCCGCACCAAGAATCAATTTATTCTTATTGTGTTTTAGTGTCTCTAATACACTATAAGCGCCGTCTTCTATTTTATTAATGGTACTAGAATTTGACGGAATTGGCAAGGATTCAGTGATTGCTGGGCTATTTTTGGCTGCCTGGCTGATAGCTGCAGAATTGGAATTTGCTTTGCTCCATTCGCTACCTACCATAGCCTCGGTGTCATTTAAAACCTCTTTGCCGTATTTACCAACCGATTTTCTGATTGTGTTGATTGAAGACTGAATAATCTTACCAACATCATCATCAGAGTGCTGATATAGAGATTCTAAGAAGCCGCCAATGGTATCACCAAGTTTAGTATAGTCTGCCCGTTTACCACGATTCTCAGCCATAAACTGCTCAATCTGCTCCATGAGATTTCCCTCTACTCCGCCCTTGTTTGCCATACGAACGGATTTAAGAGTATTCTCTTGCATCAGGTATGCAAATTGGTTTGCAATGTAATACCTAGCCCTAATTTCTTCTAGAGCCTCCTGTTTTGCCTTAGCATCCATAGAGGTTCTATGAAGCAGACTTATCTCCTCTTCTTTAGAGCGTTTTAATGCGCCTTCTACCAACTGATGGAATGCGGTGACCCGCGGAGCTTCGATATCGCGCTCTTTACCAGACATGATATTTTCTATCAACTTCTTGGTCGCATCTCCAACTCCGGTAATGCCGGCGTACTTTTTGTTGCTCTCATTTAGTTTTGGAGTAAGTTTTACAATTGCAGCCCTGTGGCTTTTAATCATCTCGGACTGATTCTTCATAATCTTGATAAGCTCTCTATTGTTCTTAGAGAAGTCTTTTGATTTTGTATCAGCCAAAGCCATAATAGCTTTATCGTCGTCGAAGTCCCCTGAGTTAAATTTCATAAGGGTGGCATCCATACCGACAGCGTGTCCGTGGCCCATATTTGAATCGACAATAAGCTCTGTGCTAAGAACAGAGTTTGGACCGGTTGCAGGTTCACGGGTAAACAACGACTGGACAGGAAGTCTGGATTCCTTATCTATAACCCTAAACATCCCACTATCGCCGATTTCTTGATACTCGAAACGCTTCTTATCTAGGCCATAGCTTTCTGCTGCATCCTCTGTGATAAAGGTTCGGATTCTATCCTTGTTCATACCTTCGTCGAATACAGCTTGTTGAACTTCGTTTAATGGCTGGACGGTAGAGTATGATGCATTTTTGTAGTTTCGACCAGCTACAGCTTTTTTAACTGCGCTTCCTGTATTTCTTTGGAATTGCTTATACGATTTAAATGCGTTCATATATGCAGTTGCGGCAATCCCTTCTGTTACTCCGCCAATCTCTTTAGAAGACACATAATCGGACATTGCAGTTAGAAGATTTCTTCTCATTTTTGTAGCTTCTTTTGTAGCATCTTTGCCATTGGGAAGCTCTGTATATCCGCTCATATTACTATCTAAGATTGGGATAGCCAATGATCTTTGTTTGCCGAACTCTTTTGCCATTCCCTTGGGAACTGGAAGCTCGATGTTTAGGATATTATCGTTTAGCTTGACATGTTCTAAAGAGCCGCCTGGTTCGAATGCTCTTAGACGTTTGGCCTCGTCCTTATGGAAAAGGTCGCCTATTTGAATGTTGCGTTCTTTACTGTCTGCATCAAACACATCTCCAAACGAATTGCCATGCTCTAACTCAAGTGCCCTTGCTTTGACTTCATAGACAGCATCCATATTTAATGTTGTCAGTCCATCTTTTAGAGTGGGCGAATTTGTAAGATGCTCTAGCCTATCTGCAGCCATCCAGGACATTTTTTGACCTTTGTTTGATTCACCGGTCAATGCAGCGGTACCAGGACGAATACCTGCTAGATTATATAAACCCATATGGGCACCGATAGATTCAAGGGCCATATAGTCGCCCTTGATTGCGCCGTACATTTGGTCATAATTAATAGCACCAGACGCATATAGATTTTGACGTTTGCTTGTTGCTTTGACGAATTCTGCCATAGCATCTGATATGTCGTGACCCTTGCCAATGTTAATGGCCTGAGATGTGCCGTCTCCCAATGCAACATTAAATACAGATGCTTTGCCTCTTGTCATGGCCTTATTGTGGGCCTGTGATAAGTTACCAAGCATAGTGCCTAGGGCTACATTTGAGAATTTGGAATCCTCGATCGCTTTGGCTGCAAACAAGCTTGCTCTAGCATTTCTGATTTCTTTACCGGTTTCAGTTGTACCTAATCCCTGCTCTGATAATTTAGTAAATGAACCTTGGATATCTTTTAGTGCCAATGGGGCATTATCTGGAAGATTGCCGGTTACGTCTATACCACTATTGGTTAGGACTTCTGCTATAACATTTTTAGCGCGAGCAACTTGGTTTTTATCCCTGTAATTGCTAACCTCTAATTCTTGGAGAGTATAGCCGGTTTTAAAGTCTTCTGAACGAACATTGATGTCCTTATAGGTCTTGTTGACCTTAATCATTGCGGCATCATATTCTGCCTTATTTTGTTCTGCATATTTTTGAATGATATGGCGGAACTCTTTTGGAGAAAATCTTGTCCTACCTTCTGGCATAATCTTTTGGAGATTAGAGAGTCTTTCTATATTCTGAGTGTTTTTGGGAGAAACAACAATTGCGCCGGACTCCATAGAGATTGACCCTTCTTTTTCAAAACGGTCAATTATCTCTTTTAATGCAAAGTCTCTCTTGGTCCTGTAGGTAGAGGTTGATTTTACGTCGTTAAAAATCTTGATCCCAGAATTTGAATCTGTCTCTGTAACAACATTGTTTTTGCCTACAAGTTTAAATCCGTCTTTTGTGTTCTCGACTCTTTGGGCGGTAAATGAGTCTACTGTTTTAGGTGCAAAATACTCTTTACCTCCGAAGAATCCAATGCTCTCCCCACCTTTATAGGTGACACTATTGCCGTTTTGAAGCTCTGCCATTTTGGCAATTTGGGCATCTGTACCGGTGAAACTCCCTTCCCCAAGCCTAACAGTGCCAGCAGCATTAATATGAATGCCCTTTAGCATCTGTTCAGTCTTACCGTCTTCTAGAACCATGTTCATAACAGCACTGCCAATAGTATGGTTAAAGCTGCTATCATGACCGGCAATAGGGGCAAGAATAGCGCCACTGAAGTTATGACCAAACCCTTGCTCTACAAGCTTTTGAGAAGCCTCTGCGATACGGCGAGCTTCTTCGTGTGTTGTATTCGCCAGATCGATTACGGTGCCTCTTGATAGTGTGCCTGTTGAACGCTCTGGGTGTGGAGCAATGCCGGCAACTGCTTGTGCAGCCTGGTAAGCGCTTGATACCGCATATGTTCTTTGACGAAGATTAGAAGGGATTGTTGACAGTCCGGTTTGAGAGATCATGGCGCTGTTAATTGCCTCCATGATTCGTCTTGAGTCTTCCAAGGTCCCGGCGTCCTTCATTCTGACTATTTTACCGGTGTCAGAGGTGCTGAATTGAAGCTTGGTATCGAGAGACGGTGCTCTTACTACGTTCTTGCCGTCATCTGGGCCGACATATGCCCCAAGGCTCTGCATCTCTTCCAGTGCTTTGCCATATGGTGTGCCCTCTACATGAGCTCTAAACCCTGCAACCTCAAGATTGGTAAAGCCGTCAATCACCGCGTTCTCTCCAACCAAAGAGTTGATTACAACGCTCTTTCCATCTGAGGATAGTGATGCAAATTCAAGACCGCCTAATGTAGCCCCGATTGAATCTGCGAACGGCTGATATAGTTTGGATTCGTAGACGTTACCGTTTTTAAGATAAGATAGAGTACCATTTCTTTTTTCTGGGATAAGGTCTTTGATCTCTTCCCCATTTGGCATCTTAATTGAGATATTAGAATCCGAAATATCAATGGCAGAACCGGGATAAAAGTTTGCAATGTTATGTGCAAATCTTTCTGCGAAGGCGTTGTCATGACCAAGGGTGCCACTTAGGTAGCCCTTAAGTGAATTCATCTTCTCTTCTATGCTGGCTGTTCTATCTATGGATAATGAACCACGATTTTTGATCTCTTTGTTCTTAACCCAGCTCATATCTACGGTTCTAAGGTTAGATGAGAAATCAACTGCCCCGGCCTCTGTTTTGGACGATATCATTTCTCTTGATGAGGCTCGTCTTAGGGTTCGGAAATGGTCATCGTTTATCTTGCCTTGATTAACAAGTTCGGATATTTCTTCTGCTGTATATCCGCCCCTGATAAACTTCATTGCGCCGCTTTGACCAAGTGTTTCTGCTAAGTCGGAACCTGATAGCGCGTTGAAGTTTTTGAGAACAGCATCTTCCCATTTGCCAATAGAGACATTTGCACGATGAAGTGCTTCCTCTCTCATTGTGTCAGTTAGGATGCCTTTGTTTTTCTGAGCTTGGGATGTTGCTTCTCTGATACTTCTGCGGCCAGAGTATCTGGTCATTGCATCGTATCGTTTGGCTTGACGCTGAATCTCTTCTGCGTATTGCTCTTCTGTGAAGGCACGGTTAGCTTTGCTGTTTAATTTATATGGGTCTACTGCGATATCTGCGGCGCCCCGTGGTGCTCTTTCAGCCCTATTTGATTTTACAATTTCGATTGAAGAACCGACTAAAGCTCCCAATCCAATGCCAGCGATGGATGAAATCGGACTGTCAATTGGGTCACCTGCCATAAAGCCGACGGCAGCACCGCCGAGCACTAGATTGTTCATTGCCATATATTAACCTATGTTTATATCTTGATCACCGAAACCGGTATTAGAGAAGCGTATATCTTTTGCGAAGATGCCCTGCTTCATTAACTGGTCTTTGATTAGTAATGATTTTTGGAACTCTCGTCTGGCCCTTGTTTCTTTGATAGAGCCTAACTGTGTTGTAACCTGGTCTTCGTTTAAGAGGTAAGTTTGTCTAGCTAAATCTTCTTCGTCCGATTTCCAAAATCCGTACTCTCTAACGTCTTCCTTAGATAGCTGGAGCGCTCTAAGTTTAACGTCTTTTATTTCGATCCTTGGGTCCCAGCCTGCGAAGTCGGCAGTAGGAATGCCGGTAGCTTCTTCGATTAATGATGCAGCTCGAAGCTCTTGGACGTATTCTCTGAACGAGATGCCGATATTCCTATCTCCGCTATTTTGATAAGCTTGATAAGCTGATCGGTTATCATCGATTAAGTCTTGCTCTTCTTGCTGAATTAGGGCGCCAACATCGTCTCCGTTGTCAATTGCGTCTTTTCTTGCCCATAACATACGGTACATGTCTGCTGTATTGTTATCATCAACAATTCTTGATATCTTACCGCGGTCAGATTCGTTTGCGTTAACAAAGGAAGAGAAGTATGCACGTTCATTATCTGATAGTGCCCCGTAGGCAGATTCTACGTCTTGTCTTGAGTCTAGACCCGATGCCACTGCGCCGTATACAGTTCGTCCTGCTTTTTGTTTAGCTAACGTAGCCTGGTAGTCGTTTACACCTGCAGACTTGCGATATATCTGCATCTGTTTGTAATATTCCAATGCATCGAAGTAGTTGTTTACGTTTCTTCGCTCTTGGATGTATTCTGGAACATGCTCTGAGCCTATGTATTTGTATGAGTCTTCTACGAATGGTCGTATGAAGTGTTTGTATGGTTTATCCCAGAGTGCTGTATCGCCTTCTGATAATTGTGTTTTTACATAGTCTTCTATTGCTGTTCTTTGGTGTAACAACTTGCCCGCCGGCCGGAAGAATGTTAGTCGCTCGGTTGACAGCTCTGCATTATGCGTAGTGCTTTCCCACATGGAGCCAAGCAACCTGCCCCACATAGAAATGCCTTCCATGTCTGCATCCGTTTTGTATTCAAAGAATCGCCTCTTCCTTGAACGCTCTTGGGATTGGATATAGATATCTTCAAACTTGGCTGCATCTTCGTCAGACATCTCTGTCTCTTCGCCTGCAACCTTTCTTCGATACATATCCTCCATCTTCTCATACATTTTGTAGTATTCGTTACTGCCGAATGCTACATCTGAGAGGATTTCGAATTTATTGATATCAGGGTAGTCATTAGGATCGATTCCAGATAGTTCTGGATTCCAGGTTTCGTATCCTTTGCCTGGAAGTCTATCATATCCGTTTTCTACCTTATCCCAGAATGCGCCCCTTGAGAAGTCGTTGAAGTATCCTTGACTTGGAAGCCAATCAGGAGCAGCGGTGTTTTTAAGAGGGTTAAAACGCTCGCCTGTTACGTCTGCTGACATTGGAATGATGCGTCGGATAACGTCAGCTGCGCCGCCCATACCGCCGAGGTTTTGAGCCTCGAACTCTCTGGCGATATTGGTTGCCTCACCAGACCTTGCGTATTGGGTTTGTAACTCTGGAATGCCTAGACCAAAATCTTTTAGGGCACCTGATGCAGCCCAACCTTTAAGACCGATAAAATCTAAGCCGGAAGAAACAATGTAGTTAGCAGACTCTGTATTGGGGTCATATTTAGCTAACTCGCCATATGTACTCTTACCTTCTCCAATAAGAGACATTTGTTTGTTTGATATGTTTTGAGTGATGGACAAGGAAGGAATGATAGAAGGTTCTCCACCTTCCGTGCCGCCCAGTTCTTGGGTTAGGGCCTCCATCCTTGGATTAATCAAATCCAGCTTAATCGCATCACCAAAAGCCATCTGGAATCCACGACCTACCCAACCACCCATAGATACGTCCATGCCCCATACAGGATACGGCATATCGCCTTGGTGCATCTGTTCAAATTGGTATGGATTTCTTAGATAGTCTAATGGACTTAGGAATGGATTTAAATCCTCTTTGGTGTCGTTGTCACCGTATAGGATTTTGTCCTTATTGCCGGCCATTAAACGCTGGTACCAGTTCTTGGTGTAGTATTTGATACCTTCACCTTCGATTGGCGTAGAGGATGAGAACCAGCCCCTGTTTTTACGGATGGCTACGTCTTTGCCTTCTAGATATTCGGCCCTGATGTCGCCACTGCTTTCGCCAACCAGAGCGCCTGGAAGAAATGGCAATGCAAACAGTGCACCTATTGCAGCGCCTCGTGTTGCAAACCTTTTTGCCCTTGTTCCTACTGATACAGCATGGTCTACTACTGTTCCTGATGCTAATGTTGCTACTGAACGTCCAAAGATAAAGCTTTCTTTTGCTGCTTCTCTTGTTGATTTGATATAACCATCATTAGCCAATACAGCAGGAAGTGTCCTTCTTCCGTATGCTATTGTGCCGCCAAACATTGCACCGGCCAAAGGAAAGCCTGCAAGCTTAAGAAGCGAAGTAGAGCCTGGCGCTACATATTCCTGCTCTTGACGGTATTCTTCAAATCTATCTGATACCGTTTCAGCATAAAGAAGTTTAGCACCTAAGAATGTAGTGGATAGCCCTTCTGCTATGCCTTTGCCGTAACCAGAATCGTCAGTGCCTATAACTTTAGACGCGTTATCAAGTGCATAAAAACCAGCCGCTAATGCTGCCAGCTTCATTGTGCCATGTTTTGCATACCCTATTGCTAGTTCTTTTATTGTAGATTCGGATGTGGCATTTGGATTGATTCGTCCGTATTTTCGGATGAGCTTAAACAGGGTTGAATCCTGATTAATTATAGTGCCGCCGGTTTCCTCTAAGAATCCTAACGGCTCATTAACCATATTGAAGCCCTGAGCAACTGCCTGTCCGATAACAGACTTCATCCACTCTCTACCAATGCTTGCGTCTTTATTCGCAGCAATGATAGTAAACGGAACTTCCGTCGGAACGGCCCTGGCTAGGTCTCCAACCTCTCTTCTGGTCAGGAAGTTTGCGCCCTCTCCTACTGCTACATGCCGTCTTAGTATTTTATTGTAGCTTGAGGTTGCAGAATGTCCTGGCTCTGTCCCTGCGAATTCTGTGAGGGTTAGTCGAGCATTCTTAATTACGACCTCACCAGAATTATCTAGCAGTTGTCCTTTCGAATATTTTAGACCTAGATTAAAATCTGCGTCTGTTAGTTGACGTTCGCCGTATTTTGAAGCCAGATGACTGAAATAGCGTTTTTGTGCCTTTAGTAAATCGGTAGAGAAATCAAATTCAGACTCCGCTGTTGCAAACGGAGTTAAGATATGAGACGTATTAAACGTTCTCAAAATAGAAAAAGGGGAAAGCTCCTCGAACGCCCTTGCCACGTTCATAGACAAGTTTGCTAAGGTAACTTTCCCACCTCCGAAGATTTTTAGAGCGTCCTGTTTATTGCCCTTAATAGAGTCGGCAAGATAACTAAGGTTTGTATAACGCTCAACCTTCTGTTGTACATCTTTATTTTTAAGTGCCCGGTTAGCTAAAACAAGAGCTTCAAGAGTTAGGCCGTATTTTACGACAGAGCCAATAATGCCCTTAGCTTCTTCTTCGGACTGGTTTTCTTCAAACGTCTCTGCATCCATCAATATCCTACGATGTGCAGATGCTTCTTCTTTTCGGTCCCGATACTCTCCTAGGGCGGACCATCCAATATTAGAAGTTATCATGATGGTGGACCTGACTTATCTTCCTCTGGTTTAACAATAGGGGCTACCTCGTTGGGGAATGCAACATGGCAAGCTGCATACATTTCAAATAGGTCGTTTATTGGAAGCGCCTTTGCTTCGTAATATTTAATACCTAGGAATCTTGAAATCACAGCGGCCATAGCCTCGACCATTGGAACTGATTCTACCGCTCTGTCGTATGCTTTGAATGGGTCTTCTACATATTCCTTTGATTTAATAAAAATCACTTTGCCGACAGTTGAAACAAATCCGGCGGCGGAGTTGTTGTAGTCAACGCCCTCTGGAATTCCTGGAACGCTAATGACGCAAGTTTTAAAGATTTCTTCGTATAACTCGTCTTCGGTTGCAGGGTCTTCCAGATTGATCCGCATAGCTCTATCTAGTTCTGTCATAGACATTAGTCTTGCTAGAACTGATAGATTTTTATATACACGCCCCTCGATTTGAATAGGGGTGCTATTAAAGGGGATTACAATAGTCCCCGTCTTCAAACCTAGTGCGCTCATTATAGAATCTTAATTTGAGAATAAGCCTGTTGCAGTGGAACAAATCCAGAACGATACATAATTTGTTCTTTTAATGTAGAGATAAAACCTGCTGGGGCTGTTGTTAGAAACTCTTGTTTTGCCTCTGGATACAATAGGCAACGGCGAACAACTGAGTCTTCTGCTCGAACTTCGTCATTCATCATGCCCTGCTTAATCATATTGGAGTATTCCTGACGACGCAGTACGCGCCAGATAAACAGGTCTTTGCCGCCAAGAACTGAGGAGACGTGGATTGTACCGTATTTCTCTAGCCATGCTTCAATGTCATAGAGCTTTGGGGCGTCTTCTTTGTCTGCAAGTGCATTTAGAAGAATGTCAATATCTGTCTGCTCTTTCTTCTCTTCTTCAATCTTGTCCTTAGCGTCGGCAAGCTGTTCGTGTTCGTCAGGAGTAAGCTCGTCTGGGTGCAGGGAGCTTAACCCTTCAATTCGTTCTGCTCTCATTCTGGTATTACCTCTTTGGCAATGAATTTATATCCGTCTATTAATTGTCCGTCAGACCCAATGTCTACTGAGTGTTCATATCCAACTATTCTACATTCTACAATAGATATGCGTTGTTGAACACCCTCGGTAACAGCGTCTGCATTATTATAAACCATATGGATGGTAAATTCGCCTAGGTCTGCCCAGTCTAGAACTGATTTTGCCGACACTTGCTCGTTTTGATATTCCTTAAGCTGCTTACGGTATTTTGCAAGCTCTTCGGATGTAAGCCGAAGCTGTTCATATGAGCTAAGAACTTTGAACTCATTTGACCGGCCGCGATAGTGTGCAAGAACTCTAGCAAGATAATCTTTCTCAGCTTTATTAATACGAAGAATGCCGTTAACAACTACGTTGCCCCTGGCCAAGAAGTCGTATCTACTATTACCGACAGTGTAAATTGGAGTGCTTGTTAATGACTCTCCAATAGCGATGCCAGCAGCACGATCGATTAGGATGTCCCCAACGTAGATACTAAAATCACTTGCTGAGAAGTATTTGGTATATATGCCGTCGTAAGATGCGGACTTAACTTTTTGATGTGCAAGATTCTTTTCTCGTTGGGTTTCACCTGGATTCGGATTATATTGCTTGACCCTTTTATTGACGGAGATAGCAGACATAGTGTCTACTGGGTCTGTTTTTCCGTTAGCTTTTGGAACGCCCTTTGGCTTAAACTTAGGGTCGGCCGGTCTTGTATCTTTAATCTTCGGATACATTTTTTCGATTACGGCTTTGTCAACTGTAACCGTTTTACCAGGGGCAAGATTTTTAGCAAGGGCATATTCAAGGCCGATATTATATTCCCGAGAATGCTCTTCGGCCCTATTTCCGTCGACCGATACTTGAACGCCGTCATCGGTATTTGAGATATTATATTTTGACTTAACCATTATTTATCCCATGTCTTTCTATGAGCAGCCGGATCAACGATTTTATCTCCGCCCCATAGACCGACTTTATTGGCCTTGGCCTTATGATACTTCTGCTTAATGCGGTTAATATCTTCGGGAGACATACCGGCCTGTCTGGCGCTTTCTGGTCTAAACCATGCCATACCTGATTCTACTGCAGATTCAATGTATCTCGGATTGTAGAACAGTTTACGACCATAGGTATCTGTACCTACAATTTTAGTTACGCCGTCTTGGATATCTTTATCCCATTTGCCATCTGCAACATATTTTTTAAGGAAATCTGAAGCCTCATTTCCGTATGGCTGACCTTTCTTTTTGTCGTGGTCAGTTTCTGGTGTATCGATACCCATAAAACGAAGAGAGGTTCTACCATCACCAGACTTAGACTTGTAATCTGAACCGTCCGTTTTCTTGGCTTTTACATGGACAGTATCACCGTCCTCTACTTCAAATCCTTCTTTGTTTGATTTGAGGCTGTTTTTATCCAATACAGAGGATCCGTAGTCCATTGGTTTAGACCCCGTGCTGGAATCCGGTGTGCCATTTGCGCCCTGTTTTTTATATTCATCTCTGGCCGCGTCAAGATAGCCCTGAGGGACGTTGGCCTGTGTGCCATTACCGGCAAGTTGAGAATAAGCATTAATACGATTGATTTCGTCAGGAGACCATGAGCCTTTTTTAACTGCGTCATTGACAGACTGATTCCATCTGTCGTAGTAATATGACTCTTCTGGTTTATGGTAATTAACGGCCTCTCCTGATAGCTGTGAGGCCTTTATGCCTGTGTGCCTAGCCTCACCATAGACAACGCTTCCAATCTTGTTACGCGTCTGTCTGGCGTCTCTGGCGACGAATGAAAAAGTGTTTTCAGTGATGATGTCGTGAATAGAGTGAACCTGTCCAGAATTAATTAGGGTGGCGCCATAGATAACCTCTGATACAGAGAATGCGCCGTATTCTGAACTTAGGAGAATAATGATATCGAATGGAAGAATGTCATCTGCCATCAGGTGATGATAAGTCTTCTGCTTTTCGAGTTTTAATTGATAGATAGAGTCGACCGGCTCCTTAATACCGATGCCGTCTGCAATATCCTGCATGAATTGACGTAGGTCATCATGTAGAAAAGATGTTTTGACAATTGACCCTGCTACATATCGTTTACCAATAGCAAAGCCGTCGATATTTGTGCTTCCCAGATTATAGACCGGGACTTTGTCTCTGAATATTTGATAGGACAGTGAAAGAAGACTGCCCATGTATAGCGCGCGTAACGGGGAAAAAAAAAAAAGGGGGGGGTGCCCCCCCCCCCCCACAGAATGATATTCTTCCTTGTGTAATGGCTGATTTGTTGAATCTTGCATATTACACCTATAGGAGAATAGATTTAAGTATTAACGAGAGTTAAAGGTATCCATCGGCTCCCATGAAGATACTGAACGAGCAATGAAAGAGTATTGTTTCTCAGTAGTCAAGTCGTCGATAGAAACACCACCGGATTCAGATACGAACTCTACGCCATAGATGGTCATTTTAGTAGAGCTACCGAATTCGTTAGTAGAAGCCAATACGATATCGAATGGGAGAATTTGGTCAGCCAGGCGGGCTTTAGTCAGGTCACGAAGACCGGAACGAATACCTTGAGAGGTGTTCAAGTCCAGTTTGCCGTATTCTGGATTCAAAGTGCCACCACCGCGGATGCCGTTGTTAGCACGAGGGTCAGTAGAACCGTAAATCGCGTTACGAGCAGCTTCTGGAATTGCGTCTTGGTATTGACCATTATTTACTTGTTTGTATGCACCGCCACGACGATAGTTGGCAGTTTCATGTTTGCCCAACCAAACGTCTGAGCGACCCATTTCGTCCATGATGTCGAACAGTGCTTCACGATCAAATACAGTGAATACACAAGAACCCATACAAGTACGTTTACCACGGGCAATTGCGCGAGCATCAGGAGAACCCATAGTGTGAACAGGCAATTTTTCACGGTCCAGACGATATGAAATCATCTGCATTGTGCCGATTGGTTTACCAGCAAGTACAGGGGTAATATCAACACCAGAGGTGGTGGCATTATATGTAACAAAATCTGACATAATATTCCTGGTTTAAATTGGAGGAGCAATTAAGCTCCTCCTTTGTCTTAGATTTCTAGAGCCAGTTTAACGGCTACGTTGATCTCACGCAGTTCGAATGCAGGAACGATAGTCAGAGCTACGTCCAGACTTGCGCGTCCGTTAACAACAGGACGTTGATTTACTACATGCAGATATTTAACTAGGTGGCCTTGTTCAACCAAACGTTGCAGAGCGCCCTCGATTGCCACGTCAACAGCAGCCAGAGTAGCTTCAGTCAGACCGCGACCGATGAACGGTTGAACGACATCACGGACAGCGTTAGAAGCTTCAGCAACTGCAATGGTGGTAGACAGAAGACGGTAGTCTGAGTCGGCAGTTGTAGCCAGCTCACCGGAAACGACACGAACGTTGTTGTTGGTAGTCTTGAAGAAGACGTAGCCAGCACCAGTCAGTTGGTCAAGTTTCAGTTTTTTGATTTCACCTGGCAGAGCAATACGAGGAATCAACATATTAGTGGTAGATACGCTGGCGTCGATTGTGGTAATCAGACCGGCATATACTGCTGCACCGTTGGTAACGATGGTGTTAGAACCAGCAGAAGAGTAAGACGGAGTTACGATTACTTGTGGCACAACAGACAGGAATTTACCGATGTTGATTGGTGCACCGTTAGAGTCAGTAACGATAGCGCCATCCACAAAACCAGAGATGGTTTTATAGAAGCCGCGGCGGGTGTCAGCACGCTCAACCATGTTACGCAGACCCAGCAGGCCGGTACCGTTAGAAACTATATTACCCAAAGCATCGTAAGTGGCAGGAGAACCGATCCAGCGGTTAACTTCGTATTGAGACAAAGAGCGTGGCATAGAAGCGCCGATAGTCACCAAGCAGAATTGCTCGTTCTCAGAAATAGTGTTAGCGAAGTTAGCCAGCAAGTGAGCGAAGTTAGCCTCATGGTAGCGGCGGTATACAACCGGTTGGCCGTTACCGTTGATATCGGCTTCTGCAGGATTAGAGGTAGTTGCAGTGCCGCGGTTTTTGCGGTACAGAACTTTCTCAGTTGACCATTCGTATTTCAGTTCGCCGTTTTCTTCAGAAACGTAAACGTAGTCAAGACGATCAAGTGCGTTAGAACCATCAGCGATATTAGGAGCATCGATGATAGCGTAGTCGGTAACTACAGAGATTGCGTTAACAGATTCCAGTTCTGCCAATGCAGTGTGGAGCAACTCGTAGTAGTTTTTCCAAGTGGTGTTGATGTTATCTTCACCTTCTTCGTATTCGCCTGTAACGGCTTCGCGTTTGGTATCGACAGTGTACTCAACAATTACTGAGCTTTGGTCAGCAGGAGCTTCGGTCAGTTTCAATGCTTTTGCATCGGTGCCGGCGGTGTCGTTATCAACAGAAGCATCGCCTGATTTGTCTTGGCCTGCAACCTTAACAACATCCAGAGTAACTTCATACTCTTTCTTAGTGCCAGGAAGAACGAACTCAGTTTTAGAACCGTTACCTACGAATACTGCAGAACCAGCAACTTTGCCGCTCGATTTAAAAGCATAAAGAACTTGGATTTCTTTAGTAGCTTCAGGAGCAGTTGTGAACTCAACATATTGAGAAGAGGTTGCTTTGTCGATTTTGACCGAGAAGTCAGAGCCGGAGTTTTTAGTTTCACCATCAACGGTTAACGTTTTGACTGTTACGTTGTCAGTTTTGGTAACACCGGGCAGAGAGAATTTGGTTGTAGTGCCATTGCCGACGAACTTAGCAGTACGAGTGTACTCTTTCAAAATTACTTCAGCAAATGGAATTGGTTCGGTAGGAGTACCGATTTTGACTTTGGTTTCAGGATCGAAGCCAAAGACTTCAACTTGGTTGCGGTTGATTTCAGAGCCAGGAACGTTTGAGTAAACGATCTCGTTGCCTTTGAAAACAATCAAGCACGCTTTGCCGTCGTTATTAGGACGAGGACCGACATAGACTTTAAGATTGTCGACAGCAGAAACGGATGCTTCAACTGCAGCAAGGTAGCTATCTTTGCCGAAGATGTTTTTCAGTTTGGCTTGTTTACCACCAATACGGTACAGAGAAACACGACGGGCGCCGCCGATAAGGGCCTCTGACATCTTACGGATTAGCGGAGAGTCTTGACCGAAAACAGCAGCTGCACGGTTAGTGTCAGTTACTGGATACAGGGCGTTGGTCAAACCTTTTTCTGCACGACCGATAATAAGTACGCGAGGAGAGCTATCGGTTTGGTCGATTCGAAGGTTACCATCCAGAAGCTCTAGGTTTACACCTGGCAAGTGTTGATATGTGGCCATTTAATTACCTTATCATTTATCTATCAATTGTGTTATTTTTTCTACTTCTCTGTTTTTCAGAGAATTAACGACTTGACTATAGGTTTTAATTGCTACAATCTCGTCCTGTTTGATGAACCCAGGTTCTGCTGTTCCTACGAGATAGGAAAGTGTAACTCCGAACAGTCTCCGGTTTTTGTAATGGTCCGTATTAATGGTAGAAGACCTGCCTTTGTAGACCATAAATCTAACCGCCCGCTTAAACTGGGGATTAAATTTTAAGAACAAATTTTCCAGAGTTGAAGCTAACCTTCTTGCATCCCTAGCACTTGTAGACCAGGCCGTAAAGCTAACTAAGTTATCATACATAGCTTCATATACAATAGCTAGTCGGTTTTGATTGGTCTTTACTTGACCAAGTAGCACCGGCCTGTATTGTTTGGTTCCGCCTGATACTACCTTTGAATCAAAAAGTGCCGGCTCTCTTCGTGAAATCTCCCACGTTACAACATTGTTGGCCGGCGTGTCATCTGGCTGGTCAGGGAAAATTTCAGTGAAGTAAAACTTGTTTGGGTCATATGGACCAAAGTCTGATTCATTTTCGATGAGAAGCCCTTCTGATTTGAATAGAGGATATAGCGATTCCATAAAATTGTCAATCGTTAATCCTGCGCGTTCCTCAAATACTTGCTCCAAAGACTTTGATTCCACTACTTTTCTATTGGAAAGCTGGACGAGCTCTTTTAGCGCAAGTTCATAGGGGTCTCTTAAATCCGGTTGCTCTATCATCGTGTCTGTAGTCCTATTGCTGTGAAGTCTTTTCTTCCCATATCGAATCCGACTCTTAGGACTTCTGTAATGTAGTATGACTTTTCTGGTTTAATTGGAAACCTAATAGAACCTTCGTCATTCATCACTGGTAGATAGACTATGTCTTTTTCAAATGCTTCGAGTTTGTAAGGTATGATTAGTACCCATGCTGAATCTACTGAACGTCCAATACGGGATGTGCCGTTATTGTAAGAGGAACCTGTTGTTGGCATTATTGAGCGTGTTAACCACATATGACCTGGGATAATTTCCTCGTCCCATAAATAGCCCGCGCCGAGACAGTCAGGACAATCTGTCATACCCTCTTTGCTTATCTCATTATAGCAGTGACACTTGACCTTGGTTCCATCCTCATTATGTCTTGATTTTCGATAAACAAATGGCCGAAGCTTATTTACAAACTCATCGCCCGTAAATAGGTCGACCATCTCCTGTCGCAAATCAACCTCTGCGATAAAGGGGGAAAGGTTCGTTGCCATGTCCGTATCCTGTCTTGTACAGCTTTCCATCCATCTCTAAGAATTTGTTGGCCGCGACCGGCATAATGCTTCTATAGCCAGGATGGTGCCATTCTCTATTTGAAACGCGATTGGAACAATTCCCCTTGCCTTTAACAAAGCCAACAGCAAGAAGAGAGGATGCGTCATCTATAGCCTCAATGACATCATCTGCGCATTGCTTAGACTCATTAGCAAATTTTAGAGCAGAGCTTACGTCAAACGTTGAGTCTCTTTGAACTTCAAAATCACCAAGAACCTTTTTAACAGACTGCCCCTTAAGGAGTGTGCCATACAGTTTGTTGGCTACACCGACAAGGACAGAACATATAACAAAGTCGCGCTTTATCATATACAGCTCTTCGTCTGTCAACCGAAGTTTTTTGCGGCGGATGTAATTGTCAATCCAAATGGATTTATTGAAGATAATTTCTGAAACATCTTTTGAGAATTGCTCGCTAAATGAAACATTCTCGGCGGGGACATTCAATTCGATATCCCTTATTGATGCATAAAACGGAGAAAGAGAAATCTCAGAGGCAGACTCTGCTACATTAACAGAGCTGCCATCTTTGAAGTCAACTTTAAATCCGTATATTTTAATACGGTTATTCAAGAATTGCCTCGCCTATTCCAAGGCTATCGCCTTTGTAATATTTGTACCTAATCTTATATGGCTTACCAATGTCTTCGTCAGAGAAGAACACTAGACCTGTGTATGGTTCGATTTTAACCTGTCCTGAGGAGATACTCGCGGAGACACCGCCCCGGTTTGGCTTTTCTTCTTTTATAAGGAAAGCTGGATCATATGTACTACCCATAGAGTGTACGACCTCGGCCGGCTTGCCATCTATTTCTACCTGAAACATCGAATCCGACCCTATTGACGGCAACCCATAAAACACGGGGTCAAATGATCCTGATAAAGAATTCTCATCTCCAAGTCTTGTACATAGGGTGCCACGATACGCATATTCAAACGTCGGAAGAAAAATTTCGGACTCTCCATTATCTTCACCATCCAGACTTCCGCCCCAATAGCTGGTAAATCCAAGTTTATTCGTTCCGGACACTTTGGATGTTGTAACGGGGACTATTTTTACCGAGCTAATTTGCCTATATCCAGAAGGATCCGAACCAGATGTCCATATCACAGTGGTCCCATCATTAACTGTTACACCTCTCTTCTCTGCATCAATAGATATTGAAAAGTTATTTGGAGCTTTTAATATATCGGTTTTTGAGAATAAGAAGTTATTCATACTATTCGACTGACCTGTATCGCAATAGTAGGAAATCCCGGCATCCGTCCTAGAGATAAAGATGTCCTTATTCCTATTGTAATAGCTGCTGCCGTTTTTTGATTTTGTCTGAACCTGTATAACAAACGACCCTTTCATTGTCGTCAGGTCAAACTTCATTTTGGAAGACCCGGGAAGTATATACTGAGGAATATATGAGTCGAGTTCATACAACCTAGTATAAGTTCTATCCTTCGTCTTTAATCTTCCGTCCTGCGTTTTATACATATTATTATAATAATTGATTGGTTGTCTATATGCCGGCTTGTTATTTTCCTCGGAAATAGTCCCAGACTGCTGTAACCATCCTGATACAGGTAGACATGAGTTTTCAACAATGAAACGCGCGGTTGAGACATTGTCATTAATATAGGCCATGGTTCTGTGGAATATAAAACAATCGCCCTCTTCGAACCTCTCTCCCGTTGCCTCAAATTTAACGCCATCGATTTCGAATTGTCCAGATAAGGCTTTAAATATCGAATCCTTCGATTTGGAAAAAGAGTTGCCATTGCTTGAGTAATAAAGGAATGCGTCCGGGTTGTCTTTTGTAGCGCCAATATTTGGACCTGCTACAAGTATGCCGAACTTATTAGTCTCATGGCTTTTAACTAATTCAATGGACCATCTGCCGTTGTCAATTACAGAATTATAGCCATAACTGACCGGAGTTGCTGTTGGGTTGTTACCTTTATCTAATGTCACATCAAAATTGACACCATGTTCATACCCGGTTAGGATACTCATATTGTAACTGCTATCGCCGCCGGTAACACCCCCATTGGCTATATTAATAGGTCTTGCCCAGGTCATCGCCAGTTTTCCTAATGGATCGATTCCCCATGCTGCACCTGGCTGTAACGCGTATTTTCTTGAGTTTACCATATCTCTAATCGTGGTTTTCTCTTCTTCCGCTCTTGCCGGACCTATACAAATAGGATAAAGTCTGATATGGCTGGAATCTGTAGAATAGGATATGGAACTATACGCAGTGTACCCTGATTGACCATAACTACCTAATCTGAACCATTTATCTTCGGTCTTCAGTTTGATGAATGGAATGTAATAGGTGTCGCCATAAGAAAATAGACAGATGCCAACGCTCTCGCCGTCGTTTGTCATTGCAAACGCTAAGCATGAGTGTTTTAGTTTTTCTTCGATGTTGAAAGAGTCTTTTATCTGATCGTCCGAGCCTATTAGCTGTTTTTTAATAACGTCAAATGATTTGGTATTCCACGTTTCACCAAGATTGTCTGAATACATGATCCCGGCATCTGTAACAATGGCAACGTTCCCCTTCCCGTTTCCAGAGATGGCGTATACATGCTCGATGCCGTCTTTTGTTACTCTTTTTACAACTGGCTCGTTATCTGTATCGTTGTCAAAGTCCACACGATACAGTCCACTTTCCCCGCACCCTACTAAGAGCCCCTTTTGGCTGTCATCCCAGGCAATGCCTGTAATTTGAATGCCGCGATTCTCATGTGGAAGATTTGTCTCGTCCAGAATGAAATATCTCGCATTTCCGACAGATGTCAGAAGAACGCCTTTTCTAATAACGATTGCGAGATTTTGTCCGTATAGAGGCCACACAGATGGAGAAGACTCGTATAGTAATCCATCAGGATGATTGTATTTCTTATATAGCATACCGTTTGTATTGCCATGGTATGCTAAATGAGGGACTCTCGAATAAATTTGTACATTTGAATTAGCCAAATATTCTGAGACTATGGCCTTCCTAATTCTAAATTCGGCCTCTTGGAGATTTCCACTTTTTACTACATCAATTTCCCATCTTTCCGGAAACCCCTTCTTCTCTGTTGCGGATACAGCTTTTATCATGCCGGAACCTTTCTTTGCAGAAGAAGCCTCAAAGAAAGGTTTAATTGCTGAATCTTTTCCAGCTCTTCTTTTTGAAAATGTGGTACCAACACCCTTACCGTTGCTTATTTTTTTAACAGCATCAGGATGAATAGACGTGCTGCCTTTTCCAATGTACCCCACGATATTGCCACTTTTCTTCATTTCTGGGAAGCTAAAACTATATTTGTAGGAATGACTCATGCTCCATCTGTCAAATCTATCTTCAACTACCAGCTTTCTGCTATCAAATCTATCATACTCAGACTGAATTGAATTATATTGACTGCTGTTTAACTCTGTATAAATTGGGCCATATATTTCACCATCACCTCTGTACTTGTACATATTATCTGTACCAAGTCCTGTTACAGAGTCTGCATACCCAGTTGGAAAAGAAATCGTGCCGTTCGGATTGGTGAACGACAAGCTCCTATATGCTAAAAGCCCAGAAAGATTTGCTATATACTCCCTTTCATTATTCCCAGATACTATAATTTTGTATGCAATATCGATAACAGTTGAGGCGTCTTGTATGATTATTTCATCTAATGGCGTAAAAAAGTCTGACCTATATGAAAGCCCCACATATATTGTGCCAATTTGCCGAATGCCGGATTCTGGTGCATACAATACTCCTTTAACAACAAGGATTGTTCGTCCATCTGCATCTTGTTCCCATCTTACATTCTCAATTCCTGTTACATCTGCAATAGTTTTGACCTTTTGTCCATCTGCATATATAGCCTGATAAATGGTGCCGTAAGATTCTTGTTCTTTATCATTGATGTATGTAAACGGATTCTTAGGAACTCTATATGGCGTTGTATAAATATAAGTTTCCGGACTAGAACTGGCGTCACTGCTTCTAATGCCTATTCTATAGTAAGCTCTAGGATATCCCACATTTGTCATCATCATTCTGGCGGGGATAGTTTGGATGTTTTTGCATGAGATTTCTTTTTTAATCTTGCCGGTGTCTTTGTCTTTTAGCGTGATTGTTGGGTAACCGTATAATGCCATTGTTATTGTCCGCCAGAGGTGATTGTTATATTTACTGATGATGATGTTTGTAGGGATAGTGTTGTTAGAGCTTCTTGGAATTCTTGTATTGATTGTTTGAATTCTTTGGAGACTATGTTTGTATCAATAGAGGATGATGTTATTAGACTTAATGTTGTCAGCTCATCCACATATTGCCGCGCCATTTGTTTAGGCTCTAATGACACTATATCGATATTGATTGCAGAGGATGTGTATTGACTTAATGTTGTTAATGAGTCAATTGCGTTTGGTCCTCTGTATTCTGGAATCTGGTCTGCTAGTGGGGTTCTATATTCCCCGCCGAAGACTGTTTTGATTTTTAAGATAGGAGATTCGGAAGCCTTGAATCTTGATTCAATGACTTCGTCTTTATATGTTGAATTTCCTGTTGCTGATATTTCTAATAGGTCTGCTTTTAGGTCTGGACTGATTCGGCCTCTAAATTTACCGCCCGGCGATTTGTATAAAATCTGGTTCACTGGATTCTCGCCGAAGTCCTCACCTATTGTTGTATCAACCAGCTTATATTCTACAGGAAGAATGTCAGAATAGGAACTATATGGGTCTCTGACAAATGATGAAGAGGATGATTCTTGGAGCGTAACCAATGTATCTTCTATTGGTATGATGCCCTGACCTGCCTCTATTTTGATGTTTGGCTTTTCGACGTAGATAAATACGTCTTTGTCGTTGAGGATAGACAGACCGTTAACTTTGTCCGTAAAGTCTGTTTCTGGAATAGAGAAGTAGAACTTGTATTTGTATTGAGGCTTATCCGGTCCTTTCATTTTCTTTTCTACTAGCTCCAATATGAAACGCTGCGGCAGGATTGCTAGTCGTTTAGCTAAAACCCTCTTAGCATCCTCTAGGACTTTATCATCATTATTGTCCTTCATTTCGATTCTGATTGGAGATGTTTCGTCTCCTAGCAGTTGTCTGTATACTGCTTCGAACCCTGATAGCGTTACACGATGGTAACGAAATTTTGTTTGACCAAATACGTTTTTAAATGGAATGCCGATAACTTGGATTTCACTTGAGCCGTATTTGTCTTCTACGAACTTTGGTCTTTTTAAAACAAGGCCGCCAGGAAGGTATTCCATATTCCTATCAGCGAACCCTTGGGCCATAAGCTCTGAGAAGTTTTCTACGTCTGTTTTCTTCCAGTCTATTGGCCTTAATTTTCTTTCTGACATTGATATGTACCTTTCTGGCGGATATTATTATGGAGATGGTGTTGCTGCAGGGTCTGCCTGTGGCGCAGGACTTGCTGGGGCAGGTTGGGCCTGAGCGCCCGTATTTTGATCTCCAAGATGTTCGGAACTGTTGAAGTTGTCCGTTTCCTTATATTGTCTGGCGTATACTATAAACTCGTTGTAGTACCTTCTGACTTTCTTTTCCCATCTAGTAAAGATTGCGGCGCGGTTATCTGGACGGATTGTTACCTTCCACTTCTTAACGCCCTCTTGACCTGCTACGTCCTCTAGGAATTCTACTGAGTCAACTAGATTGTAGTAGGCTGCCTTAATGCCGGCCTCTGTATTCTCTCTTACGATGAATGGCACGTCTGGTACGCCAACTGTTTCTGTTTGAGAGAATTCCAATAGGGCAAGGTCTACTCTTCCGTATGAGAATAAAATAGAAAGCGGCCCGCCTTCCTTGTTTACAATATGACAGCCGTCAGTTTCAATTTCCGCAATCGTATTATACTTGAAGGAGTTTGTTTGAGAAGGGTTTGTGTAGACCTTTGTTACTGCGCAAACATCTTTGATGTCCACATTGTTATCTCTGAGCTCTTTTTCGAGTCTTGGATTTACAGAAGCAAAGGCCTCTAGAACCCACCCGTCAGTATTTGAAATTTTACCGCTTCTCAAAAGCCACGGTTTAAGTTCTAGTTCTCTACTCATTGTCTAAATCCTGGTAAGTATGGATCTCTTACGAAGTCCAGATTTGTGAATCGTCTAGCATCATTAGGGTCCGTTGATAGCGGAGTTGGCTTAACCGGAGTCGGTTTCGATGGAACTGTCGGATTAAACTCATGGCTAATTGTTGGAGGAGGAGCTTCAACCTTAACTTCAGACTTGCGGTCGTCTTTCTTGAACGAATCACCCGGGTCGAAGTTATAAGATTCTGTTTTGGCGAATTGGTCAGGATAACGAATAACATTGCCCTCGTTGTCTGTAACCTTACCAGCGTCAATGAGCCACCATTCGATACCACCTGCATTAAAGCCGTCCTGAATACCGATAATAGCGCCGATAGAGTTAAGACTGTCGATGAGGTCTTCTGCCTCGATCCTTGAACATACGACAGCAGGGTCAAAATTGCCGCCTGTGAGTTTGTATTCAATATCGCCTTTGATAATCGTACAGCCGTTAGAAGAATCCTTATTGAGAACTGATTTATCAAGACAGCAGTTGTTAGGTTCTGAGAATTTAACCTCGAAGATATCAGACTCAAGTCCGCGCGGAGTTTTAGTTCCGAGAACAATGCTTTCTTCTTTGATATCGATTTTCTTAGCTTCAAGATTATACAATACGCCAGGGTCGTAGACTTTTGAATCAACCCATTTCTCGCCTCTGATAATCTGGGTAGTGTCAACAGGATTACTGTTGTACCGATAGATTGAAATCGAAATAGGGGCAATTGTTTTTAGATAGTTTTCGATATCCTGTTCGGTTGTAATGTCTGCAGGAATAACAGAGGGGATATAGAGAAACAACCCGTCATTGTCTTCTGCGATAAACGGTTTTTCGCCATATGCAGCATACTCAGAGATGGCTGTTTTCTTCTCTACAACGGCGGCGGAACCCTGCGTCCGAGTGTCACCAGATTCACCTGTAACATTCGTGGTGTCGGTCATGATTCGCCTTTCATGTATTTAATTAACTTCGCCCGCTCTGCATCTGCATGGGCCGCATATTCGCCGTCTGCTCTAGTGCCAAGATACTTGTCACCCTGCATACCCAGCCTATATTTATAACTCTCGTATCCTGGTGCCATATGGCCACCATAAGACACATTTCCGTCAGCAATCAAGGAAGAATAATCGTCCAGCCAATTTTTATTTGTCCAGTCTCTTGGTGTTCTGTAAACACCAAGGGCAGTGTCCCAAACTCTCCATCCATAAATGCCGGAATCACCTTGATGCAGCTCTCCTGGAAGAGGATATTCTCCCGGAACGCCCCACTTATTTTCCCACCAGTCATACACTGCATCCGGAGATGGTTTCTCCCCTTTCGGAGTCCCAGATATAACCGGAGTTCTATGTGTCTTGGTGGAAGGAAGAAAGAAGAATCCGGAAGTCCAACCCTCAATTGAGTCCTGTTCGTCTGTGAAGTACCCGACGAATCTAGGATATTTGTATGTACAGAGAGTTTCCTCAAAATTTTCGTAGATAGGGATACTATTGGTTTCGGTGTTATACGCCGTGTTAACCCTAGTCCAGTTTGGCTGTAACGATCTATGATAGGGGTTATGACTATCCCGATAGTCTTTCGTTAGGTTTACAATAAAACAGCCATATGTGGAATCCCAGCATAAAAGATCTTCTGGGTCATTGTAGGCTTTTAGGATGTATTCTTTTGATGGCTGTTTAAATGAACCAACTTTTACCCAGATTTTGGTTATTGGGTGGTAAACAGAATCCTTTTCCCATCCGGCCTGTCGACCAGTATAATTGATGTATTCATTGTCATCTGGCTCAAACATCGTATAGTCTACAAGACCAGCATCCGACTCTTGTCCTGATACGGATTGAACCATATTGGGCTGGAATGATTCGCCAAGCTTAAACATAGAACTTAGCTCGGACATCCTTGTAAATCTCATGTTGCCACCCTATCTATATTAACAGGTTCAAATCTTATGCCATGGTTGACCCTATAGCATTTCTCTTCTATTTTCGGAGAAGGTGCTACTGGTTTCGGCGCCGCCGGAGCATCTGGAAGCTTATCAAACTTATCCCTCATAACCACACAATAGTTGATATACTTCGGAGGCATATTCAGGAAGATGCGAAGGCCGTCTGAACCTAGGTCTAGTTTTGACTTATCGAGGGCAATCCTAATGCCACTTGAGCCGTCTTTCTGTTTGACGACTTTCCACGGTTTAATTAGCTCTGCAACTGTAGTATTAACACCCGCGGCGTTGGTATTGTATTTGCGCGGGAATACAAACTTAGATACGCTATGCCTATACCCAGCCTTATAGCTAAACTCAAATCTATTTACGAGCTTAACATTAAAGGCGTCCGTATAGCGGTATTCAAACTCGTCTTTTCTACTGTACAGATACGGACAAGTGAACCTCATTATGAAAGGGTCGTCTTTTCTGTTCTGCACCTTAAAGCCGGCTTTGTAGTGTAGCTTGAAGTTCTCTGCTCCTAGCTTAACTTTGAATCCGGCCTTGTAGTTGTATTTGATTCTTTCTCCGTATAGGAAGAATCGTTTAAAACCGGCGCGATATCTTTGCTCGAACTTTTCGGAAAACCTGATTTTGAAGGACGCTGAGTATCTTTGTTCAATAGGGATTGGTCTTATACCTGCCCTAAATCCGCAGAAATATTGCATCGGCGGTTCTGGTTTATTAATCCAGAAGTAATCCCTGTATCTGTAACTAAAGTTCTCACCAGTGTCGATCGTAAACCCAGTTGAATATCTGGATTCTTCGGTTCCTGTGTAGTAGATTGTTAACGGAATCCGAATGGCGTCATTTTGATGCCTTGCTAAGGCTGTATGCTCGGAATCTAAACTTCCGTTGAATAGAGTTATCATAGTACAGCCTTACTTAGCCATTTTTAAACCAATCTTAACGCCGGCGAGGTCGAATACATTTAGGGAGCTATTGCTAGTTTTAAAAGCGGCCCGTTCATTCAGAATTGATGAGCTGAACGGATTATATAGGATATTGACTTTTATAACAGCCATATCCAGAGCCTTGAAGAATCTTATTGTAGTGGCGTCAAATGTATATAGGTCTTCCAGAGACGCTTTTAGGCTCTCCTTTGGAGCAATTGCCGATGAGGTAAATTCGAAGAGTCTATCCCGGTCTGATTTTAACTGAGGTGCGACCAAATTGTTAAATGTTCTATTGATGGCTGCATTTTCTTCCCCCGTAAAGGCATTTGCCAAACTATTAAATCCCTCAATCAGAATGTCTTGGTAATCAATAGGAGGAGCATAGTATTGACTATCTTTATATTTGTAAGCCTTCCTGTTTCTTTCTGCCGCGGCCTTGCGCTCTGCCTCTTTCTTGGCTTTTTCTGCATTCACCAGTTTTGCAACATCATCGAGTTTCGGACCAAGGAATTGTCTATCAAAAGGATTCATAGCATCTGAACGATTTTCAGTTGCCGCATAAATATTGATAGTTTTAATTGCAGAACCTTTTGAATTTCTTGATGCCTTATCGTCAGCAACCCTACCGCTCTTACCTGCTTTTCCCGGAGGAGTAATACCTACTCGTGTGCTAGAAGAAGCCATTGCAAGAATCTTTGAGGACACGCCGGAAATAGCTTCTATCCTAAAGGCATTGGCGCTGTGTTTTGATTTTACCCTGACTCTAACTTCTCCGGCCTCGATGAAGATCTTTTCAATAACGGCCGGAACCTCGTAGGAATTACTTGAGCCAAACAATCTTACATCTTCGCCTTCAGAGAAGATATCTTTAACGGCTTCCAATAGGTCTTGGGTAGAAATGTCGCTGTCTCGCTTTGTAGACAGGATATCGGAAACAAGTCCGTCTGCGGCACGAATAGAGAAGTCTTTTCTTGTTTGATATCTACCAAACTGAGACGCCGCCATTGCTTCGTAGTCTTGGTTATCCCTTGGTTGCCTAATTGATTGTTCAGAACCTGGGACTTCATCAATGTACAATACAGTGTATGGACTTACTGAGATTTCTAATTCTAATTTACCGCCGGCCGCCCTTTGGCTGTATTGCTTAAGACGCTCAAGATCGACTGATGTCATCGGAACTGAGTTGCGCATTATAAGGAGCGGTATTTCCATATAATACTTGCTTATCTCGTCACCGCTCATTCTCATAAAGCTAGAAGTGTCGCCAACTTTCTGACCTTCAGAGTTTAGTGTCCTTTGCGTAATCATACGAGGATAGTAACTTGCCTGTCTATCATATTCGATAGCCTGGGCCTGTGCATACGTTGGACCGCTTTCACTTACAACGTCCGTAAAAGACATAATCTGATTATCAGATTCGAAAGAATATTTTTGTTCGACGTTTGAATTATTCGCCGAGCCTGCAATAACTTTTGTTCCGACAATTGAGCCGTTTTTCTGGAAGATGTATTTCTTGGTGCCGGTTCCATCTGCGATGAAATATTCGTAGTATTTTGGATTCAGGATATCCTTGAAATAACCTTCCATCATACTGACGACTTCTCGAGCATTACTGATATCGTTTTGACTTACGATATCCATCTGTCCATTAATAGGCAAGAAGGGGTTGTCCCCCTTCTCTTCCATTTGGTCGTCAAGATTGGCCGGCAAGTAGATATCAAAATACCGTTGAATTATACCGTTGATACTTACGTCATCTGGTGCATATTCTAAGTTTTGTGCCATTGCCGACCTTTCTTATATTAGGTTGAACCGGTTAACAGGAAGTCCATAAATTCTCGAACTTCACCAGCTCCTGATACGTTTGTTGGTGTACGTTTAAACCATACTGCTTGATACTCACCTGGCTGCAATTGGCCAAGAAGCAGTGGGCTTTCTTTTGTATGGTCTTCAAATTGAATACCTACCGGCGCTTGGTTCTCATCGGTAATAATATTGGCGTCCGCATTCGGCAGAGGCGTTTTGCCTGCTTGGAATTTCGCATATGAGTTTGAAGTCAGTGTCAACTTCAGATTCATACTTGGACCCTTGCGAGAGCCAGTAGGGTTGTTGTAAATATAGATACATCGATAATCAGATGTTCTGTTTTCACTATCCATCTGGCTGATGTCGTCCCACAGGTTGTTTACAACCATACTGTTTTGACCAAGGATGAATGACACACCCTCATTTGCACTCTGGGCCATCTTGCCGCCGAGGGATTTATTAACCTCGGACAGGTTGGTAGATGTAGTGCTGCCAGTTGATAGTCTAACTTCGATATTAGCCATTTAATGCAGTCCCGTCGTTTGTTTCTAGTGTTATGTGTATCTTACGGTAACGGCTTAACCACTCCGAGACCGATTCGTTAAATGTGTATGTTATTTTACCGTATAATTCGGTGTTGATGCCAGCGTTGTTAATATAGGAATTACTGAATGGAATTTGAAGTCCACCTATATCTTTACCAGTAAGTTTTGACCATCTCCATGTACCCTTATTGGCAGCTACACCAAGATTGTCTGGTACATATGGAGCAACAGAAGAGTCTGTAGATTCGGAGAACAATAGCGTGGTGTTGTCTTCGTTATACACCCTGATTTGATAATGGAAGCCGCCGTTGCTCTTATAGTTGCGCTGAACGTCGAACTCTACACGATCTAGTCTTGAAATCAGTCTAGCGTGTCTTGGTTCTGATAGAAGATTTAAAGTGTCAAACCCGAGTACGTTAAATGATGGAGGATGGATAATCAGCTGTGAATCATCTGCAAGATTTAGTGTTGCTAGATATGTTTTTAGCTTTTCTAAATCAATGCGGCATCTGGTATTTAAAACATAATGGCCCGCGGTGTAGATGTCCCGACTTAGAAGTCGCTTCAAGTCCGTTCCGTCGTAAACCCTTACCCACTCCATACATGAATCAGCCAGAGATTTCCATCTAATCTGAGCACCAGCCTCGATGTTGTTTGGATGACGAATATCGATATCTTTCTTATTGAACTCTTGAGGGCGTGTAGATGAGTCTTTCATCCTGACTACGCCGACATAGAATTCTAAGAAGTGATTTGCCGTTGAAGTGATTCTCGGGATTTTAATAACCTCTGATTTTAGGGAGTCGCTATCCTTGAATGCTTTAAAGCCTTTTCTAAAGGTTAGCACATCTGCAGACAGATTACAGCGGTGGATTGCAATCGGAGTGTTTGGCAGAAGATGAAATTCGCCAACATGGAATTCAAGATATTTTCTTCCGTCTATGGTCTTTGCCAAATCCTCGAATGAAACCTTGAATCCGTTATCTTCCGGAACTGCAGTTTTTGTAAGCTCCTCCATAAAGCCGCAAAGGTCTTCGTCGCTGTTATTATAATTAAGCGCGATGTTTGGCCTCATGGATGAGTAACGTTCAATATACACCGGTTCGGCCTTCCATCTATCAATGATAGGGGATGGGTCTTCTCCCATAGTCTCACGCTCATTGATGATTTCGTGCATGCCGTATGTAGAGCCTAATGCTTCAAAAAATTTAAAAGAGTGGAATGGTTCGCGGAAAGTTAATTCCGTTTTTATTACTCTTTTCTTGCGGCCCGGCTTGTCGTCGTAGATTAAGACCTTATTCTTTTTAGGGCCTTCAAATCCATCAAATGAAGCATGAACAGAAGGAATTGCGAATGTCCCGATAGTATTATAGACCCTAGTAGACTGAATGCCTGTATTATGGTCTGGCTCTTTCCAGTTTTTGCCGGCAAGTGTATTACTGTGAATCAGGCTCATGCTTCCACCTCAATTCATACTGGTCGTGTGGCTCTTCATCGTCATTTTCGATAACTTCAATTTGAAGCGACTTGTTTCTACGAATAGTAGAGAACTCTAAAATATATGATGCGTCCTCTTTGAACAAACCCATAGGTCCAAGATGCTGATTGCCGAAAGCTTCAGTAATATCAAACTCGAATGAGGCAAGGTCTACTGGAGTTTCAGCAAGCTCTTTGTCAAAGTTGAAGATGATTTTATTTGGAAGTCTGATTTCGACTTCTGGTGTAATCTCTTCTTCTTTGCTGGTAGTCGTAGAGCCTGACGATCCTACCTCGGTTTTACCGCCCTTGGTATGAAGAATCATATCGTATGGATTCTGATAAAACTCGTAGAGTTTATCGGCGGTGATTTTAGAAGATGTCGCTTCTGGAGTTATATCTTCTATCGGGTGCTTTTGACCAGTTTTGAATTTTAAGACGTAATCGAATTCAGATTCAGATTTAACTGTTGGTGTTATTTTTACAATACCAATAGAGGATTGGTCGCTGTACGTCACTACCGAGTCTTCTACTTCTACGCCATCATCGAGGCCGTAGATGCCTTTTTCTTTTACTTTGGCGCCGTCGACATAGATATCAGCAAGGATAAATTTCTTGCCGCTTCTTGTAAAGGGCTTACCAACTGGGGCGATCTCTACGACTCGTTCAACTGGAGGACTTACCGCTACCTTGTCACCAGCAGGTTCCCCATCAAGGAGAATTTCCATTGATACAGACCTAATGTCTCTTGTGATATAGAGAGCATAGTCTGAAAGTTCTTCAAATGGATTTACCGGAGTGATTGTAACCTCTGTTTCATTGACAGAGATATCGAGGTCTACATATGCCGCGCGGTCAGTCTTATAGGCATCACTATAAGACTTTCGCAGCCCCTTTAGTCCGGATGTCTTACCAACTCTAAGGATAGCGACATGAGGTTTCAAAGCTTCTACGCTTACAGGCTCAGATAACTTAAGTTTCAAAGAACCCTTCAGAGGCATAAAATCAAGCTGCTCTTGTGTATTGAGAGCCTTTTCTACTGTTAGTTTTTCTGACATTCTGTGCTACCCGAATTTGGAGTTGATTATTCTGATTTTGCTTCAGCTTCAGATTCTGCAGATTCACCAAGGCGACGAACTTCAGCCTCCAAAGAGGCGAGAACACCTTTACGGTTTTTGCCGTTAACTTCAGAGTTTTTAGCAAACTCAAGAATTTCGAGGTCAACGTTAGGAATGTTTTTAGCTGCAACCATTGCCAGAGAAGTTGAGGCGTCAAGGATTTTTTCTTGAACGAACTTAACTCGTGGGTCTTCTTTGTTGGCTTCTTCCAATGCGGCAATAGTAGTTTTGGTACCATCTTCCAATTCAATCTCGGCATCCAGAACGCGGACCTCTTCGACGTCTTCGATCTTCAGAACGTTTTCGTATTTACCTTGTTGAACTTCTTTGCGGAGAGCTTGTGCACATTCATGGAATTTGTCTGAAGGGATATTTGATTCCACTTCACCGCGGCGGATATGATGCGCAAGAATTTCCAAATCACCGATGGTCAGCTTGGACAGGTCATATACGACCTCTTGGCCACGACGCATTTGAATCTTTTCACCAAACAAGAACATCTGCGTCAACAGTTTTACTTTTGCTTGTAATGCTTTCATTTATTCACCAAATAAAAAATGGGGGCAGGGAGTTCTAAGCCCTACCCCCATGTTGTTTAATCAACTATGAGTATATTATATACCTAGTTTTGAAAAATTACTTGCGTTGAATGCGTGGCAAATCGCTAACGACTGCTTGAGGAGGCAGAACAACTTCGTTAGGCTCGATGCTAACATTCTTGGCGATAGAAACTGCTTGACCGTCGTTGAACAGAGCCAAACCGTAACGTTCGCGGATTTTGATATTTTGGATGTCGCGTGCTGGATCATCCCATTGGTCAACGGTAGGTTCTTCTTGAACGAAGATTGCGCCCAACTCGTTGGTGTCCAACATGATGATAGAAGTGGTTTTCTTCTCAGCGTCGAACGGTACATAGTGAGAGGTCATGATAGTCAGACCGGCAGTACCAGGGAAGTAAGAAGGAAACTCGAACGGAGTATCTTGAGTGCCAACGCGCTCTTCAGGAGTCAGCGGAGTAGCTGGACGGCCAGACATGCGGCTGAAACGACGGTAAGCTTCAGGAACATCACCACCGATTTTTTGGCTCGGCATGCTGGTGAACCATTTGTCCAGAGAGCCGTTTTTCAGAGCATATTCACGCAGAACCGGGTCTTTAGTGAAGGTAGCCCAAGCCAATGGGTGACACAGGATAACGTTAGGTTTGTAACCACGTTCCAGCATGTTTGCATACATATCATACATGTCATCAGCGGTGAACGAACCGTTGCCAGCACCAGAGATATCACGACCGGTAGTACGACCCAAGATAGATTGGGTAGGATTGTCGTTGTCGAATACAACCACACCGGCGGAGTTGATCATACGGAAGATGTTTTGCTCTTTGGCACGAGCCATTGCACGACCCAAGCGAGTCAGGTGGAATGCAATAACGTCCCATTGAGAGTTACGCAACATTTCTTCAGTGATGCGCATACGGTTACCGTATTTGCCAACACCAGCGTAGAGTTGGCCACCACCGTTAGTGGTGCTAACTTCTGGGTATTCGCCACCTTCGGCAACAGAGTTGTCACCAACTTCGATAGCACCATAGGTGCTGATGTTAACTTGAGTGATATTCGGGTCAATATGGATGGTTTGCAACAGTTTGTGACCAATCAGGTTCGGCTCGATTGCGTCGATTACGAACTCTTCAATCACACGTTTAAACGCGATTGGGAAGTTAGGAGTTGCAAAAGCGTCTGAAACTTTCAGGCTTTCGATATTGCCGGTCATGGCGTCGCTGATAGAGATTTGCTCACCGTCTACAGTTTTGCCGCCGTTGTCAAACAGACCACGAATAAATTGAATGCTTTGTGCTTCGTCTGCGTAAGTTTTGTCGAATTTTTTAGACATATTATTTATTTATTCCTATGATTGTTGGATTAGCGGTTAATCAGGTTAACGCGAACCAGGCCGTAACCGTTAGAGTAAGCAACTTTATGTTCTGCACCTTTAGTGGCAGTACCAGGCATTTTGTCCAGATCATGGCCACCAGCAGAGCTAGAGCGAACCAGTTTCAACAGGCTGTCTTCTTGAGGTTTAACAACTTGCAGAACTTGACCAAGGATTTTTTCTTTAGCGGTCGTAGCTTGAGCAACAACCATGTTGGAGTTTTTGTCGAAGGTAACGAAGTCACCAGGTTTGACTGAAGTGAAGTCAGCCAGAGTGCCGGTGCCAGCATTTGCGCCTTTAGCAGCGATGAATGCAGAGATACCTTTCAGAGGAGCTTTTTCGTACTCAGCGTCAGATTCAACCAATGGCAATTCGATCATGTAATCACATACGAATTGAACGCGGTGTTGGTAGTTCAGGTTTTGGTAGTTGAAGTGAGCGGGGTTGATGCCGTCGCCACCTGGATGACGCCAGAAGTCATACAATGCAACACCAACAGGAGCAGAAACAGTCAGGTTGGCAGCTGTCAGTTTGTCTTTAACTTTTTGGCCGGCAGTAACTGGTTGACCATCAGGACCGATGATGCCTTCTTGAACGTCCAGTTCGGTGTAAACTGCATCAGATTCGGCCAAACCGGCAGGAACCAGATAACCGTTGCTGTCGAATGCAACAACTTTACCAGTAGAGATTACGACGTGAGTTTTAATGTCTTTTGAAGGAACACGAATCAGCGGCAGGTAAGGAGCTGGCATAAATTGACCAGCTGGGTGCATACCTTCTGAGAACATGACGTTAGGAGTTGCCCAGTTCTCACGGCTGTAGTGTTTGGTTTTAGGAGCGTTAGCAGCTACGTTTTGATATTGGAACATTGTGGATTATTCTCCGGAGATTTTAGCTTTCGCCTTTGATTTTTACTTTTGCTGCAAACAGTTTAGCTGCCGCAGTGCCTTTTTCAGAAAGAACTTTCATAAACGCTTTTTGAGCTTCTTTTTTGGAAGCGAATACCAAGCCGTCTTCGATTTCGATTTCTGCTTCGCCCTCTTTCGGAGTTTCGGAGCCAGTTTCAGCTACATGGTCTTCAATCTTAACAGAAGAAGGCTCAAGATGTTCTTTCTTTTCCTCTACGCTGTCAGAAACCTTTTCTTCGGGTTCCGGAGCGATGTTTGCAGCCTGAAGGTCTTTCAGCTTGTCGGAAAGAGAATCAAGGCTTCGTGATTTCAGTTCTTCAATTTTAGCAGAGTCTGAAATCTTTTCAATAGCTGAAATCTGGGTAACCACAGACTCTTTCAGCATGTCTTGAACTTTTACAAGTTCGATAGTTTTGTTAGCCAACTCTTGGCGCAAAACTTTGTTTTGTGAGCTTAGGTAGCCATTTGCGTTGCCGGCGATAATGTCTTGAAGCTTGTCAGCGATTGCAGTTGCAAGTTTTTCTGCAACAGCATCAGCATCGAATGTGGCAGTAGCAGCCGGTTCAACATTGTCAGAAACTTTTTCTTCTGGCTCTGCTGGAGTTTCGCTGGCTTTAACTGCATCTGCAATGACTGCATCTGCATCTTCAACACCAAGCTCTTGAAGTTTGTCTTCAATTAGTGTAAGGATTGGTTCTTTGTCTGCCGAATCGCTGATTTTTGTGCCGAAGTAAGACTTAGCCAGAGATGCTGACAATTTGTCGGCAATCGGGAAAGTTTTTTGTTCGCCAAAAACATAATCCAGAACAGTTAGGCCTTCCTCAGAGGGAAGCTGATAGTCTTTAATCCCCAGAGTTTTGGCATATTCGACAAGTGGCTCGCTAGACTTATTAATGTCTTCGATTTTTACTGTCATCTGTTTACCTTCTTCTATTTCAAAATCTAATATCTGTAGATGGGATCGACTATTTTTACTATCCCGAATTAATGTTGCGACAGCGTTACTGTCTGCTGGTGTGGCAACATATGATATATGGTCGAAGTGCATTTTGCCTCCGACGTAATAGCATTTTTCGTCCCCGTATTTTACGCCGCGTCTATGTTCGCAACGATTGGGAGAGTTAACTTTTGATGAGCAGATAGAACAATACGCGTCTTGTACTCTGCCGTCAACTGATACGAATCCAAACTCGCCGTCGAGGATTTTATCGATGGCTTCTTTGTCTGTAATTTTTGCTACCAGTTCGATATGGCCGAGGCCTTTGTAATTGCGGCTCTTGTATTGTTTATCTAGGCCGGACTCTTTTGCCTTACTGAGATATTCTACAGGAGAAAGATTATTAAATGAATCACTGAAGTTCTCGTATTTCACATATCTGGATGAAATGACACGACCCAACGTTCTTGAGTCGGGCCGGTGTTCTTCAGTAACAGGTTTGAATACTGGAGAGGTAAATGTTTTATGCCCCGCCGCCATTCCTGATGGAGTGTAAATCCAGTTGTTGCCATTTGGACGACCCGAGTGGGTAGCCTCCATCTTTACTGTGATGCTTTTAACTTTTGATCCATTTGATAGGGAGTCTGAGATTCGCTGCTGAATCTCTTCTCCTACACTAACTCTTGCAGTTGTCTCGAAGCGGTCGTTAAACGCTCTCACTATGCTTCTCCAACTAACTTATAAATTTCCAAAAGCGTATCTTTGATATCTGAGTCTGAGATATCTTCGGACTGAGCTGCTATGAAAAGAGCGTCAGAGAAGACAGAAACAATATCTTTTACGTTATTATCCGATTGTGTATCAGATATGTCAATAACTGATTTTACATGATTCTCAATGTATTCAGATAGTAACGTTTTGTTTGCAGATGCAGCTCTAATATTTTCAATAGGGAATAGACTGGAATCTAAGGAATCGCTAAATTGATTCTTTGGATTAGTCTTAGATGAAGCTGCTTTTTGTGCACCCTCTGCTTTTGTTTTATTGCCGGAGCTGTTTTCTTTTTTAGCCTGGGCCGCGGCAGTAGCTGCAACCTTAGCGGTTTCGACCTGATAGGTTGGCAAGATCATTTCTTTATCTTTGCCGATTCTAGAAATCTCTTTGTCGCTAATTTCTTTGTATCCGATTTCCGCCCTTGCTTCGTTGATAGAGAGCAAGCCGCTATTGAACATATTTAAGATATGAGATTCAATCTTAATGCGGGCATCTTGGTCAACATGATTAAATCGGAATTTTACCAGGTCTTCTTCAGGTATTTCGTATTCAGCATCATATCTGCCAGACTCAACGAGAAGTGGCTTCAATAGGAAGTTGGTAACAAACTCTGCGATTGCATCCTGTTTGTTAATGACCGCCTCTTTTAGTGTCTGAGAAATAATCTGGCCGGTTGCTTTACCTGACGAATCGCCGATACCCATGTCGATATCCGATACGCCGAGACCAAGCATTACTCGGTCTTTGAAGTATTCCAGATAGCTTTCAACACGAAGCGCTAAAGATTCTGAGCCGATTGCTTTTACTTCGACACGTTCACTTGTAGTAATGCCGCCATATTCATCCAGCTCGTGCATTACATAGCCCATCTTCTCAACTTCATCTGTGCCGTCAACAAGAACTCTTGCTGGATTTGCCTCTGTGCCGACTTTGACATGAATCATAGGGAAGATACCTTTATAGATTAATGTCTCGACGGATTCTTCAATACGTCGAAGGGCAAGGATGTCGTCCTTAACAGCCTCTAGTGGAGGTGTGCCCATAGTAAAGCCAGAGCGGGCATTGTATTTTAGATGTCGCACCTTCTCTGGTGTGAACAATCTGAATGTGGCCGGGTCAAGATATTGTTTATACATCTCAACGTCGCCGTTTTCTTTGATTTTACGTTGGATAGTTTCTGTTGGTAAATTAAACCATCCAGCAATTGGTTCCAGTTTCTTACTACCTACATTTACAGATTCACCAGTGGATTTATCTTCGTCACGAATTAGAAGAATGTAGGCATTATGAAACATTACCAGATTATAGGCCATTTCCTCGATAAAATTGCGGAACGTAGTACCTGTAACGTATTCGATTTCCCGAATTCTGGATTTTATATACTCAACGTTTTTAGGGTCGTTGGATTCAAAGAAGTAACCGTTCTTAAAGATAAGGGCGCGTTGACGTTCAAATGCCTTAGCAACGATTGCCTCTGTGTCGATAATACGAGCATATTCGTATAGGTCGTATTCATGGTTCTTGAAGCCATGATAGATTACATCGTTAAATCCGCCGGTTCTTTTGCCAAAATAAGACAGCCCCGGATTTGATAGGGACTGTCTTCTGATACCTAGAGCTTTACGGCTTAAAGCATCCTTAATTTCCTTTGGATTCGAAGAATAGTTGGTATTCAGAAGAATACCCATATCCTCATTTTTCATTATTAATCTCCGAGTTTATTAAGGACGTTTTCTATATCTGTAATACAGTCTAGCTGTCCAAGTGGTGAATCGCCGGCTCTTGTTTTGCTGAAGTTGGAAATCAATCTCTCCACGCTCTCTACTGCTGTTGGTGTGGGTGCACCGTTGTTCGTTTGGACTCGACCAGTGGAATCTATAATCTTCACACTGCCGTCCTCATTGACGATTCTAACAGCAGAATCTGTAAGTCCGTCTACGATGTTGTCGTCTTCGGTTTTGACGAATCTATCTTTGATAATTCGATTCAGGTCTTCATCTACGAAGGTAATTTTGTTTGATGTTCTTGCTGGGTCTGTTGCACCGTTGTATTTGTCGATAAAACCAACGACGTTTTGAATGTGTTTTGGAATACTCCAATTAGGATCGTCAGTATTTATTGTAAGCGGAACAATAGAGGTATTCGGCCGGCCGTAGTCGTATTTAGAATCAGGAATTATTGTAACCTTCCATGGAGAAGGATTCCACTCATCAATTTTTATGTTCGGAAAATCGTATTTGGCGATTTCCTCGATTAGGCCGGGAACCGTTACAGATCTTGCGAAGTCATCCAGATTACAGGAATAGAAAGAAAGGTTGTCTTTGTTGCCTTCGTCGTTATCTTTGATAGCAACAGCGATGGCGTTTCCTTTTTCATCTGCAATAAGGTCGATATCAGTGCCAATTGTATCAGCGATAACAGCGCCGATATTGGCGATTGATAGGTTTCCATCAATAGCTGTCGTATCGTTATCCTGCCCGAAGTTTTGCTGTCCAGCAGGAGCATTGCAGACTTTCTCGATTGCTGCCTTACCTGCCTTCATCCTGACAATGTATCTTAGAAGATTTGCCATTGCCATAAGTTCTGAAAGATTACTCAGGTATTGAGAAATGCTCAAACCAGAGCGGGCAGGTTCGCAACTAAAGTGATTTAAAAGGCCGGTTAGCTCTTGAATTGAGTTATTCAGCGATTCAACACTACGATTGATTGTTTCTTGCAGAGGTCCCATAATTTCTTCTACATATTTACGGGTGTTCAACTCTGCTGACTCTGCGTATTTGTTTACGCGGGATGTATACTGCTCTCTAATCTCTTTTGTTTTCTTTTTGAGATTAGTGTCGTATTGGCCTTCTAAGATTTTTTTATTTACACCTAGCTCTTCTAAGTCCTTGGCACTTGTACTCCTAATGTTTTCCGGAGTTGGTAATTGGTCAAGGATAGAATCAATAGAGTCTAGTATACATAGAACTGGTGTAAGGGCGAATCTAGCCAATACGGAAATGTTCTTAACAAGGGCCTCGATGATAGCGCCGAGGATTGCATTGATAAATACTGCGACCGTCAATCTTGGAAGCTGTATATTTTGTGTGACCTTTACGATTGCTGCAAGGATAAGCGCAATCAGTTTTAGGAGGTCCGGTAAACAAAGGTAAGACAGGAAGAACGCATACTGACAAACAGATGCTTTATTGTATTTACCTATGTTTCTAAATTGGTCCAAAGACGATGTAATATCACCTAGCAGATTACCGAATATGCCGGAAAAGTCAAATTTCGGCTTTTCGATATTGCAGGCAAAACAATCATTACTCGCCTTTTTAATTGCGCTCTTTATCGCGGCGAGGTGTCTAGGGTTAATAGTCCCACTAGTGGAAACGATATTGTCAAATTGATCGCCAGCGCGATCATTGTCAATGTTGCCAGCATTCAGTGCACTCTCTATGTAGTCAACTAATCTATTATATTGGTCGTCAAATTGAATGTAAAGACCTACAGGAACTTGAATTAAGCAGCCGTTTTCCTGAAGGGCTCTTGAAAAATGGTCAACAATAAGTTGTGCATAAGCAACAGCATATGATGTATTAGCCGTTGGATTTACTTTTCTGCTTAATTCCATCTTTATCCTATAGTGGCGTTGGCAACAAATAAGGCGGGATATTAGGAGTCATGGACTTAGCCAAAGGCGTTGACCGTCTTTGGTGAACGGTTGAGTCTCCAATGATTCCTGAGCCTGCTGTAACTTTGTTGTCTAGATTCGTTGTAACGCCAGATGTGTTCTGATACGTCTTGGGGATTTGTCCATCTCTCCATTTTAGCTCTTTTGTTGGCTTAATGGATTCGAATTCCTGATTTACGCCGGTCATTGTTAATGTGCCGGTGTCTGTTGGCTGAGGAACATTTGGCCCGCTTGGACCCCATGCCGTTGGGTGAACATGAGGCATAATAAGGTGAGTATGCGGCGGAACCTGATGAGTGTGTGCAGGAATTTTGTGAGTATGAAGGTTTAAGTCTTTCTCAAACTGCTTCATTCTATTTTCTACAGACTTGGCCCAGTTCAAGACATCTTCTGCAAATGTCTTAATGTCCTGATTATTAACGAAGTCTGATGAGGCATACTGAAAAAGCCTCATATACAACTCCGCCCTTTGTTGGTCAACAATTGTATTTTGGCTCTGTGAGCCCCATAGCTCAATCATTTAATTAGCTCCGCTGCTTTTGCTTTGCCAGCTCTACGGACGATGTTGATACATTGTGCAACCATTTCAAATGAAATGGAGGTCTTGCCATCTTTTATCGCCTCTTCGCCGTAGAGATTTCTTACTGCTGTCATTACGTCTGGGTCTCGCTCATCCGTTGCTGTTACCTTAAGGTCCTTGAGCTTGCCAAGGATTTCTGATTTTGCAACAGTTAGCTCTTCAAGGATAGAGCTAATTTCTTTTACAGTAAAACTAGAACTCATAGGTTAACTCCAATGGAGCATTGAGTAGGGCGTTTATTGGGCCCTTTGGTTTTATGTAAACGTGGAACGGAATAAGTGAGTAAGGCTGGAGGCCGTCTGTAATCTCAAGGCTGTTAAATGTGTCTACCTCTGCGAAGGAAGAAAGACCTGGGGCCGAAACCCCAGGAAGAATTTTGATATCGAATAATGATTCGAGTTCGCTATTCTTAACGACTTTGATATTCACCTTTTTAATAGAGCCGTTTTTAATTACCAACATCAGCTTATGGACTACAGGGGACGTTGGATTTGTCCCCATCATATATCCAGAACCAACTTCTTTGATAACCTCTTCTATCGGGTCATAGTAGCAAATACCGGCATCCGACAAAACGGTGCTATCAGTAATCCTGATTAGATTGTAATCCATAGTTCGAAGATTCCTCTTATCTAGGTCTTGACCTCATTGTAGTTCTATACCTATTCATGAAAGTAGAGGCTGTCTCTCTAGACAAAGAACCTCTGCCGCCCATCGGTCCACCAGTTATTGATGAACGCCTGTTAATTCCAGGGGCGACACGAACTGTCCGATGGTATTTGTCCTCGCTTGAATACGAGCGTTTTTCTATTTGATTTGAGCCATTATACGCCTCTGTCCCACGTTTTTCAAGTGGCAAAATTGTAACATTTGAGTAGCGTCTTGTATCTAATATAGAATCTTCGTTTAATTGAAGGCCAGCCAATGCAATCATAAAGGCATCAAGGTCATGGTCCCCAATTTCATGATTCTTGGCTTCGTATATTTCGCGTCCATTTGCAGACCTAGACTTAACGATGTAGTTTTTCATCTGCTCAACAATAGGCGCGGCGATTGGATTCTTAAACGCAAGAATGCCAGTTTCTAGTGCCCGCTTTGTTGTCTCTACGATGAAGTTCTTGAAGTATTTTTTTCGGATTTCTCCGGTCATTACATCTCGAAGTTCTAGCGTCGAAGAGAAGTTTACTGGGACTACATCTCTGAGCTTAAGGTCAGGATGGTCCATTGGCAGCTTTCCAAAGGAGTTCACTGCAATCAGCTTTAACTGTTGTACGTTTGCCTCACCAAAACCTTCGTCGACATAGATGTAGTCCGGAATGTAAAGTCTGTTTAGCTCTACGATTTTCTCAACTGCGGCGACCTGGGTCCATCCCTCTCTTCTTACATTAGAGAGATTGGCAATAAAGATTTTGCCATCCGTCTTGTTGAATGCAATAATGCAGATTCGTGTACCAACTTTATCCGCGTTCCAGTCGCAGCCTAATGATACGATATACTTGTCTCTATTGAGAATGACGTCATGTATATCTGCATCAGTATCGATAAGCGTACTTCTGTTTACAAGGTCGGTGTCAAATACTGAGTTATCTGACAACCCGAATTCTGCGCAGTTAAATGTCCTTACGCCATTGTAAAGTATATAAGAAGTATCATCTGATGATACGCCAATGTTGTACGTATTGGCGCTGTCAACCAGCTCTTTTGATAATATCTCTACAAAAATGCTGCCCCTATCAGTTACATTTCTTTCCTTAAACGAACTGTATGTAATCGTATCTACAGTTCTTGGATTCTTCCTATCTCTGTGTATAGCCTTGCCTATATAACTCTTGGAATACTCTTTGTTAAAATGATTGAAGATGTCGTCAATTGTCATTCCAGACGCCTTCATATTCCTACATTTTTCTACAAACAAGGCCTCGTCTTCGGATTTTTTGTTTTTGTACGAAATATACGCAGACATATATAGAGACTCAAGCTCTTTTCTAACGCAATATCTATAACCAACTTTACTATGAAATCTTAACAAATTTTCCGGAGAACTTAGAATATATAGAGTATAGACGGTATTCACTCCTACATCCCTATATGCCACAGAACTTTGGATTCCTATATCGGAGAGAATCGCCTTTAAATTATTAAAAAACGGCAACCCATTTACACCAATTCTTTTTGACATAGATAGAGAAACTGTACATGAAGTCTTGCCATTTCTATCGACTCTTGGCGTAGACCCTTCTGCTCCAAATAGTGCGGCTATAAATTCAATTTTTACCGATTCACTGCCGCTCAATACGAATTTAGGAACATTAAATTCCTGCTCGACTTTTTTGCCGCGAACCATACCTAAATCCATTAAATATCTGGTAGCCTCATTGCTTACAGATACAGAATATCTCATTCCGTCAACTTTTACGAGAGCGTTTTCTCTGCTGCTATTTCTAACTAAATATTCCAGAACACTCGCTTTTAAATTTGGCCATAATTTACGTATATCCTCAGAGACTAAGAGCATATCCTCTCTCTCAGAAGAATACCAATATGAGTCGAATCTCGTAGAGGTTATTGTACCGTCGCCGAGATTGTATCCTATTAGTCTGGCCAGGATTTCATCTTTTGAATTATTTTTATATGGAGTCCTATAAACCTCTAATTCGGACAATTCCGAAATACATGCCTTCTCATTATCTCTATTTGGGAATTTATGGTCAGGGGTTGTATGCAGGATAGTGTCTGGAATATTTACAGTTGTTTTAAGTATTTCTTTATGCCCTGTTTTTCTAGCAGATTGCCACACTTTAACAGGGTTCATATTTTTATCAAATACTATGTCACCAGCCTTAATATCTTGTATATATTTTTTACCGCATTCAGTTAGCACTTCCTCATTTTCTCTTAGACAAATCTCTTGGATGTATGCCATCATAGACAGTGAGTTTCTAAACTCTCTATCCATGTCGTCATTGTAGTGCGGAATGACGAAAGATGGGAAGTGAAACTCTTTGTAGTCTTTTGAGTTTGCAAATTTATAAAGCAGTCCTTCGCCCATAGGTGTTGAAGTACAGATAATTTCTGTATTCGGTTTATCCATCAGAATGGCAGTAATGGAGTCGAATGCCTCTTGTGTCAAGAAGTCTGCCTCGTCAATAATGATAAGATGTGCACCCTGACCACGGACAGCATTTGCGTTGTCATTACCGGCGGTAAATGCCTTGAATGTTGAACCGTTCTTCATCTGGATTTCTTGGTACGGAGATGTAACTGAACGTTCAACAAGGTCGTCCCATGTTCCGATTGTATCCCCGAGAGAGCGCAGAATCTTTTTAACTACGTTTGTAAGTTCTTTGGCTTGTGACAGGAACGGTGTTACTACAAGGATTTGATAATTGCTGTTTTGAACAAGTCTGTTGGCGATATCAATACCAAGGCCGTAGGATTTTCCTGAACGACGTCCACATCGGATAGCTTTCTTAGACGCCGAACATTTAATTTGCATAGATTGGTACCATCTATTAACATATAAACGTTTCGTTGGGTCCGGCTGGTTTACGTCGATATTCTTCTCGGCCCAGTATACGGGGTCCATCGCCTGCTTAATTTCGTCAAGCTCTTCTTTGTTTAGGTCGGCTACAATATCTTGGTCTAGGACGCTAATATCTTTTGGTCCTGAACATTTAATTGTAATCTCTCCATACTTTCTAATCTGCTCTTTTTGGCAGTTTTTGCACATATTGCCGATATCGGTATCATAGTTTTTATGTTTTAGATAATCCCGCCACGGCATTTCGTAAAGCTGAATAAGGGACGACGTCGGCGTCCGATTGTCGTCCTCTTCTATGTCCTTGCGGATATGGTCAGTGTTTTGTTCTAGTTCTTCTGACATTAGAATATGCCTTTCAGTATAGCTGCCTCATTGCCAAGGATATAACCTTTATCGTTTAATGAGGACTTAGATAATTTTGCAAAAGCCCTTTGTCTACTTGTTGCAAGTTGTTGTGTGTTTACAGAAGTATTACCGGCGCCAGATGTGAATAATGAATTTCTAACCTGTAGAATTCTGTTATCTCTATCTGCAAGACTTTTTGCTAGGCCAATAGCTGTGTCTGCTGCCCACATTAGCCCGCCGCCGGCCACTAGGCCGCCAACAGTGCCCGTCGCAAGCTTGGCTACACCCCTAGCTCTACCTGCCCACCCTAGGGCCTCTCCTGCTGCTCCTCGGCCTATTTTGCCAATGATCGGAGCTCCTTTAAGCAGAGATGTTGCGGAGTGTGTTAATTCTTTGCCGACACGGAATCCGTATGTACCTGCAGCAGTAGTTAGAGCCATTCCAGCAATAGAGGTAGCCGCATTGTCTGTAATAGTTGATTCTTTATTGCCAAAGATATAATCTGACGCCTCTGTTAGTGCGAACACGCCTCCCATTATCGGAGCCATACCGGTAAACAGCTTATCTGATGTTTTTGTAGATGCTGATGAGATAATTGATTTTTGGTGCTTGGTCATCAAACCAACAGAGTTCATGAGGTCATCACGGAGTCCATAACCCATTGCGAATTTACTGGCCCTGCCTAAGTGGTCAGACATACCTGCAGTGGTAAAAGATTCAAAGCTATTGAAGGCATACATATTATTGATGCCGCCGCCTCGAACAGGCTGTGTTGAATTGAATTTGCTTGAACCTGGTGCTGCACCAAAGATTCTTTCTGCTGCAGTTCTGTTTCTTGAGTTTGTAATTGCCTCTGCTTTTAATGCTGTTCCGATTGAGCCTTTTTCAAGCGGGTCGACTGCATCCATCATTCTTCGAACATCTGCATAATCGGTGTTTGCATTTTTCCGGTAGATATTTGAAGACCATTTAATAGGATGATCTTTTCGTGCCAGGCTATTTTCGAATAGCCTGTGGGATGTGTTTATTGCATTCTTTGTTCTGGACTTGTCTGTTGAGAAAAATCCATCATTAGATTCTAACTTTATCTGATCCCAAAGTTGTGCTCTATCAATACTCATACGCTCTTCTTGAATCCCTGTATTGTGCTTCTACATATCCTGCTGGAATTGCGTTTGAATAATCCAATGCAGAAAACCTGTTGAATGTTGGGTCGTTATACTGTTTAAAGTCTAGTCTTTCTTGTCTGTCTCTTAGTTTTCTGACCCTCATGTCGTCATCGAAAGAGTCTGACATCATATATAAAAGTCCGCCCGCGGCCGCTAATCCGATAGCGGGGATGCCGACCCTATGATTCTGAGGAAGGATAGATTGCAACGCCTCATGGCTGTTCCTGACCTTATTATAGGCCTCTTCGGCGTATTGGGAAAAGGACTTTTGTGTCCCTTGTGCAATGTTTGTATCTCTTATCCTTATAAGCTCTTCGCCGGTCAGCTGCTCTCCTTTGAGAATCTTATCAAGTAAATCTGCTCGGCCTATTTCTGCAACACCAATCCTTGCTGTTGAATCAGGATTCCTCAAGAGGTCTTGGGCAACGTCTATGTTACCTTCCGCCATTTTGATGATTCTTTGCAACTCTTCGTGAGCCTGGGTACCGCTATATCTTTTTCCCACCATTGTTAGGAAGTTCGCAAATCCTGCTTCGTTTGAGACATTACGATTGAATCTTGGCACTTCAATGTGATTGGTTTCGCCGGTCAGAGAGTTTATAACCGGAACTGTAGCTGTGTCGATCCTTTGCTTTGAGTCCCAGGACCCATTCTCTTTAAATTTCTCAATGTTCGAGATAATCGACTTTGCAGCCTGCATCTCTCTGACCGTACCAGATGCCATTCTCATCTTATTGAAGATACCAGTACTTTCCTCTGATATATTTCCAGAGATTAGCTCTTCTCTCAGGTTGTTAATTTTATCGAATAGTCGAATCTGCTGATTGGCATCAGACAATGCGCCGTGAGTCTCGTGCTCGCCAAGAAAGAGCCTTGAGAGAAAATCTACGTTATGACCAGCCTCTTTGTAGATTTCGGGAATATGGCCCTGAGCGGCCGCTTTTACAAATGTAGCTTTTGTGAAATCCATAAGGTCGGCAGCGTAGAACATAGGTAGTCCACCTTTAACCGCCCTTTCTGTGTCATATTTCATCACAGAGGCGTCTACTTTTTGGTAGGCTGCCATTACCTTATCCATGGCCTTATCTAAATCTGAGAGCGTTTTAGCGTCATTAGCAGCGGCCCTTGCTTTTGTAACCTCGGATGGTGTGTATAGTCTTGTTTGCCCATCTGGAGAACGCTCATACATCTGGCTCATTAACCTTGATGTTGAGGAACCTTGAAGGCTTCCGTAGAACGCCCGTTCAAACCCTAAGTTCTGAACAAGTATCATACCTGAGTTGCCATAGGTAAGACTGTTGTCCAGATGTTTTAAGATTGCATGGTCTGTTGCTTCAAATAGAAGCTCTGCCGACGTTGGTTTCTTTTGACCGGAGATGTATGACTGCCATTCCATATTACTGGCATAGAAGTCTTTCCGACTTAGGGCTATACGCTCTGATTCGAGTTGTTCTTTTGAAGGCTTAAATATTGCTTCTGTGCCTCCCTGTCTTGTAGCGAGACCAATAGACCAAATGCGCGACTTATGTCTGGATTTAACAACGCCGTCTCGGACGTCTTTAATTCTTTCCTCTGGGTTTGTTGAGGTTGTCTCAAAGTCAAGAGAGATGACGTTGCTAAATGGCTTCATTTTACTTCCTTGAGCAGTCTACGATAATCTCCGTCTTTTTCGAAGATTTCTTTTTCTGTTATGAACCGGTATTTGGCGTTTATCTTATTGTCTTTTAAATAAGCAACGGCGGCCCTTGCTTTTAGCTGAACATTTAAAGCCTTTGTTGCAGATGATGGCTTGATTTCGCATAGCTCAATTCTTCCGTCTGCATAAAGAACCAGAACATCTGGAATGTAATTGCGCCTTAGCCCGGAGTTGTCTGAGTATGGAATCTTCATTGGTTCTACGATATATTTTATTACATCGTGGTCAGAATCCATGCCTTTGTAGAAGGCATACTCATACAATGAGCGATACTCAACAGTTCTGCCTGCTTTAGTTGAGAAATACTTTCCGGCTCTGTACTTTTTGCCTTTGTTGAAGTAGGCACCATTATTCTTGATATGATCTTCTTTTGTTTGATGCTGCTTCAGACGGCGCCGTTGTTTCGGCTTTTTCTTCGGCTTAATTGCCTGCGCTGATTGTGTCATTATTCTTTACCGATGGGTCAACATACTTGCCCCTTGTTGCCGCGGTAAGCATATCCAGTTTATCCTTGAGAGATTGACTTCCGCTTCCTGCGCTTGAACCGGCAGCCTGAACAGCGATCTTGGCTCGTTCTTTTCTGGTTGCCATTAAGGACTCAAGGAGTTTATTTCGTCTGGTTTTCAATTTGTCTTTGATATTTAGGTAGCGAGAGATATCGTCTCTGGCAATAAGATTACCTCCGGCATCAAACCCCATAATATCTTCCTGGCTGAAGTCTTGATGGGTGAGGGAGAGGATTTGGGTAACTCTTCTTTCGTAGAGGTCGATTTCTGCGAGTTCTGCAACCATCTGCATTTCCGTCGGGCTGTCTGGCTGGACATTAAACTCTTCGAAGTACCTCTCCGTCTGACTGCGCAAGTAATCCTGTTCATAAATACAAGGAGCTCCCACTGGGGCCTTGCCCATTTTATGCAACTGACAGTTATGGACAAGTAGCCCTTCTGCAAAGAAATTTGAATTGTTGAAAACCTGAATATCATATACCGGAAGTCTGCTTACCGGTTCGATAGACTCGATTTTTGTAATTAGGCAATCCCCATACGAATCATCTTCATCACTAAATGAATCTTCATATGCAAGTTTACTGCCTACTGTTAGGCCTGTATCAATAGACACAAACCGGAATTTTGAACCTCGGCCTTTTGTACCGAAGAATTGATGGTTAGAGGTTGCTTTAATTGAATGGCCGGCGGTAGTTCTAATTTCGTAAACTAGCTCTTCGCCGACATACGCTGTTGCATAAACAACATCTTCTTCAATTCGTTTTGTCTTCGTATTGAATGAGATGATTTTATCACCTTCCTTGATTCGGTCAAGTCTAACCTTTTTACCGTCATACATGGAAACCATAGAGTCTCCGGTTAGGCAAGTTTCTTTGACCTTGCAGTTCTCACCTCTGCAAACCATAGGTGCATATGTAGTTATACCACCATCAGTAGAACGACGTAGACTTGTACTGAAAGCCAATGCCTCTTCTTCTGTCAGTACAATATTCTCGTATAGCTTATCGTCTAGAGATAACGAATCCAGATATCTAGCTCTGGTTATTCTGTTATCTGCAACTTTAATACCTCTAGCTGAAAACAGAATCGGAATAGACTTAGATTCTGTCTCTTTTATTTTGGAAACTGTTTTTTCTACATCTGTCTTGGTCTTATTTTTCTCTTTCTCTCTCATTTCATGAGCAGAGATAATACCTGCAGATAAGTCGAACATTTCTTGGATTTCTTTATTGGGAATAGCCATAGAACTAAATATCCTATAATTAAATTATTATTCTTATTCTTACCTCAACATACTAAAAAACAAGAGAAACGGAAATAGATGCAGGTAAAGACTCGTAATCTGGGTAGAATCTGAAATCAGAATTTACTATCGAATAATTTAGTATAGGCTAAATCATGGTCATAGGCAATAATCGGATATATGACCTAGTAGCTATCTGTGGTTATAACCACGATTTAGCAACAATTCTCTAAAACGTTTGCATAGTAAACTTCCAATACAAGGAAATAAGCAAGTTTATATAGCAAAGTAAGCTTACTTAGCTAGTTTACAAAATAAAATAGGAGGTAGCATCAAGCTACCTCCAAGGTAATTATCTAGGTCTGATCTAGATCAGAATCTGCTAATTTATCAGTTCCGGATAGTTTATTTTCTCTATTGTTTAACCGGGCTGCGGTAGCAGCCTGTCTAGAGTCTAGATCAATAGGGAAGAAACTCTCTTTTCTGTATTGATCGTTTATACGACCTAGGTAGTTTATTTTCGTTTACTCTGGGCCGCCGGCGGGGCGGCCATGTAGATTATAGTAGCAAGTTTATCAACGTATACTTGCTTTAAGAAAACGTTTTCTATGATAGTTTATACGTTTTCTATAGATACAGTTAGGCCTAACCATAGCACGGTTAGAAGACAAATTTGATACAGTCTTCTAGTTAGAATTAACCAACTAAACCCAGTCTAACCTTGTTGTACAACGTAGATGTCTTACTGACATAACCCTAATTGTAAGAGAATTATGCCCTAGGCTTTTTCTTCACCCATCTTGACCCTCCAAGGAACCCAATCCATGGACCGTTCATACTTCCATTTATAGTCACACCTTTCGGTGTCATCTTGTAGCTCAATATGCTATCTCTACAAGACCAGAGATGTTTCATCTTCCCATGTGGCCTACTCGTATCATTTCGGTTACAATCCACTGCATAACAGGAAATTTATTTATACTCGCCACCTCTCGTATTACTTTGATACATTACTTTGAATCAGGGAGTTTGTATCAGGGAGTTTACGCTACTTCAACAACGAGTTTTCGACTGACTCCTTTGGTTAGGCTCGCCCACGTCTAGGAGTTTCATTACTGTCTCATCCGCCCCCGCCTCTCGAGGTTATTTAGATTTCTCTAGGACTAATTCACAGTAAGATGATGTCTCTTGAAGACCGGACGCCGTAGATTATCCCGACACGGTGTTCTTCCGTCATCAACATCATAAGTGCTATTATACGGATTTTCGGCACAAAAGTCAAGAGCTATTTGCAATCTTTACATTTCTTGTGCACAAAGTGTCATATAATACACACAATCGGAAAGAAAGTCAAGAACAATTTTAATGTAAATTTATAAACCATTGATTTTAAAGGAAACAAAAATCATAAAAAACTTGACTTTTTATCCGGTTTTCCGTATAATACATATCTGTAGTGAGGGATGTCGGAAACAACCCTCTTAACAATAATAACAACAAATGAAAGAACTACTATGAGCAAAAGCGAATTCCTGCAAGACCAATTCTTCCAATCTCAACCAGAACGTATCACCTACTACAATCTGGGTTCTACCTGTGCAATGTGCCTTACTCCTCGAGTCGCCTATAATGAAACAACCGGCGTTCGTGATGTATGGGCTTCTAACGAAACCGTAAACAACGAAGTTGGTCAAATTTTCTACGAGCGCAAAATGCGCAATCCACAAGTAGCCTGCGATGAAGTTAACATTTTCCCATTGATCTATATGGTAAACCGCGAAGAACGTACCTCAATGCGCGGTATTGAAGAACTGGAAAACAAATACTTCCTGAGCGCTGTGGTTATTGAATACCCAACTTACCGCTACACTTACAAGCAATCATACGAAGAACTGCGCGGCAAAGGAATTCCGGAGCTTCGTAAATTGGCTACAGGTGAATACAGAACTAACTACACCGCAGTAGTAGAGCAAAGTCTAGACGGCTATGTTGTTCCTCCTAAAGAGCTTGTAGCAATGCTGATTAACACAGCAATAAACTACAATAGGGCAATCAAGTGGGTTCCACATAAAGAGCTCAAAATCAATCTCTGTATGCCAAAATCTCTGATTGCAGAGATTGAAGACTCTCTAAAAGATGGTGAAGACAACCCATTCGCCAATACAACCAGCCTGATGAAATTCCTCTCATTGGAATTCGGCGAAGACTCAGTCAGAGATTTAGAAAATAAATTCGCAAAATCGAATCTTCGAATCAAAGAGATTGATGATTCTACCGATGCGAGAATGGTTAAAAATCTTCCTCTGGTTTACAGAGAAGTGATGGATTCCTTCTCAACATCCTTCCGTTCAAATCCTTTCAACTAAAAAAGAAAAGCTCCGGGGCTAAAACCCTGGAGCTTATTTTATTGGATAATGGATTTTAAAGGGTCGGCAACACTCGGGTCGGTATTGAACAGCTTTTGTTCTGCAAGCCGGCGACGTGTCAGACCTGGCATTTCTACCAGATTCCCTTTGACTCGACCTTTGTTCCAGCGAACAAATTCCTTTGATGCACCCTCGTAGTCTTTCTCATTGAGTTTCTTCAATAATGTAGAAGACGCAAAGGCACCTCCGCCGATATTAAAAATAAAGACGCCAAGCGCATCAAACTGATTCTGGTTCAAAGGAACTTTCACATATTTTAAAATTGCATTCTTAGCAGACTGCAAATCTTTCTTCAGCAATTCTCTTGCAAATTCAGCAGTAATTTTCTCAGGAAATACTTCCCCAGGCTTAATAGCATGACCAATGCCGATGGTAATCTTACCAACACCATCATCATACTTATGCAAAACAACGCCTTCAAAATATTCAGTCAGCTTGCCACAGTTAGGACTGAAGTCATTAACTAATTGACCCATGTAATTTTTACCTCCTTATCGCCGGATTCTTCCAAATACTTCATCAATAGGGTATATGCCTTATATCCCTCTATTGGCTCATAGAATCCCTGGCTATTGTATCTAGTGTCTGCCCCAATGAGAATATATCTCCCGTAAATGCTATAAATATCCCTGTCGACAATGTGGCATAAAGCGTGCCCACACCGGTCCGTCGCCTCACTCTTTTGACGCAATTGGACCCCATTCTGAGGATTGACGAGAAAAGGAAGCTTTATCTTATGAACGGGAGACTCTTCGATTGAAATTTGATAGACCCCATCCTTAATACAGCTAAGACCGACAATGCCGTTAGGTTCATCAGGATTATAGTCCCAAGGGGACTCCAGCGTATAAATAAAGGCCTCTTTGCCGTCTTTAAACTTCAGTCTGATACGACCATGGACGCCAAATTGCCTACGAATCGCCGAATTTTGTTTTAATCTTTCTAACAGCATTTGTCTAAAATCTCCTGCATTTCGGAAAAGTCGTTATAAATCAACCTTTTGGCTCATCTGGCATATCTTTTACATACTCTTCGTATTCCATAGGTCCGTCATCTTCCGGTTCTGGTCTCATCGGAGGTTGAGGGATTTGACCCTGACCTGCCTCAGCAACCAGCTTGCCTTTGGATACGGTATATCTGGTCGCAATATTCGACGTCAGATACACAGCAATGATAGAGATTGTAATCGTTTCAAAGGAGCCTGATTCCAGCTTCCCTATTGTAAGAAGCCAGGCACAGACCCCAAAGATTACCAGTGAGAAGAATAGTTTTCTAGATACAAAAGCAATCAGGTTTCCTTTAAGGGTTCCCATATTGCTTCCTTATCTTTTATTTATTTGCCTCTTCGGTATACGTCCTCAACATGAGAGATACGCTCGTCATGACGACGGATATCCTCTTTGTTACGGTCAATAGCACTGTTCAGCAATTGAACGCGTGACTCCAATTCATTCTTGGTCACTAAATCGGATTTGATTTGTTCAAGCGTTGCAGTGATTGACGTTTGCTGGGACTCGATCCTGGCCATAGCGGTTGCACCGATCCATGAACCATAAACGATAGAACATAGGGCACTAAAGACACCTACAATCCCAAAGCTTTTAGGAATCTTTACACCCAGGACGGCACTTTCGTCTTTTTCAGACATGTGTGTTTCCCCTAGTTGAAATTAAAAGAATCCATTTTTAGGACTCTGGCCAGCTGTGGTAAATTGCTCACCATAGTATCTGGCGTTGAAGCCGGCATATGTGTTGCTGCTACCGGTTCCGGATGCACTTGCAGCCTTAGCTGCAGATGCAGTCTTATTAACAGGGCTACGGTTAGCACTGTTGAATTTGCCAACGGCTCCGCCTAGTCCGCCAAAGAAGGCGTTAGAGAAGGAGGTTGTGTCCATTTGAGCGCCGGCATTCTTAGCGCGGTTGTTAAACTGGCTCATAGACTTAACAATACGACCGTCACGGCCTGCACGAATCAACTTGGACGCGGAACGCGCCCCTCCGACCAAAGCACCAGCCATCATACCATTAGTAGCCCCACCAAAAGCATCGCCACCAATCGCGGTATTGTAGGCATAACCAACAGCACCAAACATAGCACCGGTTGCCAAAGCATTTGTAGCAACCTTCCCTCTGACATCTCTAGCAAGAGTGAACCCTGCATTCTCCATAGCACGTTTGCTACGAAGAGAATTCTCTGCCGCGCGGGTGGCCATACGATTAGCAGCCATCTCACGCTTGAATGTGTTAAACAATCCCATTATTTAGCACCTCCATCAAACCAAGCTTCCCATTCTTTCTTGCCGGTCATAGAGACGTTCTGGAATCCACGATTCTTTTTAACAGAATGAAGAAGGTCTTCGGTGTTATAGTTCATATCCCCGAACTGATAGGTCTTTTGTGAGCGCATTGCCGATTCCCAGTCTTTCGGACTCATCCCGATTTCCCGGGTCCGACGCGACATGTCTTCCGCAGCAAGATCGGCACCTGAGAATTTGTTGTTCAAATTACGGAGGACATTACGCATTCCTTTGCCATGAACCCCTGAAGCAGCGTAAGCCAGTCCGGCACCAACTGCAGCACCAAAGGTTGCACCGCCGACACCACCACCAAACATCGTGGTGTTATCCGACACAGCACCTTTAGCCACGCCATAGGCACCAAAGGCAGTTGCACCAACTGCAGCAGCAGCAGTGAACTGGGCTTGCTTCTCAGAGCGCATGAGGAATTCTGACATGCCCCCATAGATTGATTGTCGCAAGTTTGCCATAAAATCAAATCACTTTCTAAAAAGCTTTTTAAAAAATCTGAATCAATACAAAACAGGGAGGGAGCGACCCTCCCCATAGAAACAATTAGAACAGAAACAATAGGAAAAGTCAACTGACTGGACTTGGAAAATGACAAAAGGCAGAAATTTTTAAAACGCGCGGCCGGCCCCAAACACAAACACCCACACCCCATTGATTTGAGCCCCCTGGGGTCTAATTGGGGAATGATTGACATCATCGACAGAATGAGCGGCGCGGCGGGACACATCCTTTTGCTGAAGGCAAAAGACACATTGGGGATTGGTTGACATGATAGAGAGAATGAGACGAGAGAAGAGGTGTGAAACTTGAAGTGAGAGAGGAATTGAGAGCGAAGTAGAGAGAGAGGAATGGTTAGGGTCTACGAGAGTGAAGAATTGAATGTTGAAATTAGAGGGATAATGGATGCGAACGCATTTGTCTTGGCAAAGCTGAGAATTGATTGGGATATTTATAGATAAAATGAGTGCGAACGCCTGGTGTCTATTAATGATATCCCTGACATAGGGGATATGTCCGGAATTTGCCCCCTGGGGTGAACTGGATAGCTTTCATTTATAAATTTTTATTTTTATCAACCCTTACGGAAAGGACCTTAATTATGAAAAACTTCATCATCGCTCTTGTTGTAGCATTCTTCGCTTTTAGCTTTTATTCTTTCGCTTTCTCTGGTGCTAAGAAGGCAGCAGAAGATGTAAAAGACCAAGTGAACATCACTTCGGTGGACAAAGCATGCAAACAAAGCAAAGATCTGTGCAAAGACCTGTAATAGATCTTTATTATTGTTGTGAATAACTTTAGGGTGTGTAGGATACTCCAGCCTTACACATCCTCTTTTTATCTTATCTATAATGGCATTCAATACAGAGTGTTATTATAAATGAGATAATCCTGTCTCATTATTTTATTTAACTTACTAAAAAGGAAACATATTATGAAAATCCGTTACATTCTTGTCGTTGCTCTTATCGCTGTTTTGTTCAACGCTGTTGGTAACGCAATGCGTCGCTCTGATTATCATCACTGCATGATAACAAGCAACATGACGTCTGTAGAATGCCAAGAAGCAACTGGATATACAGTAGGCAAATAATCAACAGTCCTAAGCATGACTATAAACTGCTTACTGTCCAGAGATGCGTGTCTCTGCTGATGATGGATGAAAACATCCGAAACAGTTCATTTTTTATTTTTATTTCACTTACAAAAAGGAAATTATCATGTCAAACGTAGTAACTTTCAAAACTTTTGTTTCTTCTGTTAATGCTACTGCTGCTAAAGCTTACGAAGCTGCTGTAGAACAATATGAACATAAAGCTCATATTCGTGCCGGTGTTCGTTCTATGGCTGGCGTTGAGGTTGTGGCTTTCTCAGGTAGTCGTGCAGCTGCTATGAAACCTGAAATCGTGGCCATCGTTAAAGATGGGGCTTCTGTTGCGATCAAAGAAGTGGGTTCTCGTTCTGAAGCCCTGTCTTGGGCCAATGCGGAAATCGAGGCTCTGATTTTGAACACTACCAAGGAGGAAGAAATGAGTTACAGTTTTTATGTAGATCAAGTGCCGACTATGGTGCAAAGAGTAGAAACAGTTCGCGCTGGCAAGTTTGCCAATGTGGACTCTTCTGATGAAGAGTTTGCAGCAGAGCTGGATAAGCTCAAATCTTGGGCTCGTACTATTTGTACCGTTAAAGCTGGCGAATCCCTGCCTGTTGTAGGTAAGGTAGATATTAATATCCGCCGCGTTAATAAAGGCTCTGTTCGTATAGTTGCTAAGAATGGAACGCTGACTACTGCCTTAATTAATTCTCCTCTGGGCCGTGAAACCGTTGCCCGCCACGGCTTTGTGGCATATAAAGACGGCATCGTATCTGTATTGGAATCTATTGAGGTTCTGATCGATTGGATGGCTGGTATTAATACCGAGGGCGTAAAACTCGTAGACGCCCTTAAAAGAAAGCCAGGCGGCGTTGTGGTTGTCAAAGCTGAGAAAAATGCACCTGCTGGTATCAAAGCTCAAAATGGTGATTTGCTGAATACCAGTCCGGACACAAGCTGGAAACTTGGCATGCCGGTCGGAGAGGCTATGTTCATTAGCCGCAAGTCTGCCAATACCATGGTGGCTGTAAATCATCCGGAAGAAGCTGGCAAATATATCAGCGTGTATGACATGAAGAAAAGTATTGCCCGTGGCATCCTGAATCCTGACCTGGACACTAAGGTTAGCATCGGTGTCCGTAAGATGGCTGTCCTGCTGTCTGTAACTGATGAAGATGGCAATAAAGTTAAGACCCTGGAACAAGCCAAAGGTCATCCGCTGGCAATGAATCTGGGCGGCGGTGCTTGTTATGGTCGCAAAGAGTTAATCCAACAGTATGGCACTATGCGCATTGTGTCGTTTCATCATGCCAAGGGCGTTGTAACAAACGTGGCAGAGATCGATGCTTTGGTTGACTACTTGGGTGTAGATGTTATCTCCCCGATGCTGAAAAGCAAAATGGTCGGCGTAGCACACGCCATCATGGGTGGTGGCCTGTCCGACTTTATGTTACGCCTGATGGAAGACGAGGGTTTCCGCGCTACTGCAAATACAGCCATAGCATTGAATAGTAAATCGGTAAATGTTGATGGTCTGACTTACACTTTTGCGCTGATTGATGAAGAGATTTACGTCTCTGATTTCTACAGCCTGCAAGGTCATAAACGCGTTGGCGCAGAAGTTTCAGTAAATGACAAAATCCAGGGTGTAGAAGTTGAAGCGCCCGAGATGACACTCATGAACGATCTTCTTTCAGAGTTGAAAGCTGGCGATACTACTTATTCGCCTGTAGTTCGTCTTTTAGAGATGAAACAAGCTGGTTTGGTGGAGGCAGTGTCTCACTCTGCTGAGGGTGGCGTACTATTGGCTGACCAAATGATCCGTCAATACGGTGATAGCTTATTCAAGTCTTTTATTTCAGGCCGTACTGGTCGTAAAACCGCCAAAGCAGTTGCCGCTGCAAAATCTGTAGATTGGTCTTGCACTGCGAATGAGCTGCTGGCTATGACTCGTGCTTGGTATAGCGATAAGTTTGCAGTTATGTTTGCAGGTAATGGCAGTCTTTCGGTTGAGCAGGTTAAGCGCGTTGCTCTGGCTGAAGGAGAAACAGCTGAGTCTGTAATGAAGGCATTCCTTGTTAACTTGTTCAATGGCAAAGGTGCATTCCCCGGTCTGCTCAACATGCCGCGCGGCTTTGAAGTTAAAGTAGGCGATTTGAGTTTCGTATTCCCTGGCGCTGCATATTGGGATAAACCCGAAACCATTTCTGGCGATGCAATATCTGGATTGCAATTCACCGGGGGTGAGTTCTTCAAAAGCTTGGCATCAATCCTGTTAATGGCTAAAACCAGAGGGACTAAAACTTGGGAAGCCGTTGGCGCAGTTAAAACCCATGCAAAACACTTGTTAGCTATTGAAGAGTCTTTCGGTGCTCACCGTGGGTTGAAATTCAATCTGCCTAAAGGCCGTAGCCTGCCTGTGTCTTATCACTTCGAACAGGGCTTCAAGGTCATTACCGCAGACCGCCAATATAAAGAAGCTACAAAACGTGGCGAGGTTGGTGCCATTAAGTTTCCTATATTGATGGAAAACAACTTCCGTCTGTACAATGCGGAAGTTAAAACTTTGATGGCATTTGAATCTGATGCTGAGCTTGAGCTGAACCGCTTCATTTGTGAGAGCGTTGTATTTGTTGATGCTCTTTCCCATATGAGCAATAGGGACGACGCCGACGGTGACCGTCTGACCCTGTTCTGGGCAAAAGGTTATGGCGCGGAAGAAAAATGGAGCGAGGACAAACTGTTGGCTTGCAACTCTGCTAAACAACAGCTCTCTTACGTTGAAGATGAACTGGGATCATTGAACACTAAGGAGATCAATGAGCGCTCTGTTATGGTTTGGGACAAGGCTGATGTACAACCGGCAGTCGAAGAGATTGTCGCAGCTAAAACTGGTGTTGGTTCTGAAACCAATAACTTGATCACTCTGACACACTTAATCCGCAACAAAGCTGGTTATAGTGAGTTGGCTAACCTGGCTCTTGATGCAATGGGTATCTTGTTGCAAAAAGAGGTCGTCGAAAACATGAAGCACTCAAACGGCCGTGTTCGCTTCTGTGAGTACCTGAATCTTAGAAATAAAGAAACAGGTCTGGAAGAAATGGCTGAAGCGTTTGAAAAAGCCTTCGAATTGATGTCTATCAAAGACGACAATGCGGCATATGAGATTGCTAAAATATTCGTTGAGCTGTTTGAGGAAGACAAACGCAGCCGTGGCCAAGACGGATACCGTTGGAACAAAACCAACGCTGTTCGGATGGCTCATACTGCCACTTGGAAAAATGTACACCACTCTGTGTACACCAAGAATGTATGTGAAATTTACAATACCTCTTTCTTCTTTGGTTTGGACGATGCTAAAGCAGTCAACAATCTGTTGAACTTTGACGGTAAATCTCCTTTCAGCTTCATCCTGAAAGCTCTGAGCCGCGAAGTTATCAACCAAATCCAAATTGTGGCCGAGGTTAAAACTGCCGAAGCAGAAGCTTTGGCTAATGGAGAAGTGGTTGAGACTGAGTCTTACCATGAAGTTGACAGCGAAGAAATTATCGACATGCTGTAAGACTCCGTACCAAAAACCAAAACACCAAAGGTTACCTCTCGCTGGATACGGCTCCGTAGATATATGGGGCTGCATCCACGTGTAGAGGTTTTGGTGTCGGTTGTTTCGTGGCAATATCAATAATTTATATTTTACTGGAGGTTATTATGGTTTCTTTTGCATTTGACAAATACTATGGTTCTATTGGCGAGCTTAAGGCTGCTATGAGTAAAAATGGTGGCATCTCCGTATGGGAGCATAATGGAGAGGTGATTGCTAATCATATTGAAGAGGATGAGTTGGTTATCTTTAATATGTATGATGATGGTTCTTTGGTATTTAATAGGGTTGAAGAGTTCAGTCCTATTTAACAATACAAGGGCCGGCCCAGATTATTGGTGTCGGTCTTTTTATGGGAGAGAAGAACTGTTCTCTCAATTATTATTTTAATAACCATAGCTATTGGAGGCTAAAAATGTTTACACCAACTAAAAATATGTTTGAATTGCGTCATCGTCCTGATGAGCTTAAAGCATTTGAAGATGCAGCTCATGATGAAGCTAAAGAATCTTTCCTCAAAGGCCTTAAAGATGAAGGTTATAAAACCGTTGAGGACTACAAAGATTACCTCCGCAGTTTTAGCGACGGAGACCTGCTTCATGATGTAGTGGGACTCCGCGAAGAAAGAGACCAAGAGGATGACTGGGCTAATCACCCAGATATCTCACCTGAGCAAAGTTTCCGCAGGCTCGTGGCTTGTTGGGAGCATATCATTGATATCGATATCCACAATGATGTTATCGAATCAATGCAATAACCAAATAGCCGGCATCTGTAAAAGGATGTCGGTTATTTTATGATAATTTTTATTTTTTACTTTTGGAGGTTGCTATGTTTAAACGTATCCCTGATTGGATTATTATTTCTTTGGCTATTATCTTGGTTGGGTCTTGGTTTATTCTTCTTGGTTTTAATATTGTTATGGCTGGTAAAGCTATGACTAAGCCTGATGTTTGTAAGCCGACCATCGTTAAGGAAGTTGTTGACCCTTATAAAGAGCTGTCTGTAAATGAGCTTCCAACTGGTGATGCTGAAGCTTATAAATAGGAACAATACGGAAGGGCCGCGCATTTTGTGTCGGTTCTTTTATGACATATTTTCCCCTTAGTAAGTGAGTTTACCGACGTCTTGAGCTTTGTTGCTCTTGATGTCGGTCCTTTTTTGGGAAGTAAGGACTCCCGTTTGAAAGTTTCATTTACCTCCATAAAATTTAGGCCGCCAAGTATACTACCTTTTGATAGTAGAACGGCGGCCATTCTTTTTCCGCCCGCTGGACAAATAACTGAAGCTCAAAGTTGTATATCCACGCATACAAATCCGCTAAGACTATCACAAACTCCGTATTGAATATAGGTTACTTAATATCAACGGTTTTGTGTCGGTTGTTTTATGAGGGGCACATAAGCCCAAAACTTACTTACACTAAAAGGTATCTAAACATGAAAATCCGTATTGAACTGTCTAAATCTGAAGTCTCTACTTTGGCCGTTATCGCTTCGAATGTTAAAGCGTATTCGAGCTCCGTTGCCCGTATCTTTGGTAAACGTGAGTCTGGTCACCATGTAAGAATTAATCCGAATACTATTAGCTGGAATGCTAAAGATGAGGATTTTGGTAAGTCTGTTGAGATTACCATGAATAGCGGCTTTGTTTGTAAAGTTGTGAACGTATGGGCTAAAGGTTTCGAAGCGACCATTAGTTTGGTTGCTGCTGTAGCTCCTACTGTTGCTTTGTTTATGTTCCGTATGAAACAAGTTAATGCGGAATATGATGAGGTTTTGGAAGAGCTGGTTCAGGTCCCTACCGAAATCCATAATGGTGAACCTATGCCTTCTGAACAAGGTAGCTCTACTACTGTAAACTAATATCAATAGCCGGCGCCCGTAAAAAAGGTGTCGGTTATTTTGCGGTAAATAATTTTAACAGCCTTTTATGGAGATAATCATGGCTAAGAAAACCCCTTCCATTAACCGCTTTTTACGTCAAATTCGCCATTGGGCATACGGCAAAACTGTTGTGCTCAAATCCAATATCGGTAAGCTCGAGGCAGAGTGGATTGACATGTATGAGCATTCGTCTGATAAGAATACAGATGAAAGTCTTCGTTCTTTGGGTTTCACTAAAATCTATGTTTGTGATACCAGCTTGCCATTTGGCCAAAATGTTACCGTCTATAAATTAGAGGACGGTAAATACGTCCATAAGGGCACTATCTTTGACCCTTATTTTGAAGTTATTTAATTAAAGAATGCCGGCGCCGATTTGATTTGGTGTCGGTATTTTTATGGAAAGGCACGTTGCCTTGTTGGAGTCCAAAATGGAAATCAAAACCCAAAAGCAGGCAAAGAAAGTCCTGCTTCAATTGCAAGGTGAGCTTCATAGACTGGAGCTTCAATACCAACGGCTTAGCGGCGTTCATAAACAGGCCGTTGAGAAAAAGATTACAGAGACCGCTGTTCTATGGATGTCGGTCTTAGGTGAAGCCACACATAAAGGCTTTGTTGAGAATAATGGTGTTACGGTCACCATCTCTGGAACCGAGCTCAAAAATCCGGAGCAAATTGGACCTGTTACTCTGTCTGTATTTAAACGGGCAGAACAGTTGTCCAGAACCGAAATCAAATCTGAAACTTTAGCTAAAGGAAATACCATGAAAACTTTGAAATCTGCAATCAAATCCACTCCTGCCACCATCGAGGCTGCAAAAGCCTCTTTCGAAGGTAAGAAGTTCGCCGAAGCTGTTGAAGACGTTAAAACCGACATCTTAAACTTTGAAGGCGATAAAGTAACACCTGAGCTGTATGAAGCGGTTGTTACCTATATCACTGCGTTGGCTCACTATAAACGTAAGTCTGATGCTACTGGTGCTTCTACTTTGACTGCTGAAAACGATGTGGTTAACGAAGCCACTAACATGTTCTACGAAGCTTTGAAAGAAGCTGACGAAGAAGTGTCCGGCGAATTTGGCACCTTCCTGTCTGCGTTGGTTGATGCAACTGATGACGAAGATAAAGAGGGCTGGTCTCACAAGATTTGGGTTGGCTGTAAACGCGGCGGCTCGTTTGTGATTGACTTGGCCAAAGGTATCGTCATGTATGTATATGGCGGTGTATGCAAAGTTCTCGGCGCGGTTCGTGATATCGCTGGCTATACTATTGGTAAGCTGGTAGGTATTCTTGATGCTGCTACTACCAAAGATTTTGGTCGTAAAGGCGAAACCGGTGTGCTTGTTAAAGCTATGAAAGAAGCTTCAAGTGCAGCCTAAAATATACTGCGATGCTAGAAAGGTGACCAATACCAAGTGGGCTATTGGTTACTGCTCTAGTAATATGCAGATTAATGGCTTTAAGATTATACGGGCCGCTGATAACAATGTAGCAGAATTAGAAGCTATTCGTTTTGCTAAATCTTGTAATCGTGGCTCTATTGTATTATCTGATAGCCTGAATAATGTCACTGCTCTTAATGATCCAGAAGTGGTGTTTGTAGAACGTGACCTGAACTTTGCAGATTCGTATCTTCGAAATGTCAAGGTGAAATAAAGAGTGCCGGCGCGGCCCTAGTGGTTGTGTCGGTATTTTTATGAGGAAACAGAGCTGACCTCAAAACAAAACAGCTCTATGGTCTAAATCTGACCGAAAGAAATCTTTTTAATCAATCTACCGAAAGGAAAATCATCATGAATCAAATCGAAACTGGCAACCTGAATACTGGACGTAACAAATTCCACACCATCATCGGCCAAGTGGTAGCACCAACAGCAGCAGCTCGCCGCACCTTCTACGTTCTGGATGCACGTCCAGATGAAAGCCAAGCGCTGGGCTACAAAGTAGCAGTGTATAAACTGGTCCATATGGTAGCTAATATTCCGATGTCTCGCGGCAACGGACGCGCCTGTTGGATTGCCACCAATGCCGATGATGGTGTTGACTATGCAGAAGGTATGACGACTAACCAAATCGTTAATGCCGTTCGCAATGCCAATGCCAATGCAATGGAATTCCTGGACGCCGGCTTCAATGGTTTGTCTATCAGCAATGGCAAACTGGCAAGCTTCCCTGTTCCTGTTGGCCCTAAATTCGGTCAAGAATGGTATGCCAAAGCAAACGGTCTGGCCCTGAAAGCCTTGAGCCTGCATAAAGGTTTCGACGCTCTGGTTTCCGGTGCTGCATTCATCAGCCACGACAAAAATATCGTAACCGCCAAAGAAGAAGATGGTGAGCGTGTAGTCGTTCGTGAAGAACAACTGCGCGAAATCATGAAGAAAATCGTTGCCGGTTATCAAGCTGAAATCAAAGCCCTGATCGAAGCTGGTGCGTTGGCTACTTCTACCGCAATCTATGTTGGTGCAAACGGCCTGAGCCCTTGCATTGTACCGATTGCTGCAGCAAGCTACAAAGCTTCCGGTAAGAACACAGACGTCCGTGCAACTCCTCGTGCATATGGCCGTATGGCTCCCAACTATCATCTGACCATTACTGGTGAAGCAGAAATCACCGGTCTGGAACAAGATGAATTGCATGAAGGCTATCTGGCTGGTGTGCAAATGACCGAGGGTACTAACCCGACTCAATATTGCCGTAAGTTTGTAAACTTCACAGACGGCCGCGGCGATGCAGTTACTGTTCGTGCAGTAATGTACAGCAACGGTAACAATGGTCGTGGACAAACCCGTGCCGAAGCCTTTGATAACGTAAGCAGCAATGCAAGCGACATCTTCTTCACTGAAGGCAATGTGCTCGGTTTCGAAAGCCGCACTCCTCGTGAAGATGAAGAGCAAGGTCAACCATGGGTCGTAACTGCTCGTGTAACTATGGACGGTTATCGTGTATCCAATGGCGACAATCCTGTAGCTGCAGCTGTAGCCGAAATCGATGTTGACGAACTGGAACCGGGCGAACTGGACTTGGGTGATGTAGATATCTTTGCTGATACTGCTAAAGCCGAAACTCCGGTAGCTGAAGAAGCTCCTAAAGCCAAAGGCCGTCGTCGTGGTCAAGCTGCTCCAGTAGCACAAGCTCAAGACAATGACGATGATGCTCCGTTCTAATCAATAGCAGAAGTAGTGGGCGAGCGTAAGCGAGCCCCTATTAGTCTACTGGATGCTGGTGTGCATGTAAGTGCATACTGGCATCTTTTTTATTTTAAATTTGAGGTTGGTTGAAATGTTGGTTTGTTATTTTTTGTTTTTGTGATTTGTTGAGATGTTGAATGAGGATTTGAATGGAATGGGCGCGGCGGGATAGTATATTAGCTATAGTCCCTATTGTATTTAAAGGACCATACATAGAAGCAAGAATAGAAACAAAAGATAAGATACCAATACAAGAATAAGAGATTATATCTAAGGTTATACATATCCTGATACCGGTTATACGAATAAACGGGCCGGCCGTAGTTGTATATACCAGCAAGTATAATAGAGCAAGTGTCGGTTATACTATGGGAAGATAGCCCAATAAACGTATAAATGAGCTAAATCCTATAGAAGCCAAAGCAATAAAATGCTAAAATTGGCAAAACAGAGGTTTGCGCAAATTGGAACAAAGTAAACTTAGGATTGTTGACAATCTCGTTTATCCGGATAGGGAGCAAAGTTTATCCCCAAAATCGTAAGTTGTTGATAAATAACGATTCACAAAAAATGAGAAAATTCTCAAAAAGTACGAAAATACAGCTCTGATTGCTTAAAATCTGCAATTGGTGTGTAGCTAAAATTAGCATAATATTGCAAGAATAACAAGAATCGTAGCATAAGTTGTATATTAGCACAGTATAGGCATAGAAAACAGGTCATTTTGCTTAAAAAATAGGCAAATTGACAGGTATTTTAGATGCTAATAAACAGCTAATACATGGTGTATCCGCTATAGGGAGAAAGTATACTAACTTGTTGATTTGTATGCGATTCTAAAAAACGCTGATTTTGAAATAATCGGCAAAAACAGAGCTAAATTTGCTTAAAAAATAAGCAGACGCGGCATAAAAATAGTAGATATCGGTAAAAACAGCCCTAAAACCGGTCTAAATGAGAAAAATTCGCAAAGTATCGTTTTCTCCTATATACAGATAAACGTATATACGGAACATACCAATAAGCAGTATAAAAGGACTGAATATACGGTCTAAATAGATACGGACTACATATAGAACATATCAACGGACTGCATAGACGGGCGGGCCGCTCTTGTATTGATTACCAAGAATAAAAGCAAATATACTAGTTATAATAATAGTAATATAAACACATACAATACAAACCATATATACGCCTATAACCCTTATAATATAAGCACCAATAAGATATATACTATAGCAAATATACAGTATATGGCGATATCTAGACTGAGATACTTGCATAGTAACTATCAAACCTAGATGCAGAGTCTGGGTGCACTTGTATACGCTTGCAGACCAGGAAGTCCGGCATAGTTAAGCATATTTAGGAAGTTTAGGCCTATTCTGAACCGGCTCTAGACCTCGTTTCCGCGGCTAATAATGCAGTTCTGATAATTTATGCAGCGTACCGTTTGTGCAGTTAATTTGTATAGTCTTTATATATTGCTTACTGAATTGGTTTCTGTAGCAAGTTTACTGTGTTCTGAGCTGATTGAAGTGTAAGCTTATATGGATTGTATTTTTGTATTCTGTTCTTTTTTGTTATTGGAGTGTTTTTTTGATATGTTTATTGTTTTGTTTTTGTTGTTTATATTAGTTTTGTTTTGTTTTTGGGATTTTTGATTTTGTTTGTTTGTATGGAACAATAGAGAATTTGGTTTTTTATTTGTTATTATGGATGTATTTTATTCTTCCAGCGCGGGCCGTTTTGTTGCGCTCGGAAGTGCATTCTTACCTTTGATTCTGTATTGTCCTTAGATTTAGTGTCGGTTATTTTCTGGTAAAAATTATATTGGAGTGTATCATGATTTCTATGATATTGTTTGGTTCTGCTATTACTTCTTTGGCTATATTGTCTATATTAGCTAAGAGTAATGTTGACCTTTTGTATAAAATATTGGGTTATGAAGCTTATGTAGACCTTTGTTTTTCTTTGTTAATTGGTTTTGCTTGTGGTATTAGTGGCACCATGTCTGGCTTTGTAATCGGCGCGGCGACCGGTTTGATCTTCGGCGCGTCTCTGTTTATTCTGAAGAAGCTGATTGGTTACAAAAAGTATGAAAATAAGAAGTGGATTTACTATCCTGCTAAGTGGCCTATTGGTGATTTCTTCAAAGGTCTTTATAAGAAGTATGAGTATATCTGATACTAGGTAAGTTTGCGTTTTATAGCTGGTTGATTTCAACTGGCTTATTACGCGGGCATTATTACTTATGTTATATTAGCTATCATAAGCTATATTTGGATAGCTAAAACTGATTGCTTGTATTGTAAATGGAGTTCATTATGGGTTTTATCCGTTCTCGCTTTAATCTAATAGCGGCGCGACTGTTCTATAATAAACAGGGGCGTCTTTCAATTACTAAGCTTTGTACTGTATTAGGTATTTCTGCTATCTGTTTTATGTACAATAGCACCTTTGCCTCTTTGGTTACCGGTTGTATTGTATTGTTTGGATGTGTATGGGTTCTTACACCTGTTGTTGAATCTTTATTCTCCGGTTTTGGAGGGAACAATGATGAAGAAGTTGAGTCTCATATCCTTGACGACGCCTATTCTTCTGATAGCAACTGATGTCGTTTGGCAAATTGAGTATGGTTACTCGTTTGTATTGCAGTACATGTACGATTTTTAATAGGGTCTGTATAAGGCCCTAGAAAGGCTTTATTATGATTCCTTTGAATTTGTTTACTGTTCTGTTTGATCCCGCCGCGGAGCCTTTTGATTGGTCTTCTAACGTCGGTAAAGAGTATATTTCCGCTATTGAGACGTTTGTTGATGAACTGTCCAATGCGGATTATATTAAATCACTTCGCGGCAACCCTATCTTTGATTCCATGATGGAGTATGCCTCTAAGAATTATGATTCTAAGTCCTTGTATGGGAATCTGAACTGGCTCTTATCCGACCTTGAGCATAATTTTGATGTTCCATTGTATATGGACAGAATCTCCGATCCTAATGGAGACCCATATATTCGTTATACCTTTATGTCCCCTAAGACGCCTTATATTATATCTTGGGTACGTAATTTTCACGGCCGGTTATATGTGAGTATCCATACACCTCAATTGGTCGAAGGCGTAGAGCTAAACATTTGCCGAAACGGCGTTATTATAAAGGAATAAGCCCTATGGCAGACTTTCTATTCGGTTTTATCCAACTCGTAGCATTTCTACCTGTATTTTTAGTGAGCATCGTATGTTTCATATTCTACGTTGTTATGGTTTTTATTTTCACTTCCCCGCTTATTGTTGCTTCTATGATTCATAAGCTGTTTACTAAAATTAGGTCGTAAAGGTTAGATATGGAAAACAAACTGTTTATTGCATTGGATATAGATGGAGTCCTGAATAGCAATCAAGATTATCCTAAGTTTTCCGCTATAAAGGGGAGTATTTCTGATATCGCCAATACACTCGAAGATGAGATTAAATTCTCAAAAATGAAAGATGGCCGCGTTTGCTATGGCAATTTTGTAAATCGCCGACAATTAAAGATGCTCAACACGTTTATTGAGAAGATGATTCAAAGGGGATACGATACCCATATTGTAGGCATTTCGTCATGGTTCTCTACCAATCCTAATGACATCTTATTGCTAAATACCAGCAAAGAAGAGCTTTATAGTTATTTCGAGTTCAATCCAGAAGTAACTTTTCATTGCGCTAATTATACAATAGGCCTATCTCATCTGCGCCTTGAGTCATTCGTTTGGTATTGTGAATCCATACTAAGTAAACCTGCAAAAGGTTCTGATATAATTGCCTTGTATTTAGATGATTTAAGGCATGACAATATCGACCTATTTGATCAAAAACTCTCTAATTTTAGAAAGAACTATCCTGATATTAAATGGTTCTATCCAAATATCACGGAAAGGGTTGGACTAAAAGAAGAGGACCTTAACATAGAGTTGTGAATACTATGTAAAAGAATCCCCGCCGGCACCTTCGATAAGGTGTCGGCTTTTTTTTTGGGGCGTTTAAATTTTTCTTTTTCTTCATTTGTTAAATGTGACAG